TCTTTTGGCTGTCTACGGCTTTGGTTCTGGAGAGTTTAGGGAGGGGGGGGTTTACGGCTCTCAACGGAGGATGCCCGAGCACGAGTGCCCGTGCACGGCGGACGGGGGGGGTGGAGCTCAACCAAGTGCTGCGATGGGCACTTCTAGTACGGGCCGTCGGCTGTGTGAGGGCGTGCAAGCAGATATCGGCGTCGGGTACTGTCGTGATTTGGCAAACTGCCCGAAGTGAGTAGTGAACGTGTCGCCCCGAACCTAAGTAGTTAGCAAAGGAAATGAGATATTGCGCGTATGCACAATATGTCACAAGTATTAATCGGCACTGCCACCCGACTCCGCCGCGCACGCATGCCATCATTCACCCAGAGCCTCCTCCTCCTCGGCATGTGGATCGACGAAGACCGTGCAGTAGAAACGGGGGTAGTCTTCTTGCGTAGCATCGCGAGGCTGAAACTCCCAAACTGATATCTCCATTCGCGATGTAAGCATATCGCGACGGCTACCTGCTTCCCGCCACGCTTCATCAAGTGCAGCGTCCCTCGTGGTGTGTGGCGATATCAGTACGGCAATCCATTCTAGAGAGCTCCATCGAGTGCTCAGCAAGTCGTAGTGATCCCGCAATGCACGCTTTGGGTCTTCATGGTGGTTTTCTATGCGTCTGTCTAACCTGTCACCACTATCGGGGTCTATCTCTGAGAACACACAGGGCATGATGGGCATCTTTGTATCTCTCTAAACCCCAACTATGGCTTCAATTTCTTTCTTGGAAGGGCGTGCTTCGCTTACCCGTCACTCTCTGCTGGCGGCGCATCTGTGTTAACCATTGAAGTATAATACTTTCTGACCTTACCTGGCACCCAATCCAAAACCTCGTCCGATTGTGCCAGAGCGGCCGCGATGATCTCTGGGTTCTTGTTCAAACCCTTGATATTCTTAACCACCTTTTTGTAATTAGTCCAATCTTCCCTGACAGCCGCCACGGCATAATCAAAGTCAGACTGGAAGCTCTTAGGAATATAAGCATAAACGTACGCATTACTGTTCATTGCGAACTTTACAATTTCCGGATCTTCTTGTAATCTTTTGCTGGCATACTTATATGCGTAAACCCTCCGTCTTATTGCATACTTTACAATCTCCTCGTTGTCCTTGAGACGTTCGGACGCCCAACGCAGAGCGAGACCATAATCACTTGTTGCAGCCGTAACCACATCAAAATCATCTCTTAGGCGTGCAGAGCAATACTGGAGGTCTTCCCAGTCCCATTCCACAATGGTAATCACCAATTCTTTGTCATCCCAATCGATGTGTTTATACCATACATCAGTTTTGCAATGTGTGAGTGCCCAATTTGCACGTGGTGCTTCTCCACTTGCATTCCAGTCGACAGCCTCTGGGTCTTTCCAATCTATGCTGGCAACTAGCTCTTTGTCATACCAATCGTAGTTCTGTGTATTTTTCCAATCGATATGCATGTGATCATTCCTATCGATATTCTTTTATATAATTGAAAATTGATTTATAATTATTTGATTGAAATTATAAATATGGGCAATTCACTTTCAGAAGACTGGAAGCAACGGCTCCAAGTTCCGCGCGAAATTTCGGGTGGAGAGTATGTGACCAAGACCACAAAGGAGAAAAGACGCATCGCAGCGGCGAATGCGGAGTACTACGCAAAATTCCCTCGGAAATCATCTGCTGAACGGGAGAAGGAAGCGAGGCTGGAGGAGCAGAAACGGGAGGCGGACCGCAAGTATGCGGAGAGCCCCAAGGGGCGAGAAGAGAAGAGGTGGTGGGACGAACGGCATGAGTTCGAGAAGAAGGAGAAAGATAAAAAAGTGTATAGTTTGTGCGAAGTGCTAGGATGTACTTGTCTATTTCATCCTTTTGGGGATTATAGGCACCTTCGCTGCTACAAAATATGGGCAGCATACAAAGGTAAATTGGACGCCGCCACATCGCAGGAGCAAAAGTACGCAGTCATAACTGCATACAATAAGTTGAAGGAGGAGTTAACGAACACCGAATGGGGCTGTCCACGCAAAGGGGGCAATAGCATCGTAGTCGCCCACAACTCCTGTCGTGGGTGTGATAAGTGCGAACCCCCTGAAACTAAAACTAAAACTACAACTCCAACTACATACACAACACCATATCGTTCAACCCATACGCAGGAGGTGTATGACGTGCATGGGATAAAACATCATGTCGGTTCCAATACAGGGCACCTGCAGGGATGGGGTGATGATTGGCACTCCTGACTGTGGTTGTATACCTAGCGGAGCGGCATCTTACCGCCCCGACATGTGAACGAAGAGATGAGATATTGTTTCATCTCACGAGTGGCTCGTCTTCCTCGTCCTCTTCCTCGTCCTCCTCGCAGGTCAAGATGGACTCGAGATCATGCTGGTTCATGACAACGCCGCCGAGTGCACATTGCCCCTCCTCTAGTTGACGAGTAAAAACCTGACGCATCATTTTCGCAATGTGTGGTTCACGCGCGAACAAATCATCTAACGAATCAAGGTTGTAAACGTCTGGTCTCAAATCCTTTAAGAACTTTGCCACATCAAACCGGTCCCACTTACACGCATCTACGAACGCACAGTGTTCATTAGCAGTTACATCAATATCCGGTTTAATTTCCAAGAGCCATTTAACTGTTTTCATATGACCACATTTACATGCTCCAATAAATGCATGTTCATCATCCCATGACACATCTATTTCTGGTTTTATTTCTAGTAACCACTTGGATACTCTAAGATATCCACCATGACAAGTCCCTACAAAAGCGTCCTCATAAATATCAATATCAATATCATCATCATTATCATTAATATCTGAATTTAGCTTGAACAACCACATAGCCATTTCTAATTTTCCTTGGTGACATGCTGCTCTGAATGGTAAATACGCTTTAATACTCAAATCAATATCGGGCTTAAGTTGCATAAGCCACTCTGTGATGTCTATACGACCATACACACATGCTCTGTAAAATGCATATTCGTTCTCCGTAGAAACATCAATGTTTGGTTTTATCTCTAACAACCATTTGACCAAGTCAATGTCTGGGCTTGTAGCAAATGCCGAACGGAATGCTTTCTCATTATCCGCAGACACGTCTATGTCTGGATATGTTTCCACTAACCACTTAGCAAGATCTAACACCTTCTGCGCGTCCCACGTCCCTTCACAAACCTTACAAAATACTGCGTGAATGAGTTCTGGGCTGGGACGCCCCTCCCCCCACCCCTCTTCCAGAAGCAGTCTAGACTGGTCTAAGTCCCCGTTTTCGTACAGTTTTCGTAGTTCAAAAAGTAGCCAATTTGCGTTATCAGTTCCCCAATCGGATATTGAACACATTATTATTAATTGAAAAAACTCTTTATATGAGTTCAGCGGTGTACGTCGGGCACTGGACACCTATTCTAGAATATTAAAGTGGTTATTGGTACTTAGCAGGTGCAGGTGCAGATGCCTTTACCTGCGCCAACCATTACTGGTCCTTCCTGCAAAAAACCTGTCTCGCTGCCGTCACGTTGGTGGACCACGTGATGTGTTCACCCCCCCCGCGAGGCGTGCCCAGAAACACAGCAAGATTATTCTACTTCGTCCGCCTGTTCCCTTCGCTCACGCTCCAGCCGCGCGCGCTCTTTCCGCGCGTCCCTTTCCTTCTTGACCTCTTTCACCGCGTCGCGAAGCTCTGCTGCCAGCGGTCTAGTTGCAAGTGCGATATCTTCCGGCGTATTTTGAGGTATTGTCCAGACGATCGGACCATGCTCGTCGAAATGCTTTCCCACCCACTCGCGGATGTATTCCTTGCCAGTACAAATGCCATCACCCGTCGAACCACATCGCAGCGTCTGGTTGCCCCACTCGGTGATTATTCTATCATTCAAAGCCGTACACCCTACGACAACCGCATGAAGCACGTGCCCAACTTCCAGCAGTCCAAAACCGCCATACTCATTTGGATACCCTACGACAATCCCCCCCGTGCAGGACCGGTTAAGCTCCGCAAGGAAGCCATCGGAGTATTCTTTGTAGTAATTGTCATAGAGTGAATGCCCCGCTATGACACTCGGTTCGAACCTCGTAAAACTACGACCGACATCCGCCGCAGATGTTTGCAACAGCGAAACTACCTTTGGACGGTCGAATGTGAACGGGACCCCGATGACTTCACCACTAGACGTCTCATTTGGCGCGCCCAATACTAAGAGCACGTGGCTTAGCTCGCTTGACATAGATACTTTGGGTTGTATTGTGTATATAGAACCGATGATATGATCAATTTTACTGGCTGCCGCCGGCAGAGCTGCGCTGCCCTCTGTTTTCTTTTGGGCGCTGCCTCCTCATCCAGAATATTACAATATAGCATAAAAAACTACATCTATCCTTCGTTCCCGTGCTTACTGCACCATACACGCTCTGTCCCGGCGCGCGCATGCGGCTTCCACAGCAGCGATATCGTCTTCCGGCGTGGCTTCATCGGCTCCCATTAAGATGTCTTCGTCCGCGATGCGCTGTCAAGAAGATCAACGACGGCCGCGTCATTAAGATGAAGGGCGCTTCCTACAAGTCAAAGGACTCCGTACGGTTCACCACAGGTGAGAAGGTGAAAACCGTGTGCATACCGAGAGTGTAGGCCGCTGTAAGGTGCTCGAGAGAATTGCAAACAGCTACTGGGCGTGAAAAATACATTTGTTATATACATAACCAATGCATCCGAAGGGGCTTCCCATGAACCACATCTATCTGCACGAAGACGCGGCGAGCCAAACCTACCAAATCTGGTATAACTTTGACTGGAACCCAACAACTACCGTTGTAGTAGAGCTGGGGTGGCCTGCGGACAGGGAGTGGGCGATCACCTACGTGCCCACCCACAACGCCACGGTAGAAACCGACCCATCCGGCCAATTCACCAATCACGACGGCGGGAAACACATAGTTTCAGACGGTGGCACGTGTGGCGTGGGGCCCCGACGATTCACGATGAAGCTGAGTGGTCATGGCAGTGTGTTGAGTATCGGAAGCCACCCGCCAACGACACCTCCTGTTTTCAATTTAATTGGGTCTGACCCCAGCGGCGCCTCAATCTACCCTGATGACAGTGATTCAGTGGCGCCGGCTGATGCCACGGGGGTGAGTACTATGAGTGCGCCCTTACGCCTCCGTCTCTACTGGTGAGTTCTACAAGCTCAACAATAAGTCCGGCGTGTTCCGCATGCCCATCGATTTAGCTTTCCCAATAAAATTGAAGAGCTTGTGCTCAGATCGCCAGCCGCAACTAAGAGAAGACGCAAACGATGGTAGATGCCCAAGCGAAACACGTTCTTGTAATAGCCGGCTTGAGCACAGGCGGAAAGCGTGCTAATGGGGGCGCGAGCATCTTCAGACTCAGGAAGCTCAGGCACTTCAAGGTGCCCCTCGACATCAACATGCCGAAAATCCGTGAAATCTTGGGAACTTATGCCACCAACCATGGACTGGAAATGACTCGGTTCATGGACAGTATTCTAGAATCCCACTACAAATACAATGAAATCACAGGACGAGCGATGCACGACGACACCGAGAAACTGAAGCGCATTATCGTTGACGGGGAAGTGATGGCGGAGATTCCCACTGGGGGAAAGTATGGCACCTTCTACCAGTGGCCAATCAACATGGTTCTCTCTGCTACTCTGATGGCGAGTAAGGTCTTGCGCCCCAAAGTGGCAACAAGCTGGAATGAGAGAAACATGGGCATCGGCAGCGTGGGGGACATGCTGTATTACCAAGCGGATTTAGTCAGGGACTTCATCGAGAGGGGTTGCACGACGATGCAAGAGCGCCAGCAGAAGATAGACGAGAGACTTGCTGGGAAGGAGATGTCGGTGGCCGAATGTGACTCCGCCGACAAGAGGCGGTGGTGGCAGCGGCTCGAAGAGCAGAAATACTCGGACGAGCACGATATGGAGCCAGACGGAGTCCAGATTGTGTGGACGATATGTGCGAACAACGACGACGCAATTGCAGAGGCAGAGACTAGTGTGACGATCAAGGTCATCGAACTCGAGATCAGGCGCCTGAAGGAGCTGATGGCCGGGTGGATCAAGCACGAGAATGACCCTGTCGGCGCTAAGGAGGCTATCACAGAATGGCGGCGACGCTTGGTGAGGGCGGTGCGCGGTGAGGATTTGCAGGAGGACAAGATCACCGCGGACTTTGAAAACCCTGTGCATAGGCGGCATGTGAGGGTTGGTGAAGAAGGGGTGCCTACCGCGGAAAGCATGATGGAGGCGTGGCGGAGCGATCCGGCGGCGCAGGAGCACCAGTGGGCCGCGCAAGTGGCGGCGGAGAAGCCGGTGCTGGCTGCCGCGAGCACGGAGGTGACGGCTGACTAACACTAGCTTGGAAACGTATGCTTGTTGATAAATGCGCTTTTTTCTTAGCCATGCCCGCGAAGATGCTGCCGAAACACCTCATTGCGTTCTCTCGATATGCGTGCCTCTTCACATTCTACTTCATCCAGCCATGTTCTATTAACCTTGAGGCGAAAGTCTGGTGTGCCGGCGGCTTTTAGGCGACCTGGAACCGGGAAGCGCACGGCGTGCTTGTCAAACAGAATGCGCCGCCATGTGCGCTCCCTCTGAGCCCTGTCTCCATAGACCTTCTCTCTGAGCCAATAATCGTTCATTGTTTAAGAGCACACGGTTCCTGAACAATATTTTCAATTTTCAATCTTCAACAGGACGAATGGTCACTAGGGCGGGACCGCCAAAACAACAATACCTCCAAACCTAGCTTCATCCGCGCGACACTTAACGCCGCGAATGTAGCATACGTGGTTGTCCCCCTGCACCTTTTCACCTCCAACCATCGTTACCGATATAAAACCGCCAGCCCCATCAATATTGAAAAAGTCGATCGAGTTGCCGTCTGCATCAACCGCGGGGCTCTCAGTCCCACACGTCGGACATACATAGTTAGGATAACGCGGGCTTGCATGCACCATTACATTACAGGAAGGAATCCCACACTTCTGCTGAGGTGTGGGCGGGTCGTCAGCGACAATACCAGGCATATTACTCTGCCCACACAAGATATCTCTATGTCCTGCGCCAAAACACACAACACTCTTATGGCTTCCTATGGACGTAATTAATAACCGTACACCCGATGCACTTTTGCGCAGGACCGTTGCAGTACCTCTTGAAGTCTTCACACCTCTCGCATCTCATATACATATGAGTTTCTTGTGTCGCCAAGTCGAAGCAACCGTTTATTGCATCCATCGCCCACTCGAACACACTGTCATCGGGGCGGGTCGGGCAATCGGGCTGCTTCGATTTATACGTAATGGGGTAAAGTGGAAACCGGACAACGGACATCTAAGGACGCTTGTTTGCAGGAAGGGGCACCCAAGAAGTCAAGATCAGTTTTCTAATCTATTCGCTGCCCTTGATAGTTCAAGAAGGGCAGCAAGACCGGCGTCTCCGTCGTGTGCGTGTCTAAAAAGCACGTTGTTCACTTCTGCTGGTGTAACCTTCTCGTCTGCGAGTTCCCCAATGAGCCCGTCCGATAGCGTTTCTCGATCGTAGAACCGCTGATACATATCAGCAATGATCTGACGTTTCGCGTATCCCAGTTCTATGTCGGCATCGATGCGACCGGCCCGGATCAGTGCCGGATCCAGCTTGTGCTTTCGGTTCGTCGTGAAGAAACGACGCTGGCCCGGGCATTCGATCAGCCCGTCGAGCAGGTTTAACATATGGGCCAGAGTAACGGGATCGGGGTGTATGGCGGCGACGGATAATACTTCGGCCTTCTGTACTTCTTTCTGCATATACCCCATTAGTGTCGCGTTTGACACCTCTGTCTTCTCTATCTCCTCAAACGTGGATGATCCACTCGATGCCTCTCCGGTCTTGGTAGACATGTCATCCCTGACCGTGCACGATGGTTGAGCGTCTACATCTTCGAACAAATACACCCTGGAGGACATGGGTATAACATGGCGATTGATCTTCTCATCATGGAATATCTTGCTGAGCGTCGTACAGTCGTGCACGCGCGCAAGAGGAACGGAAACAACATGATCGATCTGCTTACTACCCTCTCCCGACTTGCGCCAGTTGCGGTGGTTTACAAGAGCTTTGATCGTACTCGTTTTACCAGAGCCAGGTGGACCACTCAAAAGAACCCCAAAATGCCACGGTATTCCCTTATCATTGTACCACTGCTCGTTATCGAGAAAGAACTCGTATTGGGATATGAGCTCTTCTTTCCTAGGGAAGAAAACTGTGTCGAAGTGCTTATGTGTTGCAAATCGTTTTTCTAAAAACACCGGGCGGCCTTCGTCATCGAGCGTCTCAAACTCAAAGTAAAGCTGTTTGTCTAGGCTTTCCAGCTCTTGCTTCCTAACATAAGCACGCGTCACATCCTCGATAAAACAGGCGATCTCATGAACAACAAGCGTTTTAGAAGATAGAGTGATCGTCGTTATGGTGACCGTCGAGCCGAGCTTGTTCTTTTTCTCGTCAACGTCGGTCTCATTGGTCTCGACCTCGTAGAGAATATCGATGTCCTTAGTGAGTGGAACAAGTGATGGCTGATCTATGATAAGTGCGTGGGTCTCGGCATAGCATATACTTCCCCCCATCCGTTTGACGCGGCTCTCTTTAAGAGCCATCACTTCCTTGAGTTCAGGTATTTTACCTTGGACATAGGCACTCACCGCAAGATACCGGTCACTATAACTCAGATCGCTCCCGCCGTATCTGATGGACCTGGAGTTCTGACCAACTAAGACGACCTTGGCCACGCCATTCCCGAACCAGCTTGTTATTGAAGAGAGCCACTGCGCGAGCACCGCTTTTAGCCCTTCCATCCGCGCAATCAACCCCAAAAACCAGGCATTGATAAGAACAAAAATCATCGTCGACACAAGTGTATCCGTTATGGGCGACCCAGTGGTAGGAACCCACTTGGACATCGTTACTTTCAGATTGTCCCTAATCGCGTGTTGAGCACTAACATCCATTATTCCGGTTAACAAGCAGAGACATGCATATCTCTATACGCTTTCGCAAAATTGATCACGAAGCGTTACTTGCCAATGCTTGCAAAAACAACAATGACTGTCGTCGGGCCCGTGACGCTATTATTCGCAATACTAGCGGAATGGTTATTCCCGCTAGTAGTGCTAGCTGCACGACTGGTGTCGTGTCCGTTCGCATTCTATCTCATAGACTGCGACACTATCTATCCCTGGCCAAACACAACAACGTTCCCACCTCTCATTTAGAGAGCGCGAACTGACACGCGTTGCAGACCGCAGCATACTTCACGGTCTCGCCATCGTACTTACAACTAGTCCCGCGCCGATCAAAGAACACGTTGTTGAACATACAGACGTTTATAAAGGTCTTGCGCGACAGGATTTGCTTACGGAGAGCCTGCAAAGCTGCGTCAGACAAAGAACCCCGGAATCCTTTTCTCCCGTGGACCCGCATATATGTCATATCTGTGGTCATGGGTGGTAGGAATACACCGTTTGGCATCGAGCCCATCCAACGCGTGCCTTCCTGCTTGGAAATGACAGTTCCCACAATGCACCACTTCAGTTTCTTAAACAGCGCATACGTGCTCTCATCGATCCACGACTTGTCTCTGAACTCGAACGCAGGCGTGATGCTCGACGGCAGGTACTTCTTCAGAGCGACGATCCTCTCCACATTCTCCGGCTTGTTGTGGAAAGACGGCGGCATCTGAAACAGAACTGTGACCATGCGAGGGGCAAGAGCCTTCACCGAGTCCCAGAACTTGCCCCAGGCCTCCTCTACGTCCTTCAACCGTTTGATATGGGTGATGTACTTCGAGACCTTGAAGACAAAGGAGACGCGGTCCGGAAATGCCGAAAGGCGTTGGATTGTTTTCTCTGTGGGTAGCCGATAAAAGGAGGAGTTCATTTCTATGCAGTTCAGCATGCTCAGTTTCAACCACTGTGTCTGAGAGGTCATAAAACCGGACGTGCCCACTTCCATCCGGTAGAGCCGCCGTTTTCTCGAGGCGCTTCGAAGTGTCATATGATGTGAACGTGGGGTGGAACGAGACGCCGACCTTTTGCGCGTCCGACTACTTGTCATCTATACAGGGTGTCTAGATAACAAATTGTTTGACAATCAATTTTGGTGTTCATGCGAAAACCATAGTGCCTATGCCTCCCAGTATGGTAAGTATGCCTAACCACTGGCGCTTATCCAGCGACGCACCTTGAAACAAAAACTTTGAAACAAATGATGTAATAACCACACTGACAAGCGTGATGGCCTTCGGATAGCCAGGGTTCGGGGCAATGCTCATCGCGTACACGAGAACGATGCACCACAAGAGATTATCAAGTGCAACGCCACCAATGCCGGCCAGTACCGCGGTGCGTTTTGACTCGTCGTTTAGTTTAAGGGCGAGCGAGTGACGCTTGTATAGCTGATAAACCAGTATTACCAGACCACCAAAGACCAATTGAGAAACCACGTAGTTGCCTGGCTTCATGCCGCTGCGGATACACTTCACGGCAGTTATGTCTTTAACAGTCATAAGAACACCGGCGGCGGCAACCCACAACAGCCAGTTAGAAGATTTGGGTTTCGCGTGCTGATTAGTCATAGACTCGGGTTTGTTCGCCTTCACACCCTTCGGCTTCCTCATCCCTTCGCGATCGGTGTCCGGGTCAAACGCCGCCAGATAAGCACCAAGGACCGTCAAGAAGACACCTACTCCACCAGCCAAGGAAAGCTTCGAATTGAGAAAGTAAACGGACACCAGCGCGGTTAGAGCCGCCTGGGACCGGTAGATAGCGCTGACCAGACCTGGGTTGTGCGCCACATGCACAGCAGACTCGAACCCGAAGGTGGCAAATCCAAAAACAATACCAGAAAAGGCTGACAGCGCCGTTACGTAAATCTTCTGGCCGGAGAAAACATTGTACAACACCGCCCCCACTCCGGACGCGAGAAGCACGTACGCCGTGTACGAGATGGGCTCGGCATACTTGAGGAGCTCCTTGCTCGCAAGAGAAAACGCGGACGAGAAGATGGGCAGCGTCGCAGATAGCGCTAGCCAGTTCATAGTAGATATGGTATAGAACAAGATGTTTTTCACCAGAAGCACTAGCACTACCAGAAGCGCACTTGGGAGCACTACCAGAAGCGCACTTGGCAGCACTACCACAGTCGGGAGAACCATCCTGATGCGGGCGCCGGGGATGCAGACCCGCGGCTCACCAATGAGGCAGACGTCGTGGACACGGAGTCCGTTGCCCCACCATCGATGTCGAGGTGAACGCTAGAACCCAAGGGACTTGTGACCACGCAGTCAAACATCTCATCGTCGACCGTGTACTGGGTGGCGGTGCTCGCGACCGTGCGCGGCGTTGTGCTTGTGGAGGCATCATCTGTATCCGACGAACTCGCAGTATTTAGCGCGCCATAATGCCGCCGAGGACGGTGTTGGCGGCGCCCCCGATCATTTTCTCGCATGCGACGACGTATGTGCCGGACAGCGATATATCCGCCAGCGGCAATCACGACAACACCAATCATATAGTAAACCTCGGTCGCACAATGCTGAGACTGGTCCATGGATAAGATAGATCAATATTTTTAATTATTATCGACACCATGTAACTTAACCGACTTCGCACCGCTGGTGTACCCCGTTATTCGGAAAGATCTCACATAACGTTTCTTCCCAGATTGCAACCTCCCGAGACTACGTCGAATGGGCTGCATTCGGTATCCAAGTTGCTTAAGTACCTGCCGCACCAGGTTAACCAAAGGCCACTTCTGCCCTTCGCCTGCGCTGGACTGAAGCGAGGTCATGGATGACGAACTCAGGTCAATCTTGAGCAAAGATATCACTGACTGAAGCTGTGCATAGAGATCGGATGAGAGTAGCTTATCGCGCGGAATCTCTTGCTCGATAACGTAACCGTTTCCGTCAAGCTCTATCCCACAGGAACAAAAAAGCTGTTCAGCGCCGTCCATTACTAAACCACGCGTTGATATTTTCAAAGCTGCACCGCGCTGGGAACAAACAACTCTATGTAAAACTGACACAATACGTCCCATCAGCACCTTCACACAGCTTCCCAATGACGCGGGGCGTCGCCACCCCCATGACGATATCCTCGGGTGAATACACGTTGGCCGAGGCATCCACGTGATAGTTAATCCCCTGCACCTCGTGCAACCAGAGCTCAACAGTGACCAAGGCCGGTTCGTCATCCGACTTGTCGACGACGCCGTGGGGCGTCCCCTTCACATGTGTTCCACACAGATCGCCACCCACCCTCTTCCTCCGCGTGCACCGTTCCCCACTAGCCCTTTTAGCGAGACACCTATCCCCAACAGGGACGGAGTTCTTGACCCGCTTCCTACGCTGGAAGTCATCCGCCGTTAACTGCATATTCGGAAAGTCGAACACGAACTGGATCAACTCCTCCCCATGGGGATACTGTGGATCGACACGCATCATCCAATCCCGTATCGCGTTCTTGAACCCCTGCTCGTGTGCGCGCACAAGCTTCGCCACTCGTCGCTCCATATCTGATACATACAGTAGTGAGCCTACTGCATAAATCAATTTTAACTAGCTAAGTAATTACCGCGCCCTTGTCGCCCACGACTGTCTCAAAGGACACCTGTTCCATCAAGCGCAGCTCACTCAGTAGCGCCTCCTTCGACTCATCAGAGAGTAACTCTGGAGCATCTAGAACATCAGGAACGTCAGTAACATCAGATGCACCTGCCATATCAACGCCTATAGGAGCACTGGCAAAGATCGCCGGCGGCACGTCACTATCGCCCCCTCGGTCGCCAAAGCGGGTCTCCTCCTCCGCGTGGGCCACCATCGCTTCCACGCCTGCGCTCCTGTCTGCCCGTAGCACACCTGCGATTTCCGAAAGCTCGTCGGGCGTGATACTAGAAGGGCTATCATCCCCGCTGCCAAAGGTAGCCACCATGCCCTTCATGTCGTCCAATATCGTCTCATCGGTGCTGTGGCGTCTACGGAGTTTCTTCTGACCGCCTCCAAACCCCTTGTTCAGTGCCGACTGTTCTAAGTCCACATCGCTGTCGATCTGCTTATACATAAACATCAACTTCAATCTGAACCGGCGTAGATATTTGCCGTGGTATTTGTGGAACACCGACATGTAGTTCATGAATAATTGTATCTGGGAGTTAAGCAAAGTGTTTTTGTATACGAACGCATGGATGAAGTTGTCGATATTGAGACCATTATCGGAGCGCGCGCGATCGCTTTTGAGCTCCTCATTTTTGGAAGTGAGGTAATTGTCCATCTCTGCAATAACCTGGATGATTGTGTGGTGAATGTCAAGCACTATGTCGAAATCATACACCTTACTGGGTTCCAAATCCTTATACCGCGGGAAGGCTTTCTTGCCAAGTTGACATACATCAAGCACAGACTTGTCATCGATGTTGTTTTTCGCATAAGTAGTCACGAGGTTATACAGTTTGTAATAGCCCCCGTACATCCGGTTGCTGACCAAGTTGAAATAAGCTAGCATATGGGTGTACTCGATGTCCAACATCTTATTCTGAAAGTGAAAAGAATCAAGACCAAAAATGTCGAGGTTCTTATGGTTGCGAGATATAAAGTCAACATACAGATGCTTCAACTTGTCTATTTTATCATGCAAAGAATCGAGCAAACCCTTGATCTGAGTGCGGATTTCCTTGACCTCCGCGAAATTGAGCTTTACCTGAGCGAGCGTATCCATCCTATATATAGTCCACAAGATTATACTACGATTTATAAAATATTTAAGCTTTGTATATGGCAGCGAATGGCGACCAGAGTGAGAAGGAGATTATGGCCGAAATGACGGAAGGTGACGAAAACACCGTGCCGGACATCCCCTGGACACCGGATCACGAGGGCATACTCGTGGACTGGGCAGATAAAGCCATGTGTTTCAGATGGCTTCACGCACAAGCCAATCAGCAATACTCAAAAGCGAACGCATGGTTCACCATACCGGTCATCATCATGAGTACGGTCACTGGAACGGCAAACTTCGCGCAAGATAAGTTTGGAGAAGCAATCAAGCCATACGTCTCAATGATTATTGGAAGCGTCAATATCGCCGCAGGGATCATCACGACCATTCAACAATTCCTGAAGGTAAGCGAACTCAATGAGGCCCATCGTGTCGCTTCCATCGCGTGGGATAAGTTCTATAGAAACGTCAAGGTAGAGTTGGCCAAAAGCCCGAGGGAGCGCATGCCGGTCACTCAAATGATAAAAATGCAGAAAGAGGAGTTTGATCGCCTGATGGAGACGTCACCCATGATCGAAGACGATATCATCACTAAGTTCAGAGTCACATTCAAGGTTCCCGAGAACCTGCCCTACGAGCAATTAACCGAGAGGCAGAAGCTCTTCAAGGAATTGAAGAAACCAGAGATTTGCGATGTCTTGGAATCGACCAAACGAAGTGTCTATAAGCCAAAGGCGATAGATTTGAATGCGGCGAAGGGGCAGAGCGCAATGATGGAGGTTATGGCCAGAAAGAAAGCGGCCCTTCGCAAGGAAAAGACCGTAGATGACTTCGTTGATAACTTCAGATCGGAATACTCCCGGGCACCCAACGACCAAGAGATTATAGAAAACCTGCAGGACGAGCTGTCCACACAGGTTATCGAAGGCATACTACGTAAACGGGGCGAAGTGACGCTTACGATAAACGATGGTGTGGGCAATAGAAAGCTGTAGGCACTATTGGAACGCCTCCCCAACGCGAGCTGGTAGTATGGCATAGAACAATGCAATGGCAACCAGCCATGCGAGATAGTTGCCGTAAGTGCCCGCCTCGACCCCCAAGAAACCCATTATCATAGTGGTGATATAGACGCCGATGATGATGGCGATGGACGCATATATGATTTTACTTAACGTATTCATGTATAATCATATGCTATATTTTCATTTTCGCTCGCCGGATGCGTGTACGCACAATCGCCGGCAGTCCGTAACGAACCATCCGCCATCGTACGGGAGTTTCGCCACGAATGCAGTTACGGGTGTCGAAGAATAACGCGTTTCATCTTCCGAGCGAAACAGTGCCCAGCCGCAGATCCCGTTTCTGAGCGACCGCCTAGGTTCCCCGTCTCGGACAGCAACAAAGCAACGCAACGGGTTCTCTATCACGTCACCTGAGGGCGCGAGTACGCGGATAGAAACCGCCTCTAAGAACCTCAATACGCCATGATCGACATTTCGCGTCCCGACACCATGGAGGTTGACCAACTCATCAAGAAGGGACCAGACCAAAGACGGGGTGGGCGCGTCCGCCGGCGCGACTTGGCACACGAGAATGTCCGGATACCCTTCGAAATAGCCCAGTGCCCGCGCACCCCCAGGTATGGCGTAGGCAAAAGCCAGTGTTTCGCCCTTTGCAACCCGCAACCCTACCTCCACATACGGTAAAACCGCATCCGTGACCAGACGAATCGCCAGGCAACCTCGGGCGCTGCAACTCATCCGCGCGACCGTATCTAACGGAAGGCCAAAACCGATCCGAGCGTCCATGCCACTTCGCTACGATTCTACTTCTCTTTTCTCTGTATAGTTTCCACCTTCTTAACATCCCGTGTGCTCATGATATGGTTCCCAAGTTCGCCTGCTAGCTCAGTATCTCCTTTGAAATACGCGGCGAGCGACTGAACCAAATGCTTTTTACTTAGAGGCGCCCGCGCAGTTCTACTCGCATGAACCAGCTTTCCAGTGGACGTGTTGAAGCAGTCAATCTCGTTGTCTTGCATCACGTTTACAAGCGCTACTGTGACTACCTTTTTCCGTTCCCGCAACGTCTTCATCTCCTTACTCAACCGCTTCATGTCATTGTCTATAGATATCCACTCACGGACGTTAGAAAGAAGTTCCTCGGACGCCATCTTACAAATCTAAAGACTGTATTTCTATACTTAGTTCACCTACATGAGTGAGGATGCCGCTCGCTCTTCCCCAGAGTATGTAGGCAACACCAGTTCAATCGCAACGTATTCTCTCACTTCTGTTAGTAGGCGATTATTGAACAAAGAGTTTGCAATGCTCCGTCGAGCGCTGTCGGCTGAGGATGCCTGGGGGCAGGCCCGAAGGTAGTTGCTATCGTCGATGGTGTCGGCCAGCCTCGCACCGTACGCGACGGTTGCGATCTTGAGTACAATGGGATCATGCGCCCCCATTGAACTTACGCAAAGTTTGTCGCCAGCTTGCACGTTTATCCACGCACCAATTCGAGGTCGAACGAGACGGGTCGCCCACCCGAGCATAAGCCATCGGAACATCCGTTCGTCGACAACAACTTTATACAGCATATCTTCTTAACAGAGTAGGACCATTTAGCGACTTCAATTCTTCGGAGAATGTCGTTTGCATGTGTCGGAACACGACTTGGCGCCACACAGCTCTCCCTTACGATTTCCAGTCTTGATAGTGGCCAAACAAGTTCGGGTCGCCGGATGTGATGGTTTCGACGACGTGCTGGTGAGATGGCTCGCACATAGCCATTTATCCATCGGTTTCGACACACACTTACCACACATACTCCCCAACCTCTTCCCTCTTGTAATAACATGTTGGCACGGATAAAGGTTAAGGGTGCGTGCCGGCGACGCCGTATTGACCCCCGTTAAAGATACCACTCCGTCCATCTCTACGTAAGGAAGAAGCCTATCATACAAGTGGCGACAGTACGGACACTTGAACTGATTAGAGCGTAGCCTCGTATCTTCGAGACTGGAGGGATTAGAACGCTTCTGCACTCTGACCTCCCGATAGAGTTGAAGGTAATTAAAGTTGTGGCCACAAGGGAGTCTGGCCGCCATATGTGTTAAGGGTAGACCAGACAGTAGACACGTGTTATCTTCATTCGTCTCGTCCTTGGTTTCTGGCTTCGCCTCGAGCGCCGCGTAGAAGTCAAACCCACCTTCGACCTTGTAATTGACGTTCATGGTCCACGGTTAGAGAAGACAAATCGTTATGTCTAAGCGTGGCAAACATGTATATTTAATATATTCCTGATATATCATGGTCGCGCGAGAGGTATGGGGATCGGTAACTTGGACGTTCTTTCACACACTAGCAGCGAAGGTCAAAGCGGAGTCCTTCCCCGCGATGCGGGCCGAGCTATGCGAGTTGATCAGGACTGCATGTCAAAATATCCCATGTCCTATATGTCAAGAGCATGCAGGAACCTACATGACGCATGTTTACTGGAATAAGATCATAACGAAGGACGACCTAGCCGTCATGCTGTGGGAGTTCCACAACATCGTGAACAAGCGTCTAGGAGCCGCGCAAATGCCCTATGAAGATTGCGTGGCGCGGTACAACGGTGCTAATACGCCAGTAGTATTCGCCACATTTGCAAACATATCCTCGCAGTCAAGTGTTGGCATGGTGTCTACGATGGTGTCCAAGATCAGGCGACGAGGTGTGGCGCAGAGAACATGGGACTATCTTGCTGCTCATAAAGACGACTTCGCGCCCTAGTTCGATCTATAGCTGCTGCACCAGTTCCCCGTTGCGATACACTGCGCACTTAAACGTCTGCCGCGCCGGGCGAGAACACACGACATTATTACTGGCGACCTCATCAAAGAAAAGAAGAGAGTCGTTACCTGTGGCATGGAACAATGAATACCACAGGCCTCCAAACACCAACCCTACCAAAGCACCAAGAAGTGTTCCCACCGGTGTGGTACACTTGTTGCTGATTTTCGTGATGGCGTCCATGACGAATATTCCTAAAAGTGCCGCTAAGATAGTGTAGTTAATGTTGTTGTTGAACTTCATTGGTAACGCCAAGTAGGCTATTGTGAAAGCAATGAACAACGAGCTTAGTGCAGGGCTGTTATAATTGTTCATGTTGAAGGGAAGATCCACGAAGTCACACATGGGAGAGCGCGTGGGGTCAGAACCACTCTTGATCATGTTCATAAAGAACATGTTGATGACGCATGCTATCAGTACGCCTCCCAAATACACGAGCCCGCGGATATTTTGATTGAAAATGGAGCTCATTACTAGAAAGAACCCTAGCAACAATGGTGACAGCGCCGCGAACAACTGAAACATGTTGGTGAACGTTAGTTGTATCCCCATGGCTGGTACTTGTAGTATGTGGACATATTATTATACTAAAGCCAGATCAATGACCTCTGTAATGTTTGACACCGCACGCGTGACGACACTCTGAAGAACCTGGTCGTCTGCGTACTTGGTCAACAGCTCATCATGTTCGCGCTTGTTCTCCGTGGGGTAAGCGAATGTCGTAGCACCCGCACGGACCCCACCGAGTATCTTAAGATCAAGCCCCCCTATAGCCGTTACGTTCCCACGAAGATCAATCTCACCTGTCATCGCTATAGAGTTGTTCACACGCCGCCCGGCGAACAGACTGTACATCGCGAGGGTGATTGCGGCACCGGCCGAAGGACCATCCTTAGGTGTGGCACCTTCTGGACAATGGATGTGCACCCCTTTCGCAGGCTTCTTCATGTTGCCACGCACTGAGGATTGTTCTGCTTTACTCAGCAGCCTCCATGCGACAGTAAGCGCGACGTTCATACTTTCCTTCATGACATCTCCCTGCATTCCGGTGAGCTTCAGTTCTAGAAAGCTCGAAGCGGGAAAGAAATGCGCCTCGATGGGCAACACACCGCCCTGTCCCATCGCGTTGGCCCACATACCGTTTACAAGTCCTACTGCGGGTTCCGATGCCACCATCTGGCGTCGTACGGGCCGTTTGTCCTTGAGATACGTGTTCTGGATATCGTTAAACGTTAACGTGACCGGGAATTGGTGATCGTCGGCTCCGTGCAGACATGTGAGGTTTACTTCGCCCGCTATTTCGAAAAGCAGCTCTTTAAGTTTCCGAACGCCCGGCTCGCAGGTGTACTCTTCGATAAGCGCCTCGACCGTCTCATCCTCTAGCATAATCATGTTTGACATGCCAACCCTTGCAAGCACCTCGGGCCACATGTAGTCTCTCGTGATGATCAGTTTATCCTGGACGGTAAGATGTTCAAAACGCACGCGGTGGATTCGATCCAGCAATATGCGATCGATGAGGTGGGGGTCGTTGTACGAAAATACGAACAACGCCTTTGACATATCAAGATCAATGCCGCTGAAATACTTATCACTGAACTCGGTGTTCTGAGTAGGATCGATCAGATGTGTCAATATTCCAATAATCTCCTTTCCGTGCTCCGTGTTGCTGACCTTGTCTAACTCGTCGATGAAAATGATCGGATTCATGCACTTACTTTCAATGACAATCTCAACGATACGCCCCCAAGTGGACCCTACGTATGTGTAGTTATGGCCCTCGAGGGTGCTCCCATTTGAAGAGCCTCCAATGGGAACAAAGGAAAACGGCCTTGGCGTTTCGTTGCCATCTCGAAGACAATGAGCGATGCCTCTCTTCGCGAGTGATGTCTTGCCGACGCCGGGTGGGCCTTCGAAACCGAAGCAGTAGCCTGTGTTCTCACCGTTTACCCATTGGCCAAGTATGCGTTCTATTTGCCGCTTTGCGCGTTCATGGCCATAGACCGCATCGTCTAGGGTTTTGCGAGAAGATTGCAAATAGCTTGTCACTTGGCTGACATCCGCCTCTATTTGCTTGATTAGGTCAGGAACAGATACACTAGGTACGTCGCTTTCAACGCTTTCTCCGTCTCGAATGTGCATCAATTGGTTCCAGACGGTCTCGTCATTACTGTATTCCTTGGCAAAGCCGGCTATCGCATCGCGCATGAAAACCATGTTGCGTCCCGAATGTGTGAGTTTGACATGCTTAAGCCCCCTGTCCTTTATGATTGCGTTGATCGCGTGTACCATGTCGACTACGGTGTTACGTTTTCCAGATGTTAGAAGATCGACGACCGTGCTCTCCATACTATGAGCGATGCCGCTCATGGCCGTGTCCTTTATCATCCGAATAGAGCGGTTCATCTCAACACTCGTAAAACACTCTTGGACGTCGAAAAAGGGGGTGTTACCTTCGTGCTTTGACATCTCGTCACGCAACTCCCTAAACAACCCATGTGCGTGATCCATGGTGGTCAGTATCGGCTCCATCTTATATATGCCAAATGGGATACGTAGCAGCCCTTCTAGGAACTGTCTCGCCTTTGACCCTGAGTCCTCGGACTTCGACTTTACCTCCTTGAGCTTCAGCATGGCTTTCTCTTTCACTGCGTCAGGGGCCTTCATAAGGCAAATCTGCTGTTCCAGTGGTATCCTGCTAGAATCAAAGCTCGATAGCGTTTCTGTGTAACGTATCGTCTGCTTCATGGCATCCTTAAAATATTTGCGTGCCGGCCATGGAAAACTGTCAAACATCGATATCTGATCGCGACTGTCGACAACACCGTTGTTCTCGGAAGACAACAAGTCATATAGCAGATACGCGAGATACTGATATTCGTGATCGTCACCACGTAAAAGCAATTGGATTAGTGTCGTCCTTTGAGCGTATAAGTCGCTTGCCATGAACTCACGCACTATCTGTGCGATGGACTTCTGTTTGACTAGTCTTACTTGGTTCATGTATCCAGCAAAACGATCATGGAGTTCCGAACAAGAGTATACGAGCAGTTCCTTTAATGACAAAACCATGCCAAAATGCTCGAATGCGTCAGATGTGAAGTCGTCGGACTGGGGTGCAGTATCCTTAACCGTGGCAATGCACTCTCTGACGTACGAATTATCCGTGTACACGGGAGAGAGGTCATCCACGAGGCAGTTCACTATAAGAGTCTTGTGCCCAATAGAATCCTGCAGAGCAACCCGGATGCCATGTACTTTGGTGTAGAACACCTTGCTCGTTCTGCATAAATCAAAACAATCCATAGTCCCCGCATTCTCAACGATCATGATGTCATCTACGATCCGCGTCTTCTGTATAATACGTGTTTTCTTCGTTTCAGACTTAGACTGGCCCGACTTCCACGATACCGTCTTGTATGAAAGTGGGTGCAGATGTCGTCGGAGAAGTTCAAGTTTGCCTTTTGGAACAGCAGCAGCGTGTTTTCCTAGGTAATCATTCTGTAGACATATCGTGATTAGGTCATCAATGTGCCGAGTGCCGTAGACCCTGAAAATCGAAGCCAACTCGTCATTGATCTTTTGGCACTTTCCGAGCATTGCATTGGTCCCAGCGGTTCCCATCTGACTGCTAGGTCCGCTTACCTTCATGCGGCAAAGATCATCAAACAGTGCCTGTAGCAAGGTGGTCGCGCTATGAAAGTCATTTTGTCCAATAAGCTCCACAGACCTGTATTGTTGGATTGCCAAGACCGTATCCTGCACAACCCTCTTGAAGTATGCGATCTTCGACGTTAGGAACTCAAATACCCCCGATTTCGGTGACTTAGGCGACCCTGGCATAGAGATAGCGAGATGGTCCTTCCAGACCTTGCCGTTTTGCATAGCGATCGCGGTGTATATATCTACGATTTTTAATTCACAGCTTTTTTCCCCGGGTCGAGAGATCGGCCCCTTCTAAAGTAACATAAAGACGTGAGCGGTATCACGTCAATGGGAATACCAAGCTACTTCTCTCATCTAGTAAAATCCTACAAGGGCGTCCTGCGAAAAGTAACGGATGCTTATGGAAAGGTCGACAACCTCTACATGGACAGCAATTCGATCATATACGACTGCGGGCGTCTGATCGAATACGATGGCAACGACGTGCTCTATCAAAAGCGACTGATCGAGGCCGTGTGTCTGAAAATAGAAGAATATATAACCCTATTGGGCCCCACCTTCGCACTGGTGGCATTCGACGGTGTAGCCCCCGTGGCAAAACTTGAACAACAGCGCAACCGACGTTACAAGACATGGCTTGAAGGCGAAATCACGAAACACATGGAGGGCCAGCTCCAATCTGCCTGGTGCACTGCCTCCATCACCCCAGGGACCGCTTTCATGGACCAGTTGGCCTCACGCACCACAGAACATTTCGCCACCGCTGCCCCTGAATGCATGGTAAAAATATCTAGTTCCCGCGAGCCGGGTGAAGGGGAGCATAAAATATTCGAATACATTCGAAACAGAGCAGATGAGCACAAGCACGCGACCTCCGTGATATACGGATTAGACGCTGACTTGATCATGCTTACTCTGAACCATCTGCATGTCTCGGAGGGGCTTTATCTTTTCAGGGAGACACCCCACTTCATTCGAAGTGTTGACAAAGACCTTGATCCGGAGGTTTTGTACTGCATAGACATCCCTGCATTAGCGCGGGCTATCCAGTCCGAGCTCGCCGGCAACCACGGCGATGAATTGGATATGAGACGCGTGCACGACTACATTGTACTATGTTTTCTGCTAGGGAATGATTACATGCCACACTTCCCGGCACTAAACATCCGCACTACCGGTGTAGAACACGTACTAGAGGCGTACCGCAGTACATTGGGGACGCGCGAAAGCGCGTACATGACAAAGGGTGACCAAATCATTTGGAAAGCTGTGAGGGAAGTCATTGAGTTCCTTAAAGGAAAAGAGATGTCATACTTATCAGAGGAGCATGCAACCCGCACTCGCATGGCGAAACGCGCCACTATTAAGCGTCGGGATCAGACGAACCGCGACCTATTTCAGTTACTTCCGTTAAAAGACAGAGGCGCGGAAGTTTACATCTCCCCCACAAGGGGTGAGGAGAGCTGGAAAGCACGTTACTATAACGTGCTGTTTGACTGTGATTACAACGAGGAGCGAGTGAAGTACATATGTATCCGCTATCTGGAGGCACTCGAATGGACGTATGCATACTACCGTGATGGATGCATCGACTGGCGCTGGTGCTATCCTTATCACTACGCCCCGTTGTTGTGTGACTTGGTGAGGTACGTACCGCACTTCCTAACAACGATGGTGGAGAGAAAGCCGAAGAATCCGATTGACGCAGAGACCCAATTGTGCTACGTGCTTCCCCGACCCTATCACAATCTACTCAGCGTTGATACTGCGAACATTCTGAAATACGAGTTCGGCAACTGCTACAAGACGGAGTGGGAGATGAGATGGGCGTATTGCAAGTATTTCTGGGAGAGCCACGCGGACATGCCCCCTATCGACATAGACCTCTTACAAGACAGATTAAGGGGGCACACGACTATGACTTAAGAAGTCCATTGACCACAGTAATACAGCACATGTCGGACCAAGAACTAACACTGGACAGACACTCGTTCGCAGAGCTATTGGAGGCCAATAACTCCTTACTTGTCTTAAAGTTTGGAGCGCCGTGGTGTGGACCGTGTAAGCGTGTGGCGCCGGCCATCAGCGCTGGTTTCGAAGAGCTGGGTGAGCAAGCGAATTGCTTTGTCATCGACGTGGACAAGTCTTTCGACCTATATGGGTATCTACGGGGTAAGAAGATGGTCAAAACCATCCCTGCAGTGCTATGTTGGAAGAAAGGGAACACTTCGTTCGCTCCGGATGACTCGGTAATTGGATCCGACACCAAGGAGGTCGAAGCGTTCTTTGATCGCTGTGCGGGATACAGATGTTAGCCACCAAGCGATTGAGATCAAGTTGTACGTTTATCATGTGATCTTTAGGTAAAAACGATGGAAAGAACTATCGACTTAAACTTGGACAATTATGGTCTCGACGATCTGTTAGCTCTTTTCCAGCTGACACCCGACTACGGGGAGACGGAGTTAAAGGTGTCGAGACGAACAGTTATGAAGATGCACCCGGACAAGTCCGGTCTGGATAAGGAGTACTTCATTTTCTTTGGAAGAGCATTCAATCTCCTCGTGAACGTGATGCGTTTCCGCGCAAGGAGCGAGACCAACTACGTAGCTACTAGTGACATTGCTAGTGTGGACATGTCGCAGGGGGACAAGGAGCTGCTATGCCGCGTGGAGAACACCAAGGGCTTCCAGAAGTGGTTTAATGACATGTTCGAGAAGGATGGTGCTTATTTGAGGGAAGGTGGACATGGTGATTGGTTTACGTCAGACGAAGATTTAGACAGCAGGGAAACTACGAGAGCGGACATGGCGGCCGCTTTCGAGACAAAAAAAGAGGAAATGCGGGCCATCGTCAAGCATCATGGCATCGATGAGACGGTGGCGACGACGGCTGGCGCACCGGGCGCGCTGGGAGGGAGCGGGGAAGACTACGGAAACGGGGACGTTTTCTCGCGAATGCCCTACGAAGACCTGAAGAGAGCACATACTGAGACCGTTGTCCCGGTGACAAGCGAGGACTATCGCGCAAAAGACAAGTACACGTTCAGCCAGATGCAGGACGTTCGCTCTTCGCAAAATACAACACCCATGACGCAAGAACAGTCAATAAGGCATCTCCAGTCCAAGGAAGCGGACGAGACTGGGATCGCATCGCGAAGAGCGTTCGAGCTTGCCAAACAGGACGAAATCGGTCGCAAGTTTACACAACGGTGGTGGGGAGGGATAAGAAACATACGTGACGGGTGATTATGATATTATAATCTATGCATACCTCATATGGACACAGCCCGAATAATTGTACTTACCGCGGCGTTATTACTAGTCGGGGTGTTATACAATAAGTATGTTGCAGAGGACAAGAAAAACGACGCCCTTGCAGACTATAAGCTAATCGAGGAATACCTTCTGAACGACTCCTCGCTAGCGACCAGTAAGAAGCCATTGCTCTGGATACATCTGGACTACGCGACGAACGCGCGCCATTGGCTGTCATTCTTCTCCCGCAACACAAAGGAAGTCAACCAGCCGTATCTCAATCTCACTCTCAAGTCCATCATCGAAAAGTGCGGCGACTCATTCAACATCTGTCTTATTGACGACCGAAGCTTCGAGAAGATTATCCCTGGCTGGGACGTCGATTTGTCAAGAGTGGGGGAACCTATTCGCGCACACCTCCGGAACATCGCGCTTCTTAAGACTCTTCATAGCTATGGCGGACTGCTCGTTCCTGCGTCGTTCGTGTGCTTGCAGGACCTGGGGGATGTGTTCCAACAAGCGACGGAAAGTGACAATTTGGTCTGCGCGGAGCTTCCTAACCAGAGCGTAAGTGCCGATGTGACAGCTGTGTGTCCAAGTGTCTCGTTCATCGGTTGCACTAAAGGAAGTGCCGTTTGCCGGGAGCTAATCGAGGAGATGGGGCGGATCGCTGCATCAGATAACACCGACGCGGTTTCGTTTAAGGGCACGTCGTCGCGGTGGCTGGAACACGCCAGGGAGGGCGGGAAAGTTAGTGTGATACCAGGGGACCTTGTGGGTGTCGTGGATACGGCCGGGTCGCTCCTCGGCCTCGAAGAGTACCTCGGACAAAGCGATGTCAAGATACGAGGAGACGCACTGGGCGTGCTGTTTCCGGAGGGTGACGCGCTAAAGCGACTGCCTTACCAATGGTTCGTCAGAATGTCGCCTAGACAGGTACTAGGCAGCAACACGTTCATCGGTAAACTCCTTCTTAACACACTTGATCAGTAGAACTTTGTCGCAGCTCCCATTGACGCGGGCGACGGTACTTGTGTATTTTACACCATGATGCGCGAGTTGCTGCCTGGCCACGGTAAGGAAAGACCCGTAGTCTGAGACATTATCAACGTATCTTTTCGTGGAATCATGATAGTGGTGGCGAACACTGGCTAACCACGGATATAGTTCCCCCGATAGCGTAGCTCGTTTAAAAGAAGCCCTGTCGCACCCGAACGAGCCATCCTCGAAGACAGTAAACATGTCAAGTAGGTCGTCGATCAGCTGCTTATCCGGTGGTGAGCTAAAAACAGAGGTCGGCATACTATCTACAATGGACAAGCTTTATAAATTGATACCCGGCGATGAACTCGAACTATCCAATGCCCTCAACACGTCCGCCGTAAAGAAACTTAGTTCCACCTCATCCTCGTGTATGTTGTGGAATATCATCATGTATTTGCATATAACGGGGATTAGACGGTACTTGTCTTCTTGTGGCAGAAGGACACTTGTCTTGACATGCGAGAAGTAACTGTCAAGTACATCCATAACCGAAAAACCCCCATCAATGCTATTGTGGAGAACATCTAGCGCACCATGGAGGTCCCCGCACTTGCACAGTTCTGTGTAGCCGGTTAGCGCGTCATAGTCTATGTTTGTGCATGCCTCCTTTGCGTCTCTAACAGTAACAGTTCTGCACTGCATTAGTTTGAACTTTTCAAGATAGTTCACCATCGTCCGGATAGAGTGAGCGCTAATGTCCACCACGAAGTTCATAGCCTCCCGAGTGAGCTTAATCCCCTCCAATGAACATACGTTTCGACAAAACTCCAATAACTGCATCCTAGATACCTTTGGTAGTCGGATAATAGTGACACGAGACTGAAGGCTCTCAATGATCTTTTGTATGTTCGTACACGTTGAAATGAACTGAACGTTGTGGCTATATTTGTCAATACAGTTGCGAAACACTTGTTGGCTCTGCTCGTTTACCGTGTCCAAGTTATCTATCACGAGGATTTTCTTACGTCCGGCGAGGCTACTAGGGGTCTGGCAAAAAGTCCTAACCTCGTTCCTATAGAACGATATACCCTGATCCTGTAGAGTAGTTATGAACATAATCTCATCGCTTTTCTGCTTTAGCTCTCCGCGATATAGTTTGATTATGTTCTCTACAAGCGAGGTCTTGCCACATCCAGTGTCCCCGATTATCAGTACATTGAGTGCATCTAGCCGACTTAGCACGTGTATGACCTCTCGGACTTGCGGCGACAGATAAAAGTCATCCACACTCTTTGGACGGTGGGCGGTCAACAGTGTTTCTTCCATTCGTAAGCGCCTATAAGTTTAAAAGTGGAAGGTTTAAGTCTTTCGGGGTACTAGTAGAAATGAACTCTGAGGAAGCCCGGGGGTTACTAGGTATACCTTATGGTGCAGACAGTGGAGAGGTGAAGAAAGCATATCGGCTGAAGTCCCTGCAGAACCACCCTGATAAATGCCCAGGCGACAACCAGGCGAGTCTCAGATTCAGTCGTGTAACTGAGGCCTACCGGGTGCTTCTCGCGAACGAGACATTACAAAAGGAGGCAAGTGTCCAAGAACCCACTGGGTCGGTGGGTGGACAAAACTCGGTGCCTTCACCCGCCCTCATGGCATATATAGACGAAGTGGTGGAGCTGAGCATGACAGAGTGTTACGAAGGGAAAGAAGTGCCCTTAAGTATCGAAAGACGGGTCGAACAACGAGATCATTTGAGCGGAGAAGTCGTCATCCGAACGGAAAGAGAGACTGTCTACGCATCCGTGCCACCTGGCATAGACCATGACGAAATACTAGTAATTCCGAGTCGCGGACATGTTAGTCTCGATAGAAGAACCGGAGACGTGCGAATCAGGATAAAGGTGAACAACGACACCCCCTTCGAGCGACGAGGGCTAGATCTCATAATTAGACAGGACATAACACTGTTACAAGCACTCACGGGGGTCGACTTTCGTGTCAGGCATGTGTCAAACAAGACATGTAGGCTACGGACCAACGAAGAGATTGTCACTCCTGGAGTAGAAAGGCGGATTCCGGGATGGGGGATGCGCAGAGGGGATATGACTGGTAATATGATCGTGCGGTTCAACATCGTCTTCCCTCAAACGTTATCCACGGAACAAAAGGATGCTCTCAAGAGAACACTAGAATAGATACAATCGTGGTTATTGTGGTCCACACCAGACCGCAATAACGTGACATTTAGGAAATGCGCTTCGAAGCCACATTCGCCGATATAACGTAGATAGAGTTCTCCGTCATGATGATGTACTCTTCGCTGACCTTGAAAATCTTACTGATATGGCTCGTGTACTCGTCAGCGTTTTTCACCAGAAGTTTCTCCCCTCCCTCACGCACGCCAATGAACACCCCGTCATCGAGGGACTCCACCCAATAGTCCATCATAATAGGGCGATCCTCCACGATGGATAGCTTACAAGCGTGCTGCATGATAGCGCTCGAAGGTAGTTTATAGCTGGGCTCTGTAGCGGGTGACGGGTCACTCATCTATATGTGAAATATCGGCACCCACTTTAAATAGTAATCCCGCAAGTAAAAAAGTCGGGGATAATACAATGAGTAACAAACAGGCTGCGGATTTATCTATATTCGAGAACTATCACGATGGGAAAAACGTGGAGTGGCGCACCCTACCGAGGAAGGTGGTCGATCTGCTAGATGGATGTGCGCGAAGATGCCTGCACGTTTTGACCGCACAGCCACGCCAGTACTCTCAATTCGTTCTCCTGCGCGGGATGGAGACGGTCGAAACAGTCTTTCTCATGCTTCTCCTCTATACTGGCAACGAGGGACTTACTCTGCACCACGCCGAACGAGCCTCTTTGTTGTACGCAGAGTTCATGGAGCAGATAGGACAAGATGCCAACCATTTTCTAGGTCTCTCCTCGAGAGACGCCGCTATGTTTGTATATAAGAAGACATTGTACGATATCGAACCACAGATCAGGAAAAACTGGAAATGCCTCGACGCCGCCGTGGATGAGCAACTTGACCGCCTAAAAGCCGTATCATCCCTATACCGCAAACTCGTCACACATGTTATATTATCGGACAAGAGACCCGACACCCAAACCTACTTGAGCACAATGGAGGGTGTTGGACTTCACCGCGCAGTTGACACAATAACCACACTATGCCGCGGACGCCCATGGGAACCCACGCGTCGTCGGCTCGTTATACTTCACGCCGTAGTGGACCAGTGGGCTCGATCATCGACACATATTCAAACGCACTCTTTCCTCACGGTGGTTGGAAACGTCGCCAAAAAACTGGCAAATGGAAAGATAAGGATGCTTGTAGACGACTCCTCTTCGATGATCGAATCAGAAGCCGCCGTCGAGGCCGTCGTACTTCGACATGGTGACGATGTACTTAATGAGACGCGTCTCCTCAAACTTATGAAGGTTTAGCCGCTTTAACGTGGATGAAACGCCTCAGCCGTTTCTTTCCCCCGGCGCTCGCATGGGGGGTGGGCGGTGTGGACGTTTCCTGCATAGCGTGATCCGAAATGCGATCCCGTTCAGCAAGCAGCATGCCACGAATCCGCTCGTACACCGCACTTAACACTTCTTCTGTACACTTCCCAACCACGAGAACGCTCCCTGTGCGAAACACCATGAAGGATACTTTATACTGTGCAGCGACTATGTCACGGCGTCCACGCAGCTCATCATCTGAACCGCAATCGTAGTAGTATTTGCACTGCACGCCGGGATAAGAACATGGGTCGTAGCTGCAAGACAACCTATACTCGTTCCTGAGAATGTCGTAGAAACGTTGCCGGTCTATGTAGAAGCCACAGTTGAAGTTGGAGTTAATAAGCACTGTGTCGTGCTCTCCCGTAAAACTAATGTCGGCTCCGTCAGGGACAATCGGACGCAAGACATCGAGTACCAGCCGCAGCACCGTGTTTAGGGTCTTCACTGACTGAATCCCCGGTATCTCCAGTTTCCCAGTGTTGAACACCTTGACGTGTATCTCTTTGAAAGAGGAGTTCTCTTGAATCCTGAGTATCATTACAAAACAATTGTAGAACGCGCTTTTCTCTTTAGAACGATGGTTCTGTATGTCCTTCTTGGAAAGCCCCACGCTTATCTTACGGATGTCCTTGAAGCCCACCCGCCCGGTGGGATTGTCCACGCGGGTGATGAGATGATGTCGCACACAATGCTCTTTTTCCGATGTATCCATCGTCGCCTGCAAATCTTCCTCTGTGAAAGAGCTGAACTTCATTTGTTTCTTTACCACTCCCTCTACGGGACACGAGTATTCAATCACCGGCAGCCTCCAGAACGTCTCGACCAGCGGCACGGTACGATCCAGAAACGATATCTTTGTTGTCGTCGATATGTAGAGCGCGCCACACTCTTTAGCAATCGCAGTTGCTTGCATAGATGGAGGCCCCTCATGCTCATCGCCTACACGCTTATACGTCCCTGTGTTGACGAACGTTTCCCATTCTGCGTCCAGATTGCCCATGAGATTGCAGATATAGGTGTTAGGTGTATTCGCTTCAATTATTTTCCCAGATAAAGTATAGATGTCTGCGGTAGCGAGTAGCGCCTCCATACCGATACCCGGAGCCTCGCATGCGTGCGAGTACAAGAAGAACGTATTCGATCCATCGAAGTCCTCACCACCTAGTAGCTGGAACTCACGCCTTCAAAGTCGTCTGCAAATGTACGGTGTCTCGCCAGTGGAGTACAAGTGTTTCGGCAAAGAGAGATACGATAACAATCGGTAGTGGGTCAACGTGATGCACACAGTCTGACAACTTTACCAGCAAGTCCGTAGTAACCGCGGGGTGTCGGACACTCACCAGATAAGCAACACACGATGACATGAGCGAACGCGCGTCAAGCCCGTGCGAAGTCATAGCCGTGCACAAGTCTTCTCGCAACAATTGTGGCGTGCAGCTCGTATCACCGAGACGACTAGTAATATTCTCCCACACACAATCCTTGACTACACTAATCCGCTGCACAGAACCCGCATTGGCTTGCAAATGATTAATCATGCTGCGCACATCGGACCCCATCGCTCGACAGACGGAAGCTATATCGGCGTCATTCATCCCCAGTCGCTCTTCGTGGACTATTCGGCGGAGGAACGAACATACCTCCTTATGTGGAAGCTGGTTAAATCGAAGCTTTACCAAATCTCCCTGGAGCGCCTCGTCTATCTTGCTTGCGTAATTGCAAATGAGACAGAAACGTACACCGGTGGGATGCTGTTGAAGCAAATAGCGCAACGCCTGCTGAGCGTTCTTTGTCATGTAATCCACCTCATCCAAAACGACAAACTTAACCCCTTCAACGAAAAGTGCCTTCGAGGTCACGAAGGTGTTAATTTGATTGCGTATTACCTCTATGCCTCGCTCATCCGATGCATTGAGATGAATAACCAATGTGCTACTCTTCTGACCATGTCTTTCTTGGAAGCTGTTGATAAGGTTTATGATCGCAGTCGTCTTGCCCGTCCCTGGCGGGCCGTAAAAAAGCGTATTGGGAAATCTGCCAGTCTCGACAATATTGAGCATGATGCGCCGGTTCATTGGGGACAACACTATATCGTCGAAACACGTAGGTCTGTACTTCTCCACCCACGGGACGGAGTAGGAAGACATGACATAAACGTTCGGTATATCTTAAAATATAAATTGAAATCTATATATAGATGCAGACGTGTCCAGAACATCGAGACGTCATGGCTGTCGCGCAGTCACAAGGCTATCTCGAAATCATAATAGGCCCCATGTACTCGGGAAAGACGTCAAGGCTTCTGACCGTCTACAAGCAGATGAGAGTATGCGATGTAGGGGTCTTAGTTGTCAACTTTGTGGAGGACAAGAGGTACTCCGAGACTATGATGGCGACGCACGACAAGACCGAAATCCCATGTGTGTTCGTGGAAAGATTGTCAGACCTCGAACAACGGCCGCAATACAAGGAGAAACTAGATGGAGCACGCGCCGTGCTTATTAATGAGGGTCAATTCTTTGCCGATCTGTATGAGAAAGTGGCATACTTCGTGGAGACCATGAAAAAACAGGTGTATGTGTGTGGCTTGGACGGAGACTACATGCGCAAGCCATTCGGAGATTTGTTGACGTTGATACCGTTAGCTGACAACGTAATAAAGCTGCGATCACTGTGTCGCAGATGTAAGGACGGGACCCCGGCGCTATTCAGTCACAGGATCGTGCAAGATGTGAAGGAGCAAAAACTCATTGGCTCAGACGCATACATACCTGTGTGTCGAAAGTGCTATCAGGCGTTTAACACTTAGACAAATCCATTTAAATTGCCTGCGTTATGCAAAAGCAGACGTGATGTCAAAAAACGAAGGTGCTACCGCGGACTACCCCACTTTTTCTTCGTTGGGAGACGCTACTCACGCGACGCGAAGACGCCGCGGAAGAAAGCCAAAAGGCGGTAAGGTTGTTTCGGCGATGGCGAGCGGGGTCGATGAAGAGTCAAAGGAAATGTCCAACGTGGTCTTACACATCCGGTGTAGTCTCGATGATTTGTGCCCAACAGAACCCACACTTGACGCGCGGCTGGCATCGATCGACCTCCCGCAACAACCTTTCGAGACGTACGAAGGCATCAGTTCTGCCCAGGAGCCACTTTACCATTACATAGACGAAACATCTCGTCTGCCCCCCGGGGATCGGGACTACAAATCAACCGAGTACGACACCATGATTGTCCGTAAGCTAAAGGAACTCGAGAACTGTCTCCATAAGAACGAGATTTCCGACAAAGAGTCCGCATGCTTCTGGTGTACATGCGAGTTTGACAGCCCGGCCATATACATACCCAGTCACGAAAGTGGCGGCGGCTATGACGTATATGGATGTTTCTGCAGTCCAGAATGCGCATGTGCTCATCTCATGGAGCGCGACAGGATCGACAGCTCCACAAAGTTCGAGAGATACAGTTTGCTAAACCATCTGTACTGTGATGCGTTCAACTACGCTCATCCAATCAGACCTGCACCCGATCCGCACTACACTCTCGACAAGTTCTACGGGAATCTCTCCATCCAGGAGTACAGAAGGTCGTTCAGAAACGAACGTCTGTTGATGATCGTTCAAAAGCCATTGACGCGCATCCTCCCCGAGCTGCACCAAGACATGACGGACTTCGGATCCATAGCCGGCACGACCTCTTCCGGTGGCGGAAGTGGAAAATACCGCCTTAGGAGAAAAGCGGTTCAACCCGACAAGAAGAGCGTCGTCAGCCACACGTTCGGGCTCACTTAGTCCTCGCCGCATAATTGCAAATCGTCCCTTTGCATGAAACATACAACCACGCCCTTGCGCTTTCCAGTTAGAAGACGCACGTTGTAGAGATCGGCTAGGGGTTCGCCTGGGGGACATTCGTATCCCTCGCCTACACCGCATGCCTCTTTCCACTCTTGGGCTTTGTTGGCGTGATCCTCGGGGCAGGGTAACTTGCAGACGGTCCCTCTCTCACCGATAAAGCCCCCGTCCAATATCCACACAGTTGATCCCATCGCAATGTCTGTCATAAGCGAGATTGCGATGCTAGAAGTCAGTAGCGGCAAATCAATTTTTCGGTCCACTGCGGCCGCCCTTGGCTGTGAACGCAGCAACGTTGCTGTCCATGTACCCGCGTATCTCCGCGAAGACCCTTTGGTTCGTCGAGGCCCTACTCGGAGCCGCCCGTACCACATGGACGCCCCCTAGCAAATACTCGCGAATAACCTGGTCACAGTCATAGTTGTGTTCAACGAGCTTCGAAAACGCATACTTCTCGTCGTAGTTGGTCTGGCGCATAACTAGCGCCGTCTTGCTTTCATGGTCATCCGGCGAAGAACTCATATTAGTAGGTTCAGTGAACTGTATTTAAACGGATAAATAAGAACTTACACAGTAGATGGACATCACACGACGACATGGCCGTGACGTGGACTTGCGCCCCACTATGGACAAAATCCGCTCATGCGTTGAGGAGGTCGTGAGGCCATTAGCTGAATGCCCGCCCCATCACACCTACGTGTATAATGCGATTTGTCCGATTCTGCGCGAACTACCCGAGTACAAGCTCCTTCAAAGCGAGGTTCGACGACTTGCGGCACAACTAGACGTTAAAAACGCAGAGCTGGAGCGTATGAGACATGATCTAGATGAACTGTCTAGCGGAGGAGAGGAAATGGTGCTCGAAGTACGAGATCATCAGGAACAGACTAACACGCAAACTGCGGGTGACGGTGAACGTGGGAATGGGAAGCCATGGGAACGTGACGGTACTAGTCAATGCTCTTCTTCAGATGGTGATTCTGCGCCTACATTCCCTCCGGGCACGATTAAGCGGATTATGTTCGAAGTTCAAGCCGAAACCGAGGTGACCGAAGACAGTGGATTTGGCGAAGCCGGAAAGGGGGAACGCGAAGCTAAGGGGAGCGACGCCGAAACTGAGGAGGATGAACCTATGTCCGAGGACGAAGAGGTTGAGGAGATGATTATCCAAGGCGCAAGTTACTATTGCTCCACCACCACCATCTACGAGTGTGCTCCAAACGGGGATGTTGGCGTGGAGGTGGGCGTTTTCCGCAACAAACTACCCGTCTTCCACATGGACGACTCTTCGGACCTTGACGTGGACTTCATATGATTTTAATATTAACAACAAGTATACATGGCGATACTAAACAAACTGTGTCCTCCAGCGATGCTGTATGTCGGTTTCTCACTCGCGCAAATATTGATCGACACGGTGAAGGGCATGTACAACACAGCTATGTTCAAGTTTCTGGTGATGATTATCTTCACTATACTATTGAATACGCTCTGTCGCCAAGGACTTGGCATAATCTCGTGGTTCATAGTCTTCATTCCTTTTCTAATGATGACGTTCTTGACGAGCATATTGCTGTTTGTGTTTGATTTGTCCCCAAACTCAGGGTCACTTAAGTACAATGTGCACGTGCCCGAAAAGAAGAAGGAGAAGGAGAAGGAAAAAACAAAGCGGGAAACACCCACCACAGAAGTAAATAGACGCATGCCACCTCCACCTTCGCCGCCGCAGCCGCCTAAAAAGTGATCTGTTTCAAAGCGCTTAAAACAAATATTTTCTATATCTACAGACAATGGATTTGGATACGACTGCCATGCACTTAGGTTACACTGTCATGATCGGGACTGCCGTGAGCGTAGGATGCGCGGCACTTGCTGCCAGATACCCACGCGAAGCCAACATGCTCATCCTAAGCGGAGCGCACGCCATCTTCAAGTGGACAGCGAAAGCCACGAAGAGGTACAAGGAAAACATTAAGCCAGCGCTGGATGACTTGTGCGCGAGTCTATGCACGAGCATGGGCGGAGGAAACGACGCGGCCCATGCCCCTCGACTGATCTTCACACGCGCCGGGCGCACCGTTACTACGGTATCCACGCTAGAAAGCATCGCAGAAGAGCCGGTAGACGAGGAGACATACGACATGGTGTTGTATCGCTTCACAGAGGAAAACAAAACACCTGTTATAAGAGCGGACACCGTCGAACGGCTATCCGACGGCTTCAAGTGCGCGGAAGAACGTTTCATCAACGTCACACTCCATGTGGGGGATCAGTCGTACACTTTGAACTTGAAGGAGCCGTACGATTTCTTTATAGTAGATAACGTCATTCTCGACAAGGAGTTCGTAGCTTGGTGGTGCATAAGTCGGCTTGGTTTCGACACGGCACCCGAAGACTACAAAGTTACGATCATTGACGGGTCGGCAGACCAACTCACGCTGGGGCCGCAAGACGCCGTGCGACTTGGAGCCACCGGCTACGACACATTGGAAAAGAACGATGGCAGTCCGAAGCCGGACAGCGTGAGCGACACAGAGGGGAGTGACACAGATAAACCTCGAGTTGGTGAGGCGTGTGCCGAAGGGAATACCCCGGAGCTTACCGCTTGGGGGTCGTGGTTCAGCCGCTCTAAGCAATGATGAAAGGATATAGAAAATTGATCTCTCGTAAAGATATCGGCATGTCGGAAAACGCGACCTCGGTAATGCCGCCCCACGAGACGATAGCCGCTGAAGAACATAGCTTATTTGATAGTTGGACCTTGTGGGCCCATCTACCACATGACACCGACTGGTCGCTAAAGAGCTACAAAAGCATTTACACTTATAACACTGCAGAAGGGACGCTAGCAATAGCGGAGACCCTTCCCGATGCACTCGTACGTAACTGCATGCTGTTCATGATGCGAAAAGGCATCCAACCAACATGGGAAGACAAGAGGAACCGCCACGGGGGCTGCTTTTCGTACAAGGTGACTAACAAACTCGTGCCCTCTACCTGGAGGAACCTGATGCTATCGGTCGCCGGCGAGACGGCCGCGAACCGCGCCGAGGTGGCAGGCGACATCACAGGCATTACCATCTCTCCAAAGAAGAACTTTTGCATCATAAAGGTGTGGATGGGATCGTGTCGTTTCCAGAACCCTGACAACATTACGGGCGTAAATGGCCCAGCGGCCCAGGGATGTATCTTCAAGAAGCAAACACCGGAGTACTAAACACAAACAATGTAGTAGCGCAAAGCCACTACATTATTTTTCTAGGAATGGGATGGTGGAAGAGGAGCTAGGCAGAGCTTTATCTCTCCCAAACTGGCCACATTGTACTTGACTACAAGTGGGATGTCGTTCTCCAGATACATTTCAATGTGACTGCACAGGTTCGTACACTTGATGAAGTATGTAAGGTTTTTCAAAGAAAACTCTCCCTGGATGACCCGCGTAGGGCTCTGCTTCTGAATGAACTCCATGCTGCCATCCGACTCGGTGCGTCTTATCTCTGCCTTTGCGAACGCGCCGGAGCATCTGAATACTAGTTCCGTACCCACCGACTCGATCTCCAGCGTGTCCGAAATCACGGAGAGGTCCCTCACAATCTTCTCGAAGTCCGAGCTGGGGAGGTTCAGTATCGAGGAGAACTTCACGTCTGGGTATTCGAGCTCGTCCGCCTCGGGTTCAATCAACCGCAACTTCTGCGTCTTACACTGTTTGATCTCACCATTCTCAAATCGTAACCCCAAGTTCTGCACAACGCCGTCCGAGTAATCAGAGCGCTCGATGTACATCGTGAGCGTGTCGTCGTTGTCGATAGTATTCACAAGCTTGAAAAGGTGGAACATGTTGACGCCTATAACAATCCTGTCGTACTCGCACTCGTAGAGCTCAAAGCGATCAGCAGGTAAGTAGAGGTACACCAATATCGTGTGTGACTTGTCCATATTGATTATCCTTATCCCATCCTTTTGAAAAGTGATGTTGGTTTCAAGTAGGATGTTCTTAAGCGCCGTCATCAGGGTTCTAAAAGGTTGTATTTGAACCGTCTTGATGCGCAACACACAGCCACCCGACACCATGGTAGTATACGCATATTCCACACCACTCTTTAAATGATCTTTCTCCGGCAGTCCTGCTACTGAAAATCATTATCTGTACCATATGTACCATGATTTCGAGCCTGTACAACGGGCTACTCTTCATTATGCCTTTCACCAACGAACTGGCAAATCTGGCACGTTCTTATCTCAACCTACCAATATGGGTGTACAATCCACACCCCACTTCGCTCCGAGACGTCGTGACGAAGCTCAGCCTCGACACCGTCTCCCTTTACGGAGTCATACTCAATCTGCTCGAAGCAAGCGCCGTGAACTTCGACGTGTTAGCACTGTCATTGCTCGGACTGGCGCTCCTCGTGTTTTCCTTTGTGATACCGACGTTTCTCATTCCTTACATAACGACGAGCGACATACCCGGACGCAGCGCCATTGCGTTGGTAGTCATACTTACGCTAGCGTACATCGACCGTGTCGCCATGCATTGGGCCGAACGGTATCAGACTGTGTTGTCTGAAGAAAACAATGTGACCGATGCGAAAACAAAAGGGCGCGGCATCTACTACTTTACAGCTATTATGCTGATTGTAATACCCATATTGTACGTTTCCCACATGGCATTTAGACATAAGCTACCCATACTCGCCGCGGTATTTCTCACAGGCACCGTAACGGCGACTATCCTGATTGAACGCTACGTCGCAGCGGCGCCGCACGGGCCGTACGATCCCATAACCGACGAGCTCGTCCAATAAACCACCATATCCATGCAGATCATTTTATTGATTTGCATAGATAAAGTTAAAGGCACTTTCACATACCTACACACATGGAAGTAATGGAAGAAAAACAGTACGACGAAGCGAAAGCTAAGTCCATCCTATGCGATCTGTTCGAGCGCTATACATCCAACGCATACATCACTAACAAGCTTCTTCATCATATGTGCGACCAACTCCCTGTCCTCATGCAGCGAGCCGCGGAGCACCAGGTGCAGAGGGAAGATAGAAAGCGCTCACTGACCGAGGCCGCCGACGCGTTTGTCGAGCGCTTCTTGGGGAAGAACGTGTACGTGTACTCACATACAGCGTCGATGTTCTTTCACTACGATCGTCTTCACTACCACGTGTACAACGAGGACGACATACTGTACGAAGTACTGAGAGGTATCACACATCAACCCAGCCTTCATCCATGGAAGCACAAGATAAAAGTGCACATCCTCAAGAGGATAAAGGAGCGACCACTGGTATCGTGTATTCCGGATTCGGCCACGATACAGTTTATAGTGAATAGCCTCCATCCGTCGGTGTTCAAGAGTAGAGTGATGGCGAAATACTTTTTGTGTGTCGTTGGGGACGGATTGCTGAAGAAGAACGAAAATCTGATATACATAACCTCGTCTGACGTCAAGTCCTTCGTCTTGGGTATTGCTGCTGACGCCAACTCGCTCTTTGGCCAGAATGCCGTAGCGAGCAGCTTCAAGTATAAATATTACGACCACAACTTCATTGATTGCCGACTGATCGCTACACAGTTTCCGATCAACGACAAGGTCTGGGAAGGGAGCCTCCGGAAACACATAGTAGATGTACTCTGCGTCGCCGCACACTACTCAGAGAGATACCGCAACGCGGATGACTTTATGGCACAACACCGAGATACAGACGACGGGCGCCATGCATTGTATCTTACAACACGCACAAATGATAGCTTTATTACGGACTTCATACGCTCGCATTTGAGTGCCTCGACGCAATCATCATGCACAATCAGCAGTAAGGCCATGACATTCCTCTGGAAAAACTATCTAGTCCAGCTAGGAGTTCCCAGCGTCATCTTTGCGTCCCAAGTTAAGGCGCTGCTGCAAGAGCGATTGTCGTTTGACATAGAGGAGGACACATACACACACGTTACGAGCTCATATCTTCCTTCTGCAAGTGCTTTTACGGAGTTCTGGAGAAACGAAATAAGCATCACCGAGGACGAGGACGACGAGCTTGAGATAGAGGAACTTCTCACGTTGCTGCGCGCTAACAATAGAAAGGTCTTCGGGAGCGTGACCACAAACGAACTTCTCTCTATGTTAGGGCACTTCTGCCCTGAGGTGACGATAGATGACGACAAATACATCCAATGCGTCATCTGCACGAGCTGGAATAAAAAGGGGCAGATATCTAGCTTTCTGACAGTACTAAGGGACAGGTTATCTGAGCAAACCGGAGAACATACCACTGCTCTTCCACTCTTCGAAGCCTACGAAAGATACGCGGCGCACATGAGGAATAAACAGCCCATGGTGAGCAAGCGCTACTTCGAGCGTTTTATAGGAGAGTATCTTGCCGAGTACATCAACGAAGATGGATGTATCGAGCCCGACTGGTACATCTCAGCCTAGTGCTTCGGAGGAGCCAACGCGTTTGCCAGTCGTCCAGAAAGAACAGCCGCGGCGGCCCACGGTACGAAGGCTGCGAGCAGGGATGGCCATTTGCCGAACCTCTGCAACAAGAAATAATATGAGATATCGTACGTGAACAGTGCCAAAAGCATGAAGGCGGCGTGTAAAGCGAAGCTACCCAGTGCCGATTTATCCTTTATAAAAACCACACTGGGAATGAATAGCGTGGGGGCCGAGTATATTAGTCCCGCCACAAAGGGCGACGCGTTGTTCGCGAAGTATGTCTGACCGACAACTATTAGCCCACCTAATATGAACTGCACAACAATGTTGCTCATATTACTATTCTAAGAAGTTAATCTATATGGTCGTCGCGTCGATAGCGGGCGGCGCCATCGCGGGCGGCAGGACAGCGGATGTTTCGCGCGGGCGCAAATCAGCTGGCCCGAGAGGAATATCCTCCGGCTCGAGGCACCGGAGGTGGCAACACAAGCGCCATAACAGAGACTTAAAACGATAATAACAGCCCTTTGCCTCGCCACGTTCGCCAAACATTGCTCTCTTGTAATCATTTGCGTACTGCAACATGTGACTGTGGGTTGATAAAATGCGACGCTGGTCGTTCACTAGCTGGGAGAACCGAACTAATTCACGCTCCCGATCTGCGGCAAGTCTATCATCATCCGAAACCCCTGACTCAACACCCCAACGCGTGAAGGACTGGTAAGAATCAAGAAGCTTACTGAACAGTCTCGAAAAAGACTCGGTAACTTCTGTATTCTGTGTTGCCATACGCGTTTCCAAAATACGTTTCTCATAGTTAGCGACCATCTTAGGTCGAATGCTAAACAGCACGGCCTTTGTCTGACTCAACACCTCGACAGCATGCCCGGATATAACGTCAACATTGCGATACACGCTTTCTTTGATGAGCACAGTATCATTCTGGCGAGTTTGCTCATTTCCCAGGCCCAACGCTTTCTCCAGCTCTATGCAACAGCCTTTTACCTTGCTTATACAATCCACTATGAGGGTGGCCCTTCCACGCGTCTCTTCGCATCGCGTGTCCCAAGCGCCCCATTTGAGTACGCTGGATACAATCGTCACCAAGAAACTGAGTACAATGTTCGGTATGCGATCATGCTTGGCATCAATCACCGCCCTAGGAAGAATAAAAGTGAGAGAACTCATCAGGGTCATGGTAGACGACAGCAGTATAACGAAAAGCGACAATCGTGAATGCCATAGTCTCTGATTAGTGAAAATCCTATGAAAAAGACGATGCTGCGTATTGAGCTCATGCGCATGTCGCTTGAGTAAACTATATCGCGAGACAACCTCCCCGTGGGGGACGCTGATATCAACTGCGATAGTACCATCGTCAGAGTGGACGGCCCTACTCTCCTTATTACGTGGTGAAGCTTGACCGGGTGGCGGACCACCCGAGTCTGCCACGATAGGTGCGGGTGACACCTTTGTGTTTGTCATCGGGAACAGCCGGGCACCGCCGATAGAGTGCGCCGCCAGCTGCGGTGGCAGCGGTTCATGCACGTCGATCACTACAATCTCCTCGGCGTTACCAGACGCGTCGTCGATAGCCTCCATCGGTCCTAATCAAACGGTACAAAAGAATATCGAAACCTCACCGCCACCGAGTGAAGTCACGATCTTGACTTACCTTAGCTTAGGGAAACGGATCGTATACCCGCCCATGGCCTCATGGCATCGGACGATGCGTCATTAGACGACGCGTCGGACAATAGTCTAGCGGGTGGCAACGACTCATAGCTCACGTCCTTCCCCACCTAGAGAAGCCAAGTACGACGGCTCAGGGCCAAAACTAGGGCACGCTCCTATAGACATGATTGTAGCCTTGTCTTGCGCGTCCGTAATTTCATCCTTATACCTTAGAACATCCACCCCGGTGGCGGCCTCTATCTCTTTGGGGGTAGCGACATCCATCAAAGCGTAAAGATATCCTGCGCCGTAGTTTGCATGCAAAACTGCGATCATGGGAACCTCGTCCTGCTTTGCGGCCGTGGACCATCGCGCTGACTGCCGCAGCAGTGTCTTAATTACGTCCCGTTTGACAGCATCGCCGTCGGAAAACCAATGGCACATCTTGCCCACCTTTGTTAGCAGGTACATCAACACCAGTCCCACCACCACACCTACGAATACGCTTCCATAATCAACTTTCATCATACTTATCTTGTATAACATTACGCAAGAAAAGTACATTCTAGAGTTTTTGATGCAGAATCCTTAATGTTTCCGGCTCTTCTTGTGCGATCTCCGCGTCTTCTTGTGCGACTTCCGGCTCTTCTTGTCGCCAACGCGCACCCAGCCAAAGTGACCCTTCTTCGTGCCATAGCCGGCCTTCACCAGACGGTTATCCTTCTTCGCGCTGCGGGACTTGTTCGCCGATACGATACGACCGAACTTGTTCATCTTCAGGTCCTTCTTCTCAAGACCACCTGAAGTGTGCTTCGCGCTCCCGTTGAACACCTGTCTCCTGCTTCCTGTAGTCAGCATATTATACATCTATGCAAGATTTTATTTCGCCGTGGCACGTACTCCCTAAATAAACGAATTACGTATAGGACCTCTCGCCCCCGCCGGTGCGCCGGCATTGCTCCCAAACGCGTTAACTACTTGGCCTTCGACTACCGAACGCGTCCTTCCCGGGGCTCGCGAAGCCATCCCCACCATAAAGGCCTGCCTGGCTATCTCCCCTCGAATTGGCGTCACGTAACCAGTGTTCTGGGGATTGTACAACGCTCGGGGAGGACAACCCAGTGGACGTCCAACGCACCCCAAGTCGATCCCCGCAGCTGATGCATAGTGACGGAACCACGGACTATCTATGGAGGCGGTGAAGATAAGCTTCGTCATTACCGGTGAGGTGTTCTGACCCCCGTACGTATCAACCGCGTGGCCGATCGGCAGAGTGATGACATAGGCCCCGTAGGCTGGGGCCGTCACCTGGAACGTAAAAGACTTTCCTCCGGTCTCCCCCACGAGCACAAAGTCCACTCCCGCAGCCCCAACTAGGGCTCCAGACGTGACTCCGGTCAACGATGCGTTCGAGTCCATCCGAACCGCGGCTGTACGCGTCCCTACAAACACATTTGGAACGGCCCAGCGCGACACGGGCGCAAGAGAGATTCGCACCGCGCCTACATACTCCCAAGACAGAGAAGTACTAGCATTCGATGCTCGCCCCCGAATGTTCTGTGCACCCCCTGCCGGGAGCGAGATTGTAAAGACTTCGCCATCGGCAGGTTTGAAAGTTCGTACGACCAATGTGTAATCCCGGTTCTGGACCCCACCCGGAGTGCCAGCAATTGACGATATAGTTACCCCTTCCGTAAGCAAAAACGCCGCCTTAAAGGGCATCGTGATGTCAACACTGGAAGACAACAACACGGTTATAGTGGAGGTGTAGTACACCTTGCCACCCAACACATCTAGAGAGGACAATGAGATATCGGGCGCGCTGCCTTCGTATTCCCACTTAAAAGGCAGACTGGCGAGGTTCTCATTGCCAGCTCTGTCCTCATAAGCATCCCCAAGCACTTGAGCTTGATATGTGCCAGCGGCGGGCACAGGGATCGAGACGTCATAAAGCGTAGAACCGCTGCTCGATGCCGTCATGGTATATCCGGTTAGGACGGCGTCCGCACTATCCGTGATGCGGATGGCAGACTGACCGAATACTCTCGCTTGGCGGATCGTGTCAACCACGAGTTTCATCACATCATGTATAGTTTTACCCCCAGTGGTAAGCGACATCGAGGACTGCGCAGTGATCGTGGGCGTTGGGTGCAATTTAGAGTAGCTCCATGATAACTCATTGGACGCAAGGTTCGACAGTCCGGCGCGGTCGGTGAACTTATCGGCGGGAACCTGAATGCTAAATGTGCCACCCGCGCCCGCGTAGGCCATGACATTATAAACAGTGTCGCTCAATGGGACCCAGCTAGACAGCGTAAGACCGTCCGTCGTCTGCACGTCACCTATCGTGAACGAACCGGGTGCTGTCGGTTCATCGATGACGAACTTCACGTCTACTGTATCCACGTTGATGGTGTCACCTGAAACCAACGGCTGCCCGGACCCGGCCGCCTTTGCGGTTATGGCCACGGAAGGTCGAGTATCGTTGTAAGTCCAACTCCACTCGGGGGCGACCGCGCTCTTGTTGCCCGCCGTGTCCACCACCCCGGCGGCCGGCACCTTCAGTGTATAGCTCCCTTCTTGTGAAGTCGTTACCTGCACCATCATCGAGTAGTCCGCCGAACCGCTCGTCGTGGATAAAACCTGTGTCGTGCCCGACGGCCCTGTCAGCATCACAGTAGGCTGGATGGTGACCGCATCGTCCACGGCCACTTTGAAGACATTCGTGTCAAGATGAGTGAATCCATTGTTGATCAACGATCCGTCACCCACGTGCGAGATAGTGGGCACCGGGGGCGAGTTTGTATAAGTCCAAGCGTACTCACCAGTGGCCACGTTCACGTTGCCCGCTCTATCATGCACTGACCCCTTCGGCAAAGACAGCGTACATGGTACGGTTACATCCGCACTCTGCGCCCCGACGTCCACAGTCACCTTGTACACAGTCCCTTCTTGTTTATAGGAAAAAGATGCACTGGCGGGAGAGAAACGAAAGTCCGGCTTCGACACTGTTACCCCACTTTGGTTAAATGTTACATTGAACGCCACGGATTCTCTATTCGTAATCTGCCCCGGCCCTAGCGGAACCACAGGTTGAATAGTAGGAACGGGCGGGACGTTACTATAAATCCAGCCGAAGGAAGCCTGCCCGCTCAGCCGGCCATAGCGATCTGTAAAGGCACCCTCGTCAAAGCTCATGGTATACGTTCCGTCAGATGGACTACTACCAAGGCTGACCTCAAACTGGTACGTCGTTGCAGACTTGACACGGTACGTAAACGTAGCACCACCAGTACCGGCTATTTTGCTAACGTCCACCGAACTAATTACAAGACTGCCAGTTACCGTCAAGGTAATGGTTGACTCATTCGTTATGCCCTCCCGCGCTGCCACTGTAGGGATGTCACTGGCGACGGACAGTGTGAGTGGTGCATCATTGTAATGCCACGTGAACGGGTTCGACGCATTGTTGGGCTGCCCTGCCAGATCGTTATATGCCCCGGCTCGGACGGATAGTGAAACATAGTTGGCGCCCGTCACCGTCGCATCCAGCTCATAGGTATCTCCCTGCTCCCCTTGCACAGCGATCAGTTTGCGCGGGTGCGCAATACTGACTACAGTTGGATCAGTTGCAGTGATGTAGGACGACTGAAACGGTTCACCACTTATTCCGTCCGGAACATATATCCGTAGGCGGATCGGGTTAATGTCGGTGTACGCACCATCGGAGATGTCTACCGCCGTTATCACAGGGGTTGGTGGAACATTGGTATAAGTCCAGTAAAACGAAGAGGCAGCCTCATTGATCTGACTACGGTTGTTCACTGCCCCGGCTGCCACCTTCACCCAGCAATCCACAGTGAAGTCCGCCACGGGGGTCATATCGGCCAACTGAAAAAGCAGTGAGTACACCTGGCTCCCGCCGGAAGTAGTACTTATTCCCGAAAAGGATGATGGCGCGGCCAGCGATGCAGAATGGCTGATATCTCCCACCTCAAACGGAACACTCGACGGGCTCACAGTGATATCCAACGCGATACTCTTCCTCGTCGTAAGTGCGTGGCTCTGGACGGGCCCCGCGATAGTCACCACGGGCTCTGTAGGTGCGAAGGTCCACGAGATGGTGCTCCCACTCGCTGGCTGCACACCTCCAAGATCGGACGTACTGAAAGCACTAGGATGAAAGTCCACCTCCGCGTGGCCCTTTTCCAAGGGCTCGATAGTAAACACGTAGCTGAGGCGAGGTGTAGTGCCAGATGGAGAAACATTGGTTATCTTACAGTTGGTAAGCACTATGTCGGATAAGCGCGGGAACACCTTGTCCGTAAACGTCAGTAGCGCATCGACCGATAGAAGGGCGCTTGACTGGGACGTGTTGAATGTCAAACCAGTCGTATCAGACACTACGGTGTACGTGGGGTCTATGTCCGTGTAACTCCAATTGAAGCTAAGAGCCTCGGTGGCGCTGTTCCCGGCGATATCGACAATAGATGAAGCCGGTATCAGAAGCGCGAAGTCCCCCGCTGCGCTCGTATTGACCGAGAAGTTGTAGTGAATGTATTGGGTAGTCCACTTCTGATTCACAACGCTACCGATGCCGCCGACGCTGCCTGTCAACATGCTATCGGTGACGGCAAACGCGGGGCACGGCTCGGAAAGACTGATGTCAAACACCACAGTGGAAACGTTGGTCAATAGGCCGGGGTCGATGTCCGTCGTCGTTAATCGCCCGGTCGGGGCAACATTCGAGTATGTCCAGTTGAAAGGTGATGATGCCAGTGAGTCAGAGTTGTATTTGTTTTTCACTATCCCAGCAGGTAGACTAACAGAGTACGATTTGTCTTGGTCGGCATACGTGGCGAAGGTCAGTTGTTGATTGGAGGCGTCCAGTACCACGTTGACTGCGGACGCGCCACCCTCGATCAGCACATTCCCATGCAATCCTTCTGCGAGAGGCTGGTCAAACGTAGCGGTAAAATGCAAATATTCCTGGTTCGTCTCAGACCCCGATACCAGCCCAGCATCCGCACTAAGCGTAACCGCAGGGCCAACTATGACACATTGCCAGCTCACTCTGCTACTCTCTTTATTCCAGTTTTTGAAACCGTCGGAAATCTTGTGGCGCGGCATGTAGATAGAGTACTCCCCGTCCGCAGGCACCGTGACTTCGAATGTGTAGTCCACATCGGAAACCGCATTCAACGACGAGATGATGACTTGACCTTCGTCCACAGAAGCCGGCGGTTGACACACGATATCATCGTGCGACACCCCCTCGCATGGCTCGCTCAACGTCATCTCAAACTTCAGAACGGGAAATGGATAGGATGGCCCTTTGTTTGCATCTAGAGCTTGAGACGAAAAGTGCACTGTCGGGGCCTCATCCGAGTAATCCCAACTGTAAACCTCCGACGCAGCACTCCCCGTACCATTTACGTCCGAAAACGCCCATTGCTGCACCTGAACGCCGTATATTCCATTGACTAGCACCAGCACGGCCCCAACTGTAGATGTCGACACACTGGCCCTCACATGTATGGGTGACTGCCACGGCTGGCCAGCCCCGGGGTCCGACGAGACAAGCTGTATCCTAACTCCCGGATTCGAGTGTCTCCCAGTGGTTATTGGCACAACCTTAGTTATGTCGAAACCATACATGGGCTCGTTGCCTCGACAACTAATGGCCAATAGTATGGTCTCCTGATTGGTCTTTGGCTCTGTGCCAGTCAGACCGCTCGATATCTCTGCTCGAGGAGGGGCGTTGGTGTATATCCAGTCGAAAGAGAAGGAGGCGTCGCTTGAGGCGCTACCCGTGGCGGCTGATGACACCAGCGCCCCTGGTCGACAAGTTACGCTACACTGCGCCAGGTAGTCCGCTGGTATGGTCGTCGACCCATCGTTCTGGGCAACCGTAAATGTCCAGTTCTCATCGCTCCCACTGAGGTCTTTGACTATCATGGTGTTGGGCGCGAGTATGCACTTGGTTATGTCCACTGACGCCAATGGTGCATCCGCAACCAAGACCAGACTTATATCCTCCTTTGTCGTGGGCTGCCCCGCGCTCACATCGGGAGAGTAGAAGTCGCTCAGCCTAGGGGGTTCATTTTGGTAGTGCCATGTGGCCACATTAGAAGCTGCGTTCGAAACATTGTCTGAGTTCACCACATTCGCCGGCACAGAGATTGTGTACAGGCCCTCTGATACTACGATGATCGTGCTCTTGTATTGATTGGTCCCGTCTGATGTCGGGGCGGTTGGAACGGGTGCAACCACTCCACTAGGTGCCCCCACCGTAATCGAGTCCCCGTCGAATCCAACAACATCCTGGTCAAAGCTGAACGTCGCTGTTACCTGTGGAGAGTTAGTCCAGCTCCCACCAGACAACGACCCCTGTGACGTCGAAAGCGCTACAACTACAGTAGGTTGCGACTGCACGTAGGTCCAAGATAGCGATGCTATGCCAGACCCTGCGGTTCCATAGGCATTACTGAGTCTGCCTTGGTCAACTGATACCCCACAAGCTATACTGACGTTCTCATCGCTTTCTGGAGGGACGTCGACCGTCGCGGTAGCCGTGTACGCTAGCGGGTTAGTCGTACTCTGCTCCCAATCTGACAACGTTACATTGGTCACATCAACGTCGCTCTCAGCAAATGCCACCCCAGACTGGTTCAGTGTGAAGGTTAGCCCAACGCTCTTACGTGTGACTCTAGGCCCGAGGGTCGCGTCCGCACTGATGGTCACCCGTGGGGTGAGTTCTTGGAACCGCCAAGACAGTACATTCGACGCCGCTTGAGAGTTTCCGAATATATCTGTCAGGATGCCGGCTTTTAAACTAATTGTGTAGGTTCCGTCACCATGTACTGTAGCAGACCCTTGCCATTGCGTACGTCTGGGAAGGTAAGAAGCAGACTGAGAAGGGGGATCAATATTGGTAGGCGCATCTATTGTTATGGCCAAATGAGCAACTCCAGACGTATTGGTGCTAGTGATGTCGAAGTCTTCCTTAGAGATGGTTTCATGTCCACTTTCTGCTTGAGAAGAACTAATGATCGTGAATGGGAAAGTTTCAGTAGAAATAGTTTTGTTTGCGTCTGCGGACGTTATACTTACGGTCATGGGCTCGTCTAGGTAGGTGAAGGAACAGTCCACAGGGTTGTTAAACGTCTCTCCTTGAAACACGATTCCCTCGGCCAAGGTAACGAGATATAGACCGTCTGGGCCCTGTGGGTCCGCAGCGATAGACCATGTTGTTCCTGCCTCATTTACGTCAGTAATGGTGAAGTTCGATGGCGGGACTGACGAGAACCACTCCGTCAAGTTTCCGCTGGCGTCTCCGTTAACACCTATTTGCGCGGCAGATGGGATAGTAAGCGTTAGTGAAGCTTCTGTGTTTACGTAAGGTGTAGTAGTCTCTAGCGTTACGTCAAAGCCTGCAATGGGGTCGTATATCCACTTGGTCCAGCTGTTTATGGACTTGAAACTAGGACTGGGTGACAGACCCGAGACGTTTCCAACTACCGGCTCCACCGTTACATCCGCGGTAATAGCCGAAGTGAGGCGATCCAAGAACACACATTCAGCGGTCCCGTACAGGAGGGGCAAATAAAAGTTAACGTCGTACCCCCCGTTAACAGCACTGAGCGGCGGCGCGAGTATGGTGCAAAGGCTCACATCCAGATAGAACACTAATTGTGATCCACCATCTATCGTCGAGACTTGTGCGGTGCCACTTGTCCCTATTACTGAAGGAAAGGGATTGCCTTCAAGATGAGGGTCAGTGCGAACAGCCTGTTTGTTCGCCTCATTCGCCGTCGTGACATCGATTGCCATTGGGAATAAAGAACGGAATGTCAGAGATATGATGTTATTACTTGTTGTTGACCCGGGCGATGGAGACCCTGTAGCATAAGATGATGAAGACAAAGTGAGAGTGGCCTTATCCGAAGGGATAACGGTGTATGGTCCTGCTCTGGTTGTCGAGGAAGCCACTGGAACAGTGAGTCCATCGACGGAATAATTGAAGGAACTGCCTTTTACGGCAAACTCATAAGACCCGGGGCCTATGGACGATTCAATAGGGATGACTATCTTGTTCCCATACCCCCCGGCCCCCGAGAGGTTTTCCAAGACCGGTGTGCCCAACGTGATCTGGGTGTTGACAGCGCCCACATACTGTCTGTCAACTGCTTGAGATAGGTCAGTTTGGTATATTCCTATGATATCCTCGCCGGTCGGCTGTGTAGTCCATGCAGTTTCAGGAATAAAAAGAGTGCTGCTCGCGTCAGCTAGCGTGATCTCGATATTGCCTAGCCCCGCATAGTCACTACTGTCTTGAACAATTATTGATTCAGGACAAGTGACTCGGGGTGTAGCTGGCGACACCCTATGTATCGAAAGCGTGTTTGAAGCAATGTTTGAGACCCCATGTGCTCCCGCAAATGAGTCAGCGGGAATGTTGATAGCTGTCTCCATGCCGTACGGAATTGCAATCCGGAACGAGTATGATGTAGGTTCTCCTTCGAAAGACCCGATTGACGATGGAGTTAGATTAGAGAAAGAAACACTTTCTAGTGAGGCGCTTATGTCTTGTAAAGTCAAACCAACTATACCTAGGGGAGCGTCTATGGTTGCTGTCACCGTAGCTAGATCGGTGTAATATTTCCCGCGCAGTTCGGAAACTCCAGGTTCATCTCTAATTAAAAGAGTTGGTGCGTGGGCCTCGACAGATGTAGTCCAGTTGAAGCTAATGTCGATATACTGGTTTGGGCCTAGTTTCAAAGAAGGAATAGAAACCGTATGTTTTTGACCTTGCGTCCAGGTCCCGCTTTGAGGAGACTGGACTGCGATGTCTCGAGCTGTGTCTATGTTCCAGCTCGACGCCCCTTGCCCCCCATACCACCAAGTTGCATTCTCTGATAATATAGTTAGTTGGAATGGTCCACCCCAGCCACCCGCCCCCTTTTTTATTCCATACAGATTAGCGCCAGCTAGTTGAAGATTTTGGGCTTGACCAGTAGTCAAGGTATTGTTTGTGTCAGAACCGTATAAGAAAATTGCGTCCGCCATCGTCGACGGTGAAGCCTGTGCGGCGGCCAGAGCATCATCGTACGATCCCCACCACGAAGTCGAGGTGACAATTGTCTGAAAGCGGTTTGCGAAGGTAATTGCACCTGCATATGAAAAACTAGTTTTCGGGACTTCGTAGACATTATTCTGGAGGATCATGGGTGCGTTAACCGAAAATGTATAAACACCCGCTTGCGAAGATGCAAAACTCTGTATGGACATGGAAACAGATGGGTCTAAAACTATCATGGCCTCGGTTAGAACAGTAGAAGAAGGATGAAGCTCTATTTGAAGAGGTATTGTGTCTAATGGCGAAATACCGTAGTCGGCCACAGCTGTAGATGTGAATACACCATGGATTTGGTTCGGGATATCAGTATTCCAAGTAACCGTGTTTGACAGAGCAGATGGAAGAGAGCCTAAGGTGGGGTAAATCTCGGTAACGTCAAAACTAATAAAATTGGAATATTCATTGCTCGTCTGCAGCGAGACTGGATTCGATGAAAGAAAAGACGCTCGGCTAACGCTCTTCAGTTGGTCCCCGACGCAGAATCCATCGCCGCTGTTAGAAACGGTATAGGATTGAGGATATACAGCTAGATTAGACCCTTCTAGTGGGGTGCTATATCCCCCCGATCCCAAACCAGTAACGCTTACGTTCGTCCACTCGTAGTTCATGGTCACGCTGACTGTTCCCCCGGGTAAAGTGGTATATCCTCCGTGCCCGTCAGCTTTTCCAATGTAGTACTTAGCTGTAGCCGTGCCTTCCCCACCATAACTACTCCACTGTGACCACCAACCAGATGAGGTCTGATGCGCGCTGCCCGGAAGGTATCCGAAGGAGGCAGCAGCAAAATAATTCTGTCCCCCGAGGTTCAGGTCGGATCCCGGCCCACCATTAATATAATCAACTGTGATCTTTTTTACTCTTCCCACTATACCCTTCGGGAGAGGATTATCAGAACCGGCATTCATAAATCCATCTATTTCCCTAGTTGTATAAGCAACTACATCGATATTTCCTCCAGCTATGAAAGCGGTGAAGGGGACTGTGTTCCCCGCTTCCAGAGCACTAGGCATGGTGGTCATTTTTAGTAGGCTGCTCCCGTCAGGTTGCGTTACGGTAATTCCAGATGAAACGGTCACGTCGCTAGGCACCAGAGGAGTTTGAAATGGTACTCCAGAGACATCTAGATAGACAACGGGTCCATCTACAGTTTGAGCTCCGTTTGAGGTAGTAGCGGCCGCAATAGGTTCGCCCGAATCATCAACCAACGTAAGAGTGATAGCTGGAGGCTGATAGACGGTGATGCTGATTGTCGCGGTAGCAGTCCCGCCCGAATTGGTAGCCGTTATTTCCGGAGTGAAAGCCGTGCCGGTCCCAGTGAAACTGGCCACTGGAGTACCCGAAATCGCTCCGTTTGTTTCGTCGAAGGACAGTCCAGCGCTGTCGAACGAGGTTTTAGCACCATTATCTGTCATGGTGTATGAAACTACCGCTCCTCCTGTAGACCGAGGGGAGGCGTAGGTGCTGTAGCCCGTGGTAAAAGAAAAAGGCGAATCCGGATAGGTTAGATTGCTCGGAGGGATATCGTTTATCGTAATATCAATAGTTACTTCTGTTGTGCCTCCCGAGTTGTGGCCAGTTATCTGTGGTTGAAATCGGGAACCATATTTATCGCTTGGAAAACTAGTCGATGGGCTTCCAGAAATCTCACCAGTTGTCGTGTTGAGGACAAGCCCGGCTAGATCGAACCACGTTTTCCCGTCCCCAAACTCCATGGTATACGAAACTATCGGTCCTCCGTTTGAGGTCGGGGTAGCAGAGTTCATAGCTGACCCAATAGTAAGGGAAAATGGCGAATCCGCATAGGCTAAATCGCTAGGTGGAACGGCATTTATTATGATACCCGGAGTTGTAGATGTTGAACCTCCAGTGTTAGAAGCTGTGATAGTATAATCGGTCTGGGCTTGTAGGGCTTCTGGTGTCCCCGATATCACCCCTGTGCTCGTATCAAAAGACAGATTGGGGGGAAGGTTGGGACTTATCGACCACGAAGTGACCGGTCCTCCATATATAGTAGGGTCGAAGGTCACCGCCGTCCCTACAGTCAAAGGCGCCCAAGGGCCGAGCGTAGGGTAACTGAGCTGACCCGGTGGCGCGTCGTTTATAGTTATACTAACTGTCGCGGTTGCAGAACCTCCAGAATTGGTGGCGACGACCTCTACAGTAAAGGGAGTGCCAAGAGCTGAGAATGCCGATGATGGTGTTCCAGAAATCGCCCCAGTTGTTGTGTTGAATGACAAGCCGGACTCATCAAATAAGGACTTTGCCGCGTTGTCGGTCATGGCATATGAAACTATGACTCCCAGTTGGTAGGTCCCTCCCGTGACACGATACCTCGTCTCTACGGTTGAGCTAGGAGTAATAGTGTTCATCTGGTTACCTACCGTGAGGGTCAACGAAGCTGACGCATAGCCGAACTGTAGAGGGGGAGTATCGATCACAGTGTAGGTAAAATCAGTGCTCACAGTATCTCTAATATCTCCTCCATCACTGGGGGTTACAGGAAGACCATCATAGCTATAATATACTTTTGCTGACACCTGACCGTTAGTCACTATATAAGGTGTGCCGCCGACCGACCCATCCGTCCCCACAATTATCCTTAGTCCAGTTATAGCTCGCGTCGAATCTCCATTCTCGTATAAGTCCCCAATAAAGAACGAAACGGTGCCCCCAGTGATTTGAGGGGCGTAGTAGGGAGGCTGAATGAGTTGCCCCAAGGTCAGTGTGGGTTGAACGGGATACGAGACTGTAGGCGTAGAAGTAGGTGTGGTGGTGGAGGTTGATATGGAGTTTGTCCATCGGTTCTCATCAATACTATCAGAGGTCGTATCTGCCCATGCTATTACCTGCCAGTTATCTAGTGACGTTGTATTCAAATAAATGTACGCGTACCTGTTGGTGTCTGGGTAAGGATTCGTAGGAGACTTTTGATCTGCCGTTCCAATACTCCAGACGTTCTCGCCATTCGTGGAAGACTTATAAATATAGAGTTGATTACTTGCTTTGTAGTAGACCCTCCGTCCAAAGGATGTGTCCATGGACAGTTTTCTGTAAGTGCCGTTTACAGCAAGTATGTTCGTCCCATCGGTGGGGAATGTTTCTTGCTGCTCAGGCGTCTGGTAGATCGTATACGCATCGTTTTCTTCGAACAAATCATCCATGGCCAGAACTGATATATCTGGCGATTTTAAAAGCTTCCATCCGTCGCAAAAAAGCCAAAAATTGATTCCAATAGTTTTCTCTCATTTAGTTCACACAAACCCACGCCATGCCTTCTCTTAAGGACACATACCAACGCAAGACTGATAGGCAGCATGTTCTTGACAATCCTGACACATACACCGGCAGCATGACCCTCGTGGAAACGTCCTCCTACGTACTTGGGGAAGGCCCAAAGATCGTGGAAAGTGACATCGAGATCATTCCCGGCCTATACAAACTATTCGACGAAGGCCTCGTTAACTGCAGAGACCATGTCGTGCGCATGGCACAGTCCGCAGACCCTACCGATCACCGCGTGTCAAAAATCGAAATCGACATCGCAGAAGACGGCACCATTACGCTCCTTAACGATGGAAACGGTATTGATGTCGCTATGCATCCGGAACACCACATCTGGATACCCGAGATGGTGTTCGGTCATCTGCGAACCTCCACCAACTACGACAAGTCTGAAAAGAAAATCGTCGGCGGAAAGAACGGTTTCGGATTCAAGCTCGTTCTTATCTGGTCAACGTGGGGTCGCGTCGAGACTGTCGATCACAAGCGTGCGCTCAAGTACACACAGGAGTTCCACAACAACCTCACAACTATCGATAAGCCCTCCGTCACAAAATGCCGTGTCAAACCATACACAAAGGTGTCGTTCAAACCCGATTACGCTCGTCTTGGCATTCCAGGACTGTCGACCAACATGCTAGCCTTACTGAGAAGGAGGGCGTATGACGTTGCAGCCATCACTGATAGTACCGTAAGGGTCAAACTCAATGGCGACTGGCTGACGACTAAAACCTTCCAGCAGTACGCCGATCTTTATCTTGGGCCGAAGGGAGAGTTCCAGCGCTTCCATGAAGAAGCCAATCCAAGGTGGGAGTACGTGGTCGCACTTGCCCCGAAGGAGGAGTTCACACACGTCTCGTTCGTGAACGGCATCTTTACGTCAAAGGGTGGCAAGCACGTGGACTACGTAACTAATCAGATAATCCGCAAGCTGGTCGCCCTGATCAAAAAGAAGAAGAAGGTCGATGTCAAACCCAACACGATCAAAGAGCAGTTGCTGCTCTTCTTGCGATGTGACGTAGAGAACCCAGCGTTCGAAAGCCAGACCAAAGACTATCTCAGTACACCTGTTGCGCAGTTCGGCTCGTCCTGCGTGGTAACCGATAAGCTTATTGAGAAGATCGCGAAGATGGGGGTGATGGACGCAGCCTGTGCGCTTACACAGGTAAAGGATACACAAAGTGCCAAGAAAACGGACGGAAGCAAAACCCGGATGGTGCGTGGTATTCCCAAGCTCATTGACGCCAACCTGGCTGGCGGCGAACGCGCATCTGAATGCACAATCATTTTGTGCGAGGGGGATTCGGCTAAGGCTGGTATTGTCTCTGGGCTGACGAAAGCAGATCGTGACACGATGGGTGTATATCCTATGCGTGGCAAGATGTTCAACGTGCGCGGTGAGACGGCCAAGCGTGTGAGCGAAAACAAAGAGGTGTATGAGATCAAAAAAATACTCGGCTTAGTCGCTGGGAAAGAGTACACGCCCGAAACAATCAAAACGGCTTTGCGATACGGGAACATACTGTTCATGACGGATCAGGATTTGGACGGCAGTCACATCAAGGGGCTTGGCATTAACATGTTCCAATCACAATGGCAATCTCTCACCCAGGTCATGGGCTTCATCGGTTTCATGAACACACCAATTCTGAAGGCACAGAAAGCTGGGAAAGTCGTACCATTCTATAGTGAGGGGGAATACACCGCATGGTGTCAAACAAACGATCCTAAGGGGTGGAAGGTGAAATATTACAAAGGGTTAGGCACGAGCACGGGGAAGGAGTTTCGTGAATACTTCCAATCTAAGAAGGTGGTGACCTTTGAGCATGGGGGTGACGAATGTGACGACTCGATCGACATGGTGTTCAACAAGAAACGTGCTGAGGATCGGAAGCTATGGCTGTCCAACTATGATCGGAGTGCGTTCTTGGACACCTCTGCGCTGTCGGTGTCATACAAGAGTTTTATCGACCGAGAGCTCATTCACTTCTCGAAGTACGACTGCGACCGGTCTATTCCCAACATCATGGATGGGTTGAAGACCAGTTTGCGCAAGATATTGTACGCTGCGTTCAAGCGCAATCTCAAGAATGAAATCAAAGTAGCTCAGTTCAGCGGCTACGTGTCTGAGCACAGTGGATATCACCATGGTGAGAGCAGCCTTAATGGAGCTATCGTTGGTATGGCCCAGAACTACGTAGGATCGAATAACATCAATCTACTGCTCCCCAACGGTCAGTTCGGCACGCGATTGCAGGGCGGAAAGGACTCAGCGTCTGAAAGGTACATCTTCACCCAGCTCAGTCCCATCACTCGTGCACTGTTTCCGTTGGACGATGATAGCGTGTTGGAAAGAAAGGACGACGATGGGTCACTTGTAGAGCCCGTGTTCTACGCGCCGGTGGTGCCCATGTTGCTCGTGAACGGGAGCAAAGGGATCGGTACAGGTTTCAGCACAGACATTGCATCCTACAATCCGGGCGACGTGATCGCATACTTACGATACAAGCTGGCCGGCGCGGAGGGCGCGCCACCATCGCGTATGCACCCGTACTACCAGGGCTTCAATGGTATCGTCATGCCATGTGACGATACGTGCAGTAGATACATCATCAAAGGTGTATGGAAACGCGTGAGCGACAAGTCAATTCGCGTTACCGAGCTGCCTATTGGGTATTGGACGGACGACTTCAAGCAACATCTGGAGGCGCTTATCTGTCCCACGGCGCCAACGGGGAAGGCATGTAAGGTCAAACCCATCGTGAAAGACTACAGTGATATGAGTACGGACCAAACAGTCGATATCACCATCTCTCTCATCCCAGGAGTACTGGCGAAACTGGAGGCCGAAGTTCACCCTCATGGGTGCGATGGTGTGGACAAGCTGTTCAAGTTGTCCACGTTCCACAGCACCACCAATATGCATGCATTCAATGAGAAGGAGCAACTTCGCAAGTATGGGTCCGCGGAGGAGATCGCGGACGCATACTACAACGTAAGGATGGGCATCTATATGGAACGGAAGGCCCATATGCTCGAACTATTAGGACAAGACGTGAAGCGACTAAGTAACAAGGCACGATACGTCAGCCTCGTGCTGGATGACACAATCGACCTGCGAAAGAAGACGCAATCGCAAGTCGATGAGATGCTTAGTAAAAATGGTCTGGAACGGCACGAGGATGGGACCTTCAAATACCTCGTCAAGATGCCCATGGACAGCGTCACCGCAGAGTGTGTGTCCAGACTACTAAAAGAAAAAGGCGATAAGGATGCAGAACTCGCAGCGTTGGAGAGTTCGAGTTTGCGCGGTCTGTGGGAAAAGGATTTGCTCGACGTGGAAGCCGCCTACAGGGACCATATGGAGGAGCTAGAGAGAAGTCGAGGACACGTCGATCATACGCCGGGCGGGAAAAAGAAAAAGGGTCGTAAGCTTACTTTGAAATAAGACTGGATGACGTACGCACAGGCCGGTTAATTAGAACCATTTTTTCAACTCGAGTGTCTTTGTGCGATACGACGAGCTCACGGGGGCCTGCATCGGCATAGCAAGTGTCGACGCGTCTCTCTTATACTTCACGTAGCCATCTGCCTCTCCGTACACTTGTGGGATTGCGTAGTCGAGTACAAGCTGGTTAAGCTGTTCGACTTGGCCCGTGATGTCGTCGGGGCGATTCATCGAACTTTGGAGAAAGACGCTGCGCATGATTATCTTAAGGGTGTCGCAATCCTGAGGGGCGATTACATACCTCCCTTGGGACATCTTATAAACGCCGGCCTTGATGCCGTTTTGAACAATCGCAATGTTTCCCTCACAGAAGAACAACCTGGACAGAGGCGTATCCTCCCAATTACCAGTCATCGCGTCGTGGAAGGTCTCGCATGACTTCGCCGGTATTCTATCGTACAACATGAAAAGGGCATCTGTACACGGTTCCATGATATCTACCCGCCCGTTAGCACATGACTTTGACATATACTATTGCGGAAGAAAATATTGTGAAGAATATATATATACATGGTATTCCAAAAGACCGTCGCCATTATCGCTGGTATTACTTTGTTAATAGCGCTTTGCGCCGTGGCTTTTCTTGCTTATCATGCCAAGAACAATGTCAACTATCCACCTGTGTCAGCACAATGCCCCGACTATTGGGAGGTACGAGAGGTCAATGGGCAGAACACGTGCGTGAACAGCAAGAATCTCGGCAAGAGTAGCTGTCCGAGCAGTATGAACTTTTCCGTTTCTCCGTGGGCGGGGGACAAGGGCCTCTGCAGGAAGAGAGACTGGGCCCGTGAATGCGATATCACGTGGGATGGTGTAACCAACATGGACCTTAAATGCTAGTGCGATCATGTTATGCTACATATTTTCCCATCTTATTCTAGTAAATGGCTGATTGGATATTCATCCATTTACCCGTCGAACTCCTAGACATCATATGGCAACACGTCCCATCGTCTGTGAAGTTCGTTTGTAATAGAAGTCTGTACTCCGAGCACCACGAAGCGTTTGTCGCCGCCATGCCTCCCCGTCTGTACCACGCATACATCAGGGACATGGTGCGAAATGATTGCGCGTTCGTAGTCAAACATCTGCTTGTCGAAGAACGCTCCCGGTGGGGTGAAATCCGGATGTATCACTTCGGTGGCTTTATTTACGACAAATATGAAACCTTTCTGCGGTCACTATGTCGTGTCTATGAGTCGGGGCGGACGCTGGCCCTGCTAGACGCGTCAACCGTACTCGAGACGCCAAAGGGTGGGCGAGTAAAGGCATATAAAAAAAGACGTGCTTTAAAAGTTAAGCCAGAATGGACAAATTAAACATGAACTCTCTACTCGGAAGAACAGAGCTAGCCGCGAGAGTCGTAAGTCTCTTGATGGAGGCGCTATCAGCCAAAGGGGACCTGACTGTTAAAAAAGGGATATACATATCAGGAAGACCGGGCTGTGGCAAGACGCGGTTCATCGCCGACATTTTGAGCAAGTCTGGTCTCGATATGGTTTCGTTTGACGCGGGAGACATCCGCAACAAGTCCGTCATCGAGACCCTTACGCGGGACAACATGGCGAACCACAACGTGTTGAGTATGTTTGGAAAGAAGGCAAAGCCGTTAGTTATTGTGATGGACGAAATAGACGGGATGAATAGCGGAGACAAGGGCGGGATCAATTCGCTAATCAAGGTCGTTCGCCCGAAGAAGACCAGAAGACAGAAGACAGAGGAATACACCTCTAACCCCATTGTATGTCTCAGCAACTTCCACGTGGATAAGAAAATACGCGAACTGATGAAAGTGTGTCATGCGTTCTCCCTCGACTCGCCAACAAATGACCAGATTAGAATTATTGCCCACAAAGCGATGCCAACGGTAGCTGACGATGTGATTGATGCTTGCGTCGGCTTTGCACAGGGGGACCTTCGCAAACTACGTTTCCTTATCGGCATACACGACACGAAATACAGCATGCTGCGAAGGGATGTCATCGAAGGTGCTTTGCGTCAGAAAAACTACAATGAGGACACGCGGGACATAGTCCAGAACTTGTTCAACCACGACTACGACTTCTCAGACCATGCATCCGTAATGAACGAGACAGACAGAACTATTGTTGGCCTACTGTGGCACGAAAACGTTACTGACCTGCTCGTCAAACAGGACAAGATGCAATCTGTTAGGTTCTATCTCAAGGCCCTCGAGGCCTTATGCTACGCTGACTACATAGACCGGGTCACGTTCCAAAGACAGATTTGGCAATTCAACGAGATGAGCTCTTTAATAAAGACTTTCTACAACAGTTGGCTTTATCACAACACCTTCACAACGATACCTAAATACAACCCTTCCGAGGTCCGCTTCACGAAGGTGCTAACAAAATACAGCACAGAGTACAATAACACCACGTTCATTCAGTTTCTATGTCAGCAGCTAGGTGTCGATATAAAAGACATGATAGCAATGTTCTTACATTTCCGGGAGACCGTCACGATTGACGACCTTGCCGCGACGCTTGATAGATATTCCATCACCAAGCTGGACATAGGACGACTTTACCGATATCTCGACAAATACGCTGAGGAGAGCGAAGCGGTGCCAGAGTAGCACCATAGATCAATACATGGAAGAAAAACGTCCATGTACTGAGAACAAATGTGGTGGTGCGTCTATCTTGTCGACTGCGTGACCGAGCGACGCTGATCCTCCCACTTCCGGACCACGACGTCAGGCACCTCGCGCTCGGTGTGTCGTGTGTAGTCACCAGGCGAGTCGTAGTAGTACCAATCTGACTCCCTTTTCCGATCGTTGGAGGCGCGACACACCTTGAAATACAGCCTTTCACTCGGACTACCGACGCAGTCCTGGCAGTAGACACCAGTCTCAGCATGGCGGATCAAACGTCCTTGCGTATTAGAAGCGAACGGGGGATATTCCACAGGCCCGGCGGGCCTCGTAGGGGAAGCCTCTTCTGCCCCACCGGTCGTCATGTCATGGACTAAATCGGTCAGAACCTCACTGGCGTGCGTCATCGTGCTGGCTATGCTTGTTCGTGGAGCATAGTCATCAAGTCAATTTTTACTTTATCTCTATGTCCACGTTTTCTCTTTCTCTCTTGTCTCTTCACTGCGCTCCAGTGCGGCCTCAAGTGACGACACACGCCCGCGAAGAGCGGCTACCTCTTCGGTTTTTGACTGCAGTTCCGTCTGCATATGCTGCATCATTTCCATAGTCTCCCGTGCGCTCAGCGACCTGGGCTCTCCGTCCGCTCCCCGAACCACGATCGCTGGCTGTATCCCTTGAGCAGCCTCGTGTTCCTCTGCGATCTTGCGACGCTCCTCCTCTATCCTCGCAGTCTGAGCCAACACATCCGGCTTCATCGAAGGGTCCCCCGGAGCGTACCCCTTGAGTGTCTCGTCGATCTCCTCCAAGAAAAAGCGCTCAAGGTCCCTTTCCTTCACGAAGTCGCGCACTTTGAAACGTGAATCCTGCACAAACTTCGGATTTGGCTTATGGAGGAGCTTGCGTTTATCAAACGTGTTGTGCTCGTGCGAAAACACCAAAATGGTCTTCCTTGTATCGAGCTGCACAAACGGCACTGTGTACTCCTTCAGGAAGGCCCTTTCCTCAGCGAGACACGCGTCTTCATCATACTGGTGGTTCTCTAGCAGCTTGCGCTTAAAGGCGAACGTTCCCGCGGTAGCGTGCTTTGGACCATAAGGACCAAACTGGACGATGTGCCCAAGATGCTTGAAATACACATGCAGTTCGCTGCTACCAGCACACAGCCACTGCTGGTTGGACTGGAGCCGCATCACGGCGTGTGACACACGCTCGGGCGGATAATAATCGTCGTCGTCCATATACACCAAAATCTCTCCACAGCTCTTTTCGTGCATCAAGTTTCGCTTCTTGCCCAACGTCATTTTCTTGTCATAAGCGTAGTATTTAACCTGAGGAATACCTTCAACCAAGTCGCCAATCTTGTCCGTACCGTCGTCGATAATGATCCACTCCATACGATCCCTGGGGTAGGTCTGATGGGCAAAGCATGCTATCATAGTCTTGATGAACGGACGCCGGTTGAAGGTGGGTGTGCAGACACTCACGAAAGGGCGTTCCTGCTTCTTAGCCGCCGCCACTGCTTGCTTGCCCCTATTCTTCTTCCCCATATCTGGTACAGTGGTACTGTTCACCTAAGTGGTTTTCCCTCTATACCCTACTCCAACGCCTTACTCGTAGCTAACATGCCCACAGTCACTCCCGCGGCAGCTGCGCCAGCCCACGGATCTAGCTTAACGCCGGCACCAACTGAGAGCAAAAAGCCGAATATTCCCGTGAATAGTCTCTTATGCCGCGCTGCTATCCTCATGAACTGGTCCGAGTTCTTATACGCTCCATAGCCCATGAACGTTACGAAAGTCTGCATGGATTGCAGAGAACCTATCGCACTGGCTAGCATGAACCCGACTCCGGTAAAAAATAGAACCAGTGCCCATATCCAATGTCCGCTCGCGAACTGTCCTATCATATTACTAAGGAGACCCCATACCTGTGCTCCTCCTATGATAAGTGGGATGAGGAGTGGTGCAATGAGTATGGAGATGATCGATGAAGGTGCGCGCTTGTCTATGCTTCGCGTCACCCAACTGGCTCCACCGTCTGCGCGTTCGAGTACATTCAGTATCCCTTGGATGGCGTCGCGCCCGTGTAGATACGAGAACTTCGTTGACCCCACGAACCATCCCTTAAGACCGCCCACAAAGCCCTCACAGTCTTCAGATTTTGGACATAACGTATATGGCGCGCTGTACCTATTCGCGATAAACAAGTCGAGTGGGTCTGGACGTGGAGGGTCAGAGCCAGCAACGTAAGGAGGTTGATTCTCTTCCGCGGGGAATAGAACCTCTAGCGATCCGACTGATCCGGGTTTTGAGTGTGCCATCGCTGCTAGGTTACAACCGAGAAAGATCCATACAAACGTCACCAATAGAGACCAAACCGCCCATATCGCAAAAGCAACCCACCCTTTGTTTTTTTTATCGTCCGTCTCTGTAGTTCTCGAAGGTCTTGAAGGTCGAGCCATTTACGATTATATTATCCGCAGATAATATAATCATGGGTCGTAAGAGACTGGCCATGTTCGGAGGGGCACTGCTCATAGTTTTACTGGCGGTTTACCTCGCGAGAGAGCCTTCAAGAGAGGGTCTGGAGGAAAAAGACACCTATCGCGTCAACATGATTGCCCCCAACACCGCGCAGTACGGGAAGAAAGACATGGTGTATCAACCATCCAACATCACACCCGATGTAGCGTTCCCGAGTGACTGGACTGGCCGCATGGCGCGGGCTCCCATCAGGGCGTTACCCAACGCCGACGAGTTCTCGGAGAGGGACCCGGCCGACTCGAAAGATATGGGCTGGATCGCCGACCCCGGCAAGTTCGTCGTCAAATACGATTGTCGCCCTTCACTAACCGGGGTGTACGAGGACTGCGGACCTTATTCTTGGAACATAGGTGACTACGGCAACAAGCTCACCGGATGCGAGTGCCCACTCATGAACGAGCATACATAAGTCCCGCGTTACCTGAAGTAAATATCACAGTGTTGTACCGCTCCTCGAGCACGATTAAATCGTAGTTATAGTCGTATATCCGCCACGTCGGCTTATTAACACCCAATATCTCGTTTGACGACGGATCACAAATAACGAAGGTCTGAGCGGACGGGTCCAGCGGTGGTGTAAAGGTAGTGAACTCGAACTCCACACGCTGGAACTTCGACATGTTCAGCGCCCCGCTTGGCTGATGGCTGAAAAGATCGGTATTTAGCCCGAAGTTGTAACAATACAGACCGTCCGGTCCGTCGCCCTTTGAGGCCGTGTACTTTTCCACATAGGACCACACGCCCCACTCCATTGGATTCTCCCTGTATTTGCCGTCTAGCAATATGCACCAGTTTAACATCACCGACTTATGGTTGTTTATGTTGAACACACCGGACGCGTATAGGCCTGTATCAACTCCACCGGGGTTCAGACCCGGCCCTAGTGTTGCATTGGAAGGGTCGAAAGGGTCGCAATAGGACAAGTCGATCGTTCCGGACACGTCAGCGAGGACTATTTGGCTTGGTGGCAGTCCATACTCCCAATTACTGTAATTGCTCCACTGGTTTCTCAAGTTTATATCACTCCGCCGGAAAAACCACATATAACTCGAAACCATTCCCAGACTGTTCAAAAGCACCCGGTGCGACCCAGTGACGTTGGGGAAAGTGTACTCGTGGACCTCCTTGATTAAATACTTCTGTTCGTCCGCGGCGAACACCCTGACCTCCTCCTCCGCCAAGAAACAGAATGTACTCAGAAGATGGATGTCGGCGTTCCAGTTGGTTCGCAAATCTCCGTAGGGCGTCAGTGCGTCGTTCGGCGGAGGTTGGAGAAAACGATAAAATCCCTGCAAGGAATCGTTGAAGTTAGGCTGAATGTCACGTCTATCGTCATCGTCTGGGGCCACAATCGTGCACATCTCGCGTACGGGACGAAACGTGACATCTATATGCAACTCGTTATATTGCAGACTTACCAACGGGAAGGCCATTTGACTTGTTAGCATGAACCATGCATTGAGAGGGATATAGAGTTTCCTACCACGGATGGACGGCTCAGGCCCAGCGGGCGGAGGGACGTAGGCCGCGTTGGGATAGTTACCGTTCCTACCCAGCGCGTTGGCCGGGTCATTCAACTCAGCTACATTCCCCGTCATTTGGTTGTACATACTCTGCTGCGTATCATCAAAATCCCGCTGCACCTGTGCCAGTAAATAGTTCCCGCTCACCCTTTGCAGCGTTTGACCGCCCACACTTACCACGACCTCCTTTATCATCTGCGCACCCAAGTTCTCAATCCACTTGAAGTTGTATGGTGCCCACTCTCCGGAACAGTCCTGTGGAGGGTAGATAGGACTCCATATCGTTGGAAGTGTCACCACGACATACGTACCCATAAGAAGGTCCGCGTATCTGGGCACCTTAAAACTGAACTTCGACTCCTCATTTAGTCTCAAGATTCTCTGACCCGTAAAGTCGATCCTAAACTTCTGCAGGCCGAAGTTAGTATACTTAGCATACGTTGTCTTGAAGAAGGTTTTAGACGGTGTACCATTGAGTATAACATTCTGATTGCCATACGCAACAAGGTTCAGAAGCCCACCCGGCATGACTTGATATATATAAGTGTTCTAATTTATTTTGCTGCCGTAATATAAGCATGGATCGGTTACGTAACCTCAACATCGTTTCCAAACTAAAAAACCTACATATCCTCCAGAACAAGGCTTTTATGGTCAGGATTATCATCTACGCGATCCTTGCCATCGTGGTATTTGGTACGGCCCTGTACATATACAACAAGTCGACACTGCGGTCGAAGGACTGCGACCGGCTCGAGCACGAGTATCCCGACGCCCCACCACTGGCACCCGTCCCCCAAACAGGCGACACGTACGGACACGCCCTTCGGGACTACTACATTAAGAGCTCGTATAACAGTTGCAACCCGGGAGATGTAAAAGACTCGTTCGTGGACGTATGCTCGCTGAAAACCGCCATACGCCAAGGATATCGTTTCCTCGACTTCGCCGTATACTCCGTCGGCGACCGCGCTGCCATAGCATCTTCAACCAGTGATAGCTACGATGTAAAGGACACGTATAATAGTGTTCTTTTCGCGGACGCCATGACTACCGTAAGAGATTATGCATTCTCTGCCGCCTCATGTCCGAACTCATCAGACCCTGTGATACTCCATTTCAGAGTGATGACCGCGCACCAGCCGATAGTCGCCGATATGGCGAAAACGATCGCGTCTGTGCTTGGTGGCAGGACGCTTGGAAAGCGCTACAGTTATGAGAACGATGGGAAAAATCTGGGGGCTATGCCTTTAAGGGACTTCCTCGGCAAAGTGATCATATGTGTTGACCGGTCCAACCAGTCCTTCATGGGGTCCCCCTTAGAAGAGTATGTCAACATGTGTAGCAGCTCCGTGTTTATGCGTGTGCTCCCGTTTAGTGCGGTCAAGTTCTCGCATGACACACAAGAGCTAACTAACTTCAATAAGAAGAACATGACGATCGTCATGCCGGACAAGAAGGCACCCATTGTTAACCCATCAGCCGCGCTGTGCGGGCAATACGGGTGTCAAATGATAGCGATGGCCGTACAAAAAACCGGCCCGAACTTGACACAGTATGACTCCCAGTTCGCGAATGCCGGCCATGCGTTTGCACTCAAGCCAGCGCATCTGAGATATATACCCGTCACGATTCCTGTTCCGCCCCCACCACCTGCCTCTCACTCGTACGCACCAAGGGTGAGCAGCACGGACTACTACAACTTCAGGATATAATCCGGGGCGGGAGAGAGGAGGTTTTTCTCTACCATATGTATACGATCATATGGTAAAGGGCGATGGTTTGACAAAAGAGGAGTTTCGCGAGAAGGAGCTTGCAATCCTACGTGACGCGGTTAATATAGTGGAGGAAGGACAAGCACGGGAGGCAGCCGGTGCACCCGGCGTGAAGAAAATCATCGCCATAGTCGAGGAGTTCCTGAAGAAGAAAAAGCTGATATGCTATGGCGGTGCGGCGATCAACAACATACTTCCCAAGGAAGACCAGTTCTATGATAAGGAGCTGGAAATACCAGACTACGACTTCTTCTCCCCCGATGCTTTGACAGACGCCAAGCAATTGGCCGACATATATGCCAAGAAGGGTTACGCGGAGGTCGAAGCGAAAGCGGGTCAGCATCTCGGCACGTTCAAAGTCTTCGTCGACCACATACCCGTCGCTGACATCACTCAGATCGATCCCGAACTATTCAAGAGACTAAAGAAGGACGCGATGATAGTGTCGGGTATCCACTACTCGCCCGTCGATTTATTGCGGATGAACATGTACCTAGAGCTCTCCCGCCCCGCCGGCATGGTGGGGAGATGGGAGAAAGTGCTCAAACGACTGATCCTTTTAAACAAACACTATCCGCTCCGAGGTGCGAAATGCGATCCCGACACATTCCAACGCTCGTTCGAGAGCGGGGGACCACGGGACGAGAAGGACATCTACTCCATAACACGCTCTACGTTCGCTAAAGAAGGGCTCGTGTTCTTCGGTGGATACGCCAACAGCCTGTACATGAAATACATGCCACACCAGGCCAGAGAGGCCCATGCTATGCTGCCCGACTTCGACGTGCTATCGACCGACCCGGAAAAGTCCGCCAAGTCGGTCGTATCTGCGCTTGAGAAGAAAGGAGTAAAGGGTGCCGAGGCGGTTTCACGCGAGGGTCTTGGCGAGCTGCTAGCCGAACATTTTGAGATACGTGTTGGCCACGACACGATCGCGTTCATTTACAAGCCACTTGCCTGCCATAGCTACAACACTGTAGACGTACGCGGCACTAAGCTGAAAATTGCCACCATCGACACCATGCTCAATCTGTACTTATCGTTCCTGTTCGCCGATCGCGATTACTATGACTCCGAACGCATAATGTGCATGGCCGAATACCTTTTCAAGGTGCAAGCAACTAACCGATTGGCACAGAAAGGCGTACTAAGACGCTTCAGCACAGAGTGCTATGGGGACCAGGAGACACTAGCCGATATGCGCAAAGAAAAAGCAAAGGCATTCAAGAAGTTTGGCACGTCCAGAGGCACGAAAGAATACGAAGAACACTTCCTCCGATACGTACCGGGCGAAAAGAAAAGGTCGAGTGCCAAGACACGTAAGCATTCTTCCTCCAGAAAGAGCAGCAGCAAGACAAAGTCTGCCAAGAAGCGTTAGCACTACCAAGCAGCGCACTTGGCAGCACTACCAAGCATTAGTACATCCAGAGAAATATGAAGTCCCGAAACAGCTTCCCGATCATCTCACCACCTCTGCTCACAATCACGTTATCTTTCACGCCGTCAGGAAGATTGCGGTTTAGCCAATCCCTTACCATCACCATAATATACACGATGAGGGCAAGCACGTCGCGCCCCCGGAAAACCACCATGTCCACCGCACTCCAGTCTCCGACATAACTGCATATGTCGCTTCTCTTTCCATGTGCCTTAGAGAAAAAGCTGTGGGTGTTCTCCACGCCATGAAGCAGTCGGTGCCAGAGGTTCTTTTCATTGACTATGGACAGGGTACTGGCGAAAAGCGTTTTCGTGTTCGCCGACACAAACAACGAGGGCCTTTCCTTGTCCCTGAAGAGATGTGGTGTCAAACCGTCGAAGTAACCACCGGGGTGCGTCATATCGTCGCCTGTCAACCACGGCACGAAACACGAGCGTGTGATTATCTCCAGCATGTCCTCATAATCGTCAAACCCTTGCTTAACAACCAGTTTACATTCTTTGCCGTCGCGATACGAAACATACAAATCGCGATATACGTTTTGACTTATATCTACGCTCGTTACACCTCTGAGCAGTTCCTTGAAGGTATTCACACTCTGACACCTCCGCAACTCGGGAATGATCTCTTTGTGCGTCACGTCCATCACGCGTTCAAGTTCATCGGTCAGATATAACATCCCTAGAACGGACCCAATGCTAGCACCGGAGATACGCCGCACCTTCAGTACCTTAGCGCGTTCCAGCGCTTTGATGTACATAAGCGCGCCTAAAGTGTAAACTCCGCCAAACATTCCAACATCGAGCACAAGGTCGATCTCGTCCGGAACATTGCGCTTATCAACATTCTCTACAAGTGAGTCTACAAAAGTGTCAACCGAACCAAACATTACTATGAGTGCATAGTAATGTTACGTCTACGCTCCGCATGCGCGGTCCTACGTTCGAGAAACGACCGTAGTGAACTTGGTGAGGCTATAGAACGTGCCCGCAAAAAGTAGGCTTGTTAGAACATAGCCATACAGATTATAGTTGCCATCTGCACTGAACACCATAGGCACTATTTTCATCATGAAGGATCGCACGAAAGGCAACTGGAACATGAAGAATAGTGCCGCGAGCAGAATGGGCGTGTGAAGCTCATCATATATAACCTCCTTCGTATCTTCTCTATTTTTCTGTTGCTTGATCGTGACCGCCGCTCTTTCTTGCTGGACATTGTGGGCCGCTATGTAGTCCGGATGTGTCGGCACGTAGTTCGGCTTCACTTGCTCGTCCACAACCACCGACTGTGTTGCTCGGGGTACGTCCCGTGCGGGGAGCTGAGTCATCCCTGACGCGGCCGCACTTTGCAGCCCTGTTACCAGCTCATTGACCGCTCCCGGGGATGGTCTTATTTCCACTCGCGGGGGGCCGCCCGCCATCCGTGCCATGTCCTCGTCACGTTGCTGCTGCAAGGCCGCGGCACCGTTCGGTATCTTCGTATTCATTGTCTGTGCGGGCGGGCCGTCGCCTCCACCCATCGGCAGGTCGTCTAACGATGTCGTGGACAACGCCATAATATGTTCTACACACAGCATATCCTTTCAGACGTTACGCACTAATCATAGTTCACCTGAACCATTGCTTCGCTGCATGGCACCGCGCGACGAGCGTACTTCACACACCCGTCCCCGTACCGGTACACATTCTTCTCGATCTCTTCGCTGTCGGGAGCCCTAAAGTTCAGACAATTCAACGTGTCGCACCCCTTTCTAAACAGGCTTGCCATACCCAGTCCTAGCAAGAGCGATATTACCACCCGCCCCGCCTCGCTCTGAAGAATGCGCGTTACGTGCATCTACTGTTATATGGTGAGACTAATTATCGCTCGTTCCCCCTGCCGACTGGACTGGAATGTCAACCGGTTTATCCCCACACTCACTCGGCCGCATCCCGTACGTGAAGCAGTTCCCTACGTTGTCCTGGTACTGATAGCGTCGCAGGCTGTCTGGCGTAGGAAACACCTTTACTGTCTTCTTACCCAACGTTCCGAAGTGGACGAGAAACAACCCGACGATGAAACTTGCCACAAACACGGGGACGGATATGTAGTCGAATAGGGTCATGTGTGTATAATGGCCCTATTATATACTCTCACTTGTGGCAGTGCTGGTAGTTCTAATGCTTCCCGCGCTTCTGCTTGTTCGAAATGACCTTTCCCGCGCCCGCATTTAGGGGGTACTCGACCGACGCCGGAGTGTACACCTCTTCCCTTAAATGATAGACGTCTTCATCATCCCTTTCCACACTCACAGAACGATACTTAAACGATCTTAATGAACTGCACACCGGCAGCAAACGCTCCGTGTACAAGTTCGTGACAGCCGTCATTTTGCCACTGTCGCCATCTTCCTCATACTCGTGCACGAGGTCGCGCAGCTCCTTGATGAGCAAATACCGCTCGAGGCTTTTAGACTTCACTTCGCGCGCGCGCACCGGGTCGGCCACCACGTCATAAAAGGCGTCGGTGGACTTGACTAGCGTTTTGGAATCACTCTCTAACTGGGTTTTGAGTTCCTCGAAGGCGGCAATGGCACTCGGCTCGTCAATGAACTGGAACAATAGGTCCAACTTCGCAGCAATCACCTTACTGCGAAGCTGGTCCACGCTCGCCTGGAACAAGTCAGAAACTTCGTTGCTCGGCATGGACTGCTTGCGGACTATCCTTATGTCAAGAGTGCAAGGCGTGGTCGTACTTCCACAGACGGCTGTCAGTGTCCCGCCTACGTTGGAAAAAGCCGTACCTCCTGGCTTACCACAATGTATGCACTTTGCGCGCAACCGCGCTAGCTTCTGCTGCTTCGCCTCCGTGCTCAGCGACGGGTTACGCATGATCCTGTTCTTTTGCGCCGCGAGCTTGCCGTCATAGTCCCGCTTTAGTGTGTAGTATTCCTCCAATACCCTATCATAGTTATCCGAGCTCATATTATATAAGGCCACTAAAACTTTCAGCCATCTTAAACACCCCCATCCAGTGGGCCACCCCATGTGGGTAGGCCGGTGATGGCCGCCCCAGTTTCACGCCTCTTGACGGCCGCAAGCCGTTGTAGTTTAGACAGAACGTAATGTCGCGACTCATTCATCTTCTCTTGTCTCTCATACGGTGTCTGTTTCCCACGATACTTATATGCCAAAAAACCCCCAACAACTACCAGCAGCACAATTGCAAACCCCACGTTGTACATCCATATCGAATCCTTCTGTTTCGCGGCCCTAGCGATTTTAAGCGAGCGATCCAGGTATGTTCTCACTCCCGGCTCCACGAGTGCTGGCGTGTCCATATCTCCCCAAAAGAAAAAAGGATACTATTATATACATGCCTGTCACACAACCCACTGAAAATGCCAATAGCCCACCGCCGTCCGCCGCGCAACCACCGGCGACGCCCGCAGCACCCGCAGCGCCACAGAAAAACCCCTCCCCTAGTAGCCCATCCATGCTCTTCTTCGTCATTCTTACGACATTGTACTCCGCCCTAACCTACTTCTCCAAGACCCAGACAATCCGGATGATGTGGACGGCGATATACTTCCTTTTACTCATCTCGATACAGTTCTACCTTAATCTCGGCGTGACCGCGGGCATATGTGGCTCGCCGCAGTATGGCACGGCAGCCATGGTGACCTTTATTCCGTGGACGCTCATCTTCGGTGTCTTGAAAGCGCTTCTCACCGTCTTTCCAGGGTGGTTATCCCCGTTTGCCAACACCATCGGCTATCTCATAACTCGTCTCGCCGGCCTGCGCGGCACGCTAGGCAACGTGCTCGCGTCATCCGGCGGAAAATCATCCACTTCAGGTACACTGCAGGACATATACGATGACCCGTCTCTGCTCATCAATGAGGTGACACCCCAGAACTTCGACTCGTGGTGGAGCTCTATGAAGACCGGGGGGCTCCTAAAGGCCGGCGCGTCCGGGTATCAGGATCGCATGAAACAGCTAGTGCGGCTGAAGGAAGTGATTGCCGAGTACGTGTGGTTCCTCCTCACTGGTGCTCTTGTCACGTCGATCAGCTTCAACTACACCGTCAACACGAGCTGCAACCTGTCAGCCGACGTCATTCAGCAGAGATCAGCAGAACTCACTGCCCAATCCGCGCAGACAGCACAAGCAGCCAGCTCAGAGCAACGGCGTGTCTACTCCACCACCGAGTAAGAGCACTTTTTTTTCCATAACGTGTTTACAATACACACACGGTATGGAACAACTAGAAACGTGGAGCATTTACGTAGTACATCACCACCACGTAGGACAGTATCGCCATCAACAGACTAGCAAACCACGCCGGCACAGCCGTACGACGACTAAAGCCCAACCCAATCGGACGCAAGCTCCCATCGTCATTGTACATAAAGCTCGGTTTGACAGCATGTAAGAGAACGAATGACGCCAAGAACACTACTATCGCGACAAGACTCATATGTCTGGCTATGTAACCACGACTAAGCATAACTATACATAATACGAGATTTTTTCAGCCCAGTCCGATCGGTATGTAAGGAATAGGACCTGCGCGGATTGCACTACATGTATGTAAGCACGCTAGTCGCGGGCAACGTCCCCTACATAATCAGAAAAGTGCAAAAATATCACTTTTCAAAGGGTGGTAAAAATATCAGAATTGGACATGAAAAAGTATGTCCAACTTTTGTTTGACCGATCACTTATAGAATCGCGTTTTTTTGAAAAAGTGATTTAGAGCATAATGGTCTCGTTTTCATTTTCTCTGCGCAAATGTTGTTACCATAATGAAAATGTGACCGTTCGGCAGATAAAATGTTGTTCTAATATACATGGAGCATTTAGGAGCAATCGAACTCCCGAGAAATCCCAGCCAGAAATACGCATGTTATGTATGTGACTATTCTACGTCTCATTTGGGCGATTGGAACAAACATATCGCAACCTGTAAACACAAAAAGCGGGTAATTGTGGCGAGAAGTCCACACAAATGCGCATGTGGCAAGGTTTTCACTCGGAGTGATAGCTTATATCGTCACAGAAAGGTATGTTTCGGTGCAAATAATTGTGACGAGGAAATCCCAAAAATCCCCGGATTGCTCCCAATTGCTCCCAAACTCCACCGGTGTGACTGTGGCGCTACCTTCACGCGCAACAGTAACCTGAAGAGGCACAACAAACTCTGCCTACATGGCGGGGGGGAGGCAGAGAACGTGGTGCTGCCGACAGTCAATAACACTGAGGTGCTGGAGGTGTTGGGTTTGTTGCAGGCGAAGATGGATAACGATAATGCGTTGTTAAAGGGGAAGCTAGACAAGGCTGAAGAAAGCAATGAGTTATTGAAGGAGGAGATGAAGAGTATTAAGTCCGGCGTGCTTACCGCGGTGGCGGAGCCGAAAATAGTGAATAATATCAACTTCTTCTTGAATGAAAGATGTAGCAATGCGATACCTATACAGGACTTTGTTGGGGGACTAGCGATCGGTATGGAGGATGTAAACTATGCATTAGAGAATGGAAAAGCGAATGGCATTGCCAACATCATAGAGAAGCGAATAGACGAGCTGGGCATGTATAAGCGACCCCTTCACTGTACCGATGTCAAACGAGGGACAATGTATGTGAGAAATGCTGAAGGATGGGGCAAAGAAAAGGGGGAGATGACACAACTAATACAGGATGTGAACCATGCGCAGGTGAAGGGGATAAAGATATGGGAGGCCGCGCATCCACGGTGCTTCGACGCCGGATATGACATGGAGAAGGATAGATGGTTCAAGATAGTAAAATGTCTAACGAACGATATTGAAGGGGTTGGAACGCGCAAGATATCGAAGAGATGCTTTGAGGCAAGTAAGATAAACCAGGAAGAAATGGTATGAGGCCATAGATATGTGGCAGTGCACAGGTGACTATTGGGCAGCCATGCATCATGTTGTTGTTGCGCCCTACTAGAGAGGAAGCTAGCGATATGCTCTTATTTGTTCACAAAACTGATCGCCTGGATCGGTTCCCTCGAGTAAGCACAACAACACAATGCAATCGGCTGGGCTCTCTGCGAAGCTTACGGCGCTCGGGGGTGGGCGACGCCTGACACAGGATAGCCTTCCGTCCGAAGGTACGCTGGGGCAGGCAATAAACATGATTATGCGCACCGCTCAACAGCAGTTAGACGCCGTTCGCTCGGGTCCACTGACTGGGGCGCGGATCAATCATCAATCTACATTGTCACTGTTTGACTGTCAACAACAAATGCATGCATTCTTTCCTGACGAGTACCCAATCCCGGACGACGGCGCGCGCGGCAGGTCGATGCGTCCAGACGGCGGTATTGTGAGCGTCACGGTCGCGGGAAGGTGGCACCCATTGTTGGTCACGGAGGACAAGATACAGGGGACAAACGACATCCGGTTCGCTAAGGAGTTAGGTCGGCAAGCGACAGGCAACGCCATTGAGCGTGCCGCGAAGAACATCCGCGGTGCGGAGATGGCGTTCCTTGCCCCCGATCAGAAGCTGTTTCCATACATTGTCTTTGCGGCCGGATGTGACTTCCACAGCTCAGAGACGATCGCGTCGCGTCTCGAGATGATGAACTACGGCGTACCGAATGCTGCATTTGAAGTGACACCTTCAAATGTAGAAATTACGCCTCGTCTTACAGATCAATTGGAGCACATGAGCTGCAAGAAGCGTTTCGGTGGGCGCGCGGTGGCAAGTATCTTCATCAAGACGCACAAATGGGATGAGATGCCGCACGGGTCGAGCAATTGGAGCACGATGGAGCGCGTGTTAGTATGTGGCTGGGCGATAAAGCAGTCAATGGATCAGTTATTCTCAACTTACCATCAATCGCCGTGAGACAACATGCCGCCATCATCATTCTCGCCATAGTCGTCGTCGTCCGCAATCCCGGTCATATCGTTTTCTTCCGCTTCCATATCAGCAGCGGCGGCATCTTCAGACATCATATCGAGATTATAGATGTCTCTGTTCATGTCGGTGACCACACTGTTGACGCCCAATCTTCTTTCTCGAATGGCCTGTCTTTCCAGTTCCTCTCTTTCCTCATCATATGTTTCGCGGACGTATTGAGTAAGCCCCTTCTGGAGGCCCTTGCTCCAGCGTTCCAGCCTATTGTTCTTGAAGAGGTTTTCTACTTCTCTCTCTTCGTCAGTCATCTCTTTCAGGAAGGAAGTGATGTTGTCCTTTTCTTTTTCCTTTGAGCGAAGCACCTTGTCCATGACTTGTTGGTAGGTGTATGACGTCATCGCGTTTGACTTCTCTGACATTTCCAAATAAGTGAGGAGGAGGTTCGCAACCTTCTGCGATAGAGCGCTTTTCTGTCCCTTTGTGATGGCCCTCGCGGTAAAAGAACCGGTTGCATCTTCATCGAGTGACACCTCAGTAAGCGCGTCAGCCGAGGCGGCGTACAATGCGTCATCTTCGAGGGCGTCGACATACATCATCAAACCGGTAAGGAGATAGTTGCCCGATAGCATATAGCTAACGCGCGCGTCGACGGACGCATATCTTGGGCCCTCCGCGGTCTCCACGGGAGGAAAGAATGGAGTGTGACGGGCAAGTAGTTCTAATTGCGAAGACACGTTTGCGACCTTCTCACACACGCGTTCGACACCCCGATCCTTATAGAACGGGCGAAGAGGGGCGTAGTGCTTCTGTATGAAGTCGGCTACGTCCGCGCTGTGACGCTGCGAGAGCTTCCAATGACGTGGTATGCGGCTTTCGCTGTAATCAACTTGCTGCACGATCATGGTCGGATACACGGACGTTGCGTCCCAGAGAAGCGTGTCTAAAAAGTGGCGGCCCTTAAACAGTGCAGTAGGGTCAAGTCCCACATCAGTGATGTCGGCGAGGAATGCCCGCAGGCCCTTCACTCTCTTGGCGCTTACTTTAGTATTACGTTGAATAAAGGACGTGAGCCGCGCGGACATTTCATCAGTAGTGCGTGCGAGGTAGTTCTTCATATCTCGCATAGAAGGCGTATCCTCTGTCAAGGTCCATGAGAAGTTGTCCGTTAGTGCGGTAAGTTTGTCAAGTAATGGACGCGCGACGACACTATCGGCGCCGGGGAGTGCCTCTTCCGAAGCATTGAGTTCCGCCAGCACGCTCTTGAGCGGGCCGATCCCTACTTCAGCTTTGTCCCCAAGTCCAAGATATACAATGTTCTCGGTGTTGACGACCTGCATAAGCTGGTCTAAAGACTCGATCGAGTATACATGACCATCCCTCTTCAGCATCTCGATCTGTTCGGACAGTGTGTCCCCGGTGAGCGGATGGTCTGGTTTCCCAAGACATACGGCCCGCAAATTGTCGCCGATGGGTAGATTAGAGTTGTAACGGCAAAACACGATGAACGCCTGGTAGATAACGTCCTCACTGAACTCCTCCGTGGGCTCAGGATACCGAAGCCGGGTGTTACGAGGGTCGTATATTAGAGGCGCTCTCCCAAATGCACCGATGTCGAGAAGAAGATCGGTGGTGTTTCCCACGATTTTATTGTACTCGAATAAGCTGTTGTCCTTCCCGCCGAAATACTGAAAAGGCGTTTGCATCGTTTCGTTACAACAAGCATTCTCAAGGAAAGGGTCGCCGGCCGCGTTGGCAAGCAGCGCTGACTCTTCGCGCACTTGCTTGCCGATACCCTGTATGATGGCCAGCGCGAAGTCTACTACCTTCCCTTGGAGGACGCCAATGTCTTTGGAGGACTTCATGGAGCCGTTTTTGAGGTTGGCTTTGAGGGCGCTCTGGAATGCCTTTGACACTGGTTCGGGCACGGGAAGGTCGATGGGGACCAGAGGGGGCATGAATGCAGACCAATTTCGTACATCGACCGCGACGGGCACGGCATCGTCACTCTCGGTAGCAAGATATGCGCGTTTGTCTCCCAGCTTCTCCACAATGGCATTATCGGGCAAAATAAACTTATCTATCACCGCCCGTATTTTCTTCACGAGTACCACTTCTGTCTTTTTCTGTATGGCGTTCCATGGCCTGACGCTGCTCTTTATCTTGTGAGCGACGCATGCAACATATGTAATTCCCGAGTTATCACCGTCTGTATCGAGGGGGTAGCCACCAAAAGAACGTTTGCAGCCAGGATGAGTTTTTTTAGATGATATGGAAGGTACGGATACCTGGACCCCGACAACAAAATAAGCCAATGCGAGCATCACAAGGGACTCATCGTACGCACTCTGATAGGGTGGCAGCTTACGCGCGGCGCGTTGGGCGGCGGCGGCGGCGGCCTTCTCATAGGCTTCTTCGCTGGGCATGGCCCTCTTCTGTGTGATGAGGGTATTGCGGATGATCATGTCCCGTTGTGACTCTATATTTATGCCCATGAAGCCGGCCAACGCCGAGACGATGTTATTGACCGATTGAGCAAGCGGGGAGAGCTTCTTGCTGTCGTCGGCTTCTCCAGCCTGGAGAACGGCATTGCCTAGGTCCTCTTCGAGTTGGTCGCGGGTTTTCTCCTTGAAGCCTGCCTCGGTATATCCCTCCTCGGTGTCGAACTCAATCGTGCGAATGACATAGCCACTGTGCTTATCAACCCAAGCTTCCCCATCATCGCTAATCGTGCCCTGCTGAGCACACGTTTGGGAAAGAGCGGTAACGTAGTCGCCATTCTGGACGAAGACTGAGGCAAGTCGAAGCATAAATGACGGGATTAGTTTGACATCAGCAGAGACACAATACCTCCAGTACTCATCTTCACCTGCTTCTGCATCGCGGGTGAAGCGGGCGCAGAACTTCACAATATCATGTTGTTTCTTGACGAAGTCGCTCTGGCCTAATATGAGTTCGCGCAGTCCGGCCCTTGGAGATGCGACAGTCTCCCCCTCCTCGGCCAGTGCTCCTAAAGACAATTGGCCATCATTGTATTTCCAAAGACGCTTTTCTTGGACATTGCGGAGTGCATCAACAATGGACGAATAATAACCAATATCCGCGCGAATTGTGTCGAACGTTACCTGTTTCTCCCAGTCCATCTGATCAGAGAACTCCTTCACCATCATATCGATTTTTCCTTTGTCCGCCTCCAGTGAAGCGGCGGTCTTGTCCACACAGTCGCTCTTGAATTGGAAACAACCCGGCTGCAAGTTACAGAACAACTTGGACTCATCAGCGAATGTGGAGGGCGCAACGCTTTCGTCAAGGTCCCAGCGTTGCCCTATTCTTTTGTAATAGAGGTCTACGGGTGACTCCTTCTTCTCCTCTTGGTTCGCGGAGACTGTATCATCAGAGATACGCAGCACTGCATAGTCTCCAGCAGCTACTTCGCGTTTGCCTAGTATGATCGCTTTCGCTTCACGGAGCGAGTCGTCGTCCGACAGCCCAGCACCTTCGGCTACTCGTGCCGCGAGGTAAGTTTCAAACTCAAGTGGTTCCATGTCCCGCTGTTCCGTGGCAAAGTCAGTTAACGTGGTGTATCTGGTAGGATCGTACTCCTCGTCGAAGTAGGCCATGTCACCATTGTCGGCATCGAGGGCGTCAAGCGAGAGATATTTCTTACTGAGGGTGTACTTCGCGCATGGGTCATTTTTCCCGGTCGCCATCTCGCCACTGAGAAGACGAGCCTGCACATCTTCTAACCCTGTCATCGTCCACGATGGAAGGATGCCGAGCCGGACGATACCTGCTATGATGGTGGAGTAGTAGCGTCCGTTGTCAAACGCCAGAAGGCGCTGCAAAATCTCGCTGGAATCGTGGTGTTCTAGTAGCCCCGCTGGAATGTTGTATGCGTTTTCGAGAAGTTCGCGTAGCTCAATAGACTCCTCTCCTTCTTTTGACAATACATGGAAGACCTGATCATCGAACAGTGCCGGGCGCACCTTACCCATCTTGCGGGGGCGGATGGCAGAAAGGGACCGCATGTAGGTAACGTAGTCTCTTTTGTATTGGGCGACGCGGTCGCGTACAAAGTCCATAATCTCCTCATATTGTTTGAAGGATAGATCACGCTGATAGACAAGAAAGGGTTCCAAGCACGCTACGACACTATGCAGTGAGAGGGCGCCTTGTATGTACTTCCGCATGATGTCGAAGAGCACCCGTGTTCTTGGGATCACTGTTTCTAGGAAGTTCTCGTACTGGTCTGCGCCGCCGCTTTCGGCGGAGAAGTGGCGGTAGCCCTCCAGATACTTGGGCCAGTCCATGTCAAACTTGTCGTCCGAAGGGACCACCTGGTTCGAGACACGTGTAGTTGCTCGAAGAAGTTTCCAGTACTGCAGGAAGTGTCGGTTTAGATCGGACTTCGTAAGGACATTCGTCGCGGGGAGCGCCACGCGCGAGAAACGCGCGGCTGGCTCCGGAAGGGTCAGCAAGCCCGTGACGCACGCGGTGTCATTCTGCGTGAGCGAGACTGTTTTGGTGGCGACCCCGCCGTCCTTCAGGTCTTCGGTTTGTAGCCGTTGAAGACCGAGATTATACTTTTGGATTAGAAAACGCTTGCGTTTGACGACATCGTTGCTAGCAACAGATGCATAGAAGTCTTCCAACGTATCCACTACGCAGGCAATGTTAGCATTAACCGCCTTATTGAACAAACATCTGTCGACGTTATTTGGCTCCTCGAATGGTGTCAGATATGGATTGAGCGCGTTCATCAAGTACGCGAGTTTGTTTTCCCCCTCGGGTACGTCGTTGCCTATGTACCTTTCAACGACGCCTGTGGCCCCTAGCCGAGCCTCTGCGAGCGAGAGCGGGACGAAGTCTTCCTGGGGCTCTGTGGGTGAGACATCGACGTTGTATAGTTTCTTCTTGCTGCGCACGACGGGTAGGAGCCACAGCAGTGAGCGGTCAAGTGACAAAAGGGAGTCAACCAAAGGCTTGTGCCCGGCGCCTTGGACCTTGGGCATCATGGCGTTGCCCTGTTCGTCGAACCTAGAGAATGAGTCTCTGAGCTGCTTGAACCGTTCGATCATGCGGTGAAGGTTATTGAGAACAGATCGGGTTCTATCCTCGTTAGGTATCGTCGACAGTAGTTCATCGAGCAAGTCATTGGTTTGTTTCTCCAAGCCGAACCGTTGCTGACCTTCAGGAACTTCTACAATCTGCGTGACCGCTTCCAGTTGTTCCCCGATTTGTATCTTGTCGGCATCAAGCAACATCTCTCTGAGCTGTTCCCTGACCTTTTCGATGGGGGCTTCAACCGTGTCCGCTGTGCCGTCGTCTTCTCTCTCAACAACGGCAACTTCGTCCTGGCCCTGCGCCCCTTCAGTATGAACGGTTGCTTCGTCGTCCTCTTCGCCCTCGATGCCTTTGTCTTCCGGTGGTTCTCGGATAACGATTTTGTCGATAGGAAGATCCTTCGGGAGGCCTTGGTATTTGAAGTCAAGATATATCTTGTGGCCGTCTGGGTGTGTCTGTATTTCGATCATGTCTTCATCAAGGTCAGTGATTTTACCAGTGAAAACAGCTGGTACGTCTCCGCCGAAATGTATGTCGACCCAATTATCGGGAAGCAGCCCGTTTTGACGAGCATAGCCTGCTTCCCCGCTTCTACTGAGTATCTCGATGCCTGTTAAATCGGTGTCGACGAGTTTCCCATCTCTGATGGGTATTTGGAGTGAGGTTGTGTCCTCACCAGCAAGATCGATACGATCAGATGAGATGTAGGTGACGAGGAACACCTTGTTATGCTCACCATGTCGGGAGCTGGGGGACTTGAGACGTATTATGTCACCCAATCTAAGAGCTACATTCTGTTGCGCGGTTTCAGCCATGGCCTTACTAATGCCGCAGAAAATATTACGGATAGCCAAAGGCAATTAAAGGCGCCGCGCTACATTGAGACAAACCATGAGCCTCGTCCCGCCCACTTCGCACACTTTTGATTTGAATGCTGCCTCTGATGGTAAGCTCGCTGCTATTCTCGATGCGGACCATCCGGGACATGCCGATGCCATGGAGGGCGTGGGTCTTACGGAGAAAAATGTAGAGTGGAAGGGTCGGGCCTATACCATCTTAAAGTACGACAAAATGCGATTGACCGACGACGCGAGAGCGACATCTGGATTGTTTCGCTCTGCCGTGGTGCATAATGGCAGGATCGTGTCCTTCTCACCCCCGAAGGCATTGACTAAGAAGAACTACGAGGAGCTCCCGGATGCATGGAATAATACCTTGATGGAAGAGTTCGTGGAGGGGACGATGATGAACCTGTTTTGCGTGGAGGGGGAGTGGGAGATGGCGACGAGAAGTTTGATTGGCGCCAACGGTCGTTTCTTCAACGATGGGGGGTGCGAGACGTTCCGCAAGATGTTTCTGGATGCGGCCAAAGCGTGTGGTCCCGATCAGACGAGCGAAAACGGAGGTGTTTTTGCACTGTTGAACCCCGCGTACAGCTATTCATTTGTGTTCCAGCATCCGGACAACCAGATTGTGACTAAAGTCATTGTTCCCAGCCTATACTTAGTGCGGGTGTACGAATGTGAAGCCGACGGGCGGGTAACGGAGTACTATCCTGGCTCACCACAGTCGAACGACATTTGCCGCCCCGCCGGCACGTCAATGGTGGATCGGCCGGCGCTCGTCGAAAAGGGGTCGAATACCGAGTTCGGTGAGGTCCAGCGAGCATGGGCGTCGATGGAGCGGCCCCACGCGGAGATGGGTCTGGTTGTATATTCTCCGCTGACAGGCGGGAGATGCACTTACCGGAACCCTACATACGAGATGGTGCGGCACCTACGTGGGAACCAGCCGAAGCTGCAGTACCAGTATTTGGAGCTCCGTACACAAGGAAAGGTTGGGGAATACTTGCAGCATTTCCCAGCCACAGCGAAGGACTTTACGCGTTATCGCGAGCAGCTTCACCTGTTTACAAAAACGCTGCACGACAATTATGTAGGGTGCTTCGTTAAGAAGGACAGGCATCTGCGAGACTACTCTCCTCAGTTCAAGCCCCACATGTGGGCACTTCACGAGAAGTACAGGACTGAGTTGCGGGAGAAGAAGCACTATGTGTCGTTGTCGGTCTGCGTGGACTACGTTAATTGCCTGCCGGCTTCCAAACTGATGTTCACACTGAATTGGCATGTGAGGGAGAATAATCGGGCACGTCTTTCTACTGGGGACTAGCCACGAGTTAACGCACGGCGAAGAAAAATGTATCGGTTCCAGAGATAAAAAGGGGGACTATTTGGTTTTCTATATTATCTCGTTATCCTATATAAATGAAAGGTGGTCTATTTGGGTTTGGGGGGGTAGACACTCATGTACAGATAAAGGGGAAACTCGACGAGGGGTACAAGCTGCTGGATGATGCCGCTAAACAACGTGACGCAGGCATGGAGAAGCACGCACGGAGCGCGTTGCAGGCGACCGTACTCGAAGCAAAAGAGGCCCGCGCGCAAGAGAAGAACCCATTTAGGGACACACGGGGGCGTATCGGAAAAGCGGAGAGGTTGATCGCTTCAACGGTGCCTGGGCCTACCGAGTACACAACCGCACAGCTGCTCGATGTGTCCACCCTCGCTGTGGAGAAGGCGCGAAAGGAAGGTAACAAACAAGGGCTTCGTGCGGCGCTCTTCGACTTGTCGCACGTCCTCTCCCGGCCGGATGCGAGGCAGCAGACTGGCTTTAGAAAGGCTCAAGAGTTATACGATGAGGCGGAGGCCCCCTCGGCTCCTGCTCCTGCCTTTGCTCCCGCCGCTGCTCCTGCCTCTGCTCCCGCTTCTGCTACTGATGCGCCTACGGTCAAACAGCTCGCCAATAAGCTCTCCAAAGCCTTTCGGGATACTATGACGGGGCCAGATTCGGAGAAGGAGGAGAAGGGGAAGGAGCTCAAAAGCGTGTACGACGCTGCGGCGCCCTTTAGACACGCCGACACAGGGATCGATAGCATCGCTTCAATGGTCGACACACATCACCCTGACTGGAAGAAGACGACTTCAACCGATGTCCAGCCGGCCAGTGGTGGCAAAAAGAGAGCACACCGTAGCAAAAAGAGAGCACACCGCAGCAAAAGGAGATCGCACCGCAGCAAGCGCAGAGCACATCGCAGCAAAAGGAGAACACCACGCGTGAGCAAGCGCAGAGCACGCCGTGGCAAAAAAAGCAGAACGCGGCGGCATCAGCACTAGTCGCGAACAAGCACTGTTTTATGTGGACGGTATAGGCGTGTGGAGTCCGTCTACATAAAACTATGAGCTAGATGGGAAGGCCCCTGCCAGAGCCTCGACTGCGTGCGCCGCCTCGTCACAGGCAGATATGACAAGCGATCGCACACTCTGCGGCGTCGCTTCTTCGCTCTCGAATGCCAGTCGGATGAAGCTCTGGGGGATGTGAGGATGGGACTTCCTGAACCCGCAATAAGTAAGTCGCTTGGTCCCCTGATAGTGGCGTGTATAAAGTATATACTCTACGAGTTTGCCAAGCGTGTAGTCTTCATTGTGAAGCGTGACGTCGTAACACCGAGGCATCGTCGTCTCCGCCGGCGCAACCACGTCTTCACTCGCCTCTACAACGGAAGCGAGCGCCCGGAGTCGTCGTGCGATGACTGCACATCCCAAGGATACCACCTGCATGTTGGTGTACTGACCAATGGATTTAATAGTGAAGTCGAAGCTGTCCTTCAAGTGCCTTCGCTTTCCCTCTAGCCGGGGCCAGTTAGCCTGGAACACAGATATTTCTTCCTTGGGAGCGGCCGCCTTTTTCATGGCCGCGAGGGCCTTCGATAGATCGGCTGCGCTGGATGCAGCGTCTACTGTGAAACCATACGCGCAAGTGCTCACTACGTTGTAAGAGCCGTTCTCGCCCGCCGTTCCCACATCAAAACTGCAGGAGAGTTTGAGGCTTTCACCCGACTCACCTGCTGCAACTCGAGGGCGGAGGCGGACCAGATCGATGAATGTGCCGGTGGTGGTATCAGGAGGGAACATCTGGCGCACGGCGTCTTGAGAGAGAGGTTTGCCCGTTTGTGTGTTGTGCACGGTGAAGTTCTCTGTGGTGACGTAGGTGACGGCTTCAGTGTCATTAGTAACGTCGATATAAAGGGCGTACTCATGAACAGGTTGGTCGTCGGTCCCGAGATGGATAGGGACGGCAGCAAGCCTTTGTTTTACGATTTCATTATTTAGGCGTGTCGTATTTGTCTCAATGGTGACTTTGCTTTCGGCGTGGGGAATAGTCCGAAACACCACACATGGTATATCGGAGAGTATTGTGCGTCGCAGTGCATTGGCAAGGCTCATGTCTACGCCCGATAGGGTGAAGCGCAGGATTCCATCCTCTTCAAGGAGATTGGTGATCGTGGGACTCATATGTTATTACAAGAGACAATTGTCTCTTTTAATCAATTTTTGTGGCAAGAATGAGTTTAGACAATCCTACGTCTGAATAGAAACAGCGTCATGTCAAGCGTTCTCTACTACAGTCGCATGTGCGAAAACTGTAACAACCTGCTGGGTGTACTAGCTAAGAGCCAGGCGAAGAACGACATGCACTTCGTTTGCGTGGACAAGAGGGAGAGGAGCCCAGAGGGAAAGTTATTTGTAATTATGAGCAATGGAGCGAGGTTGCCAATGCCACCGAACGTTACGAAGGTGCCGGCCCTCTTGCTGCTAAACAAGGGGAACAGGGCCCTTTTCGGTAACGAGATAATGGACTTCTTACGACCCATGGAACAAAGAACGAATGAGATCGCCCAAGGAGGGAACGGAGAGCCGACGGCTTATGCCTTTGGCGACGCGGGTGTGTCTGGGGTGGCGTCGGACCAGTATAGTTTTCTTGATCAGACTGCTCAGTCGATGACCGCGAAAGGAGACGGGGGGATGCGACAGCTCCACAGTTACGCTACGGTGAGCACTACGGACAATATCGAGACTCCTCCTGATATGTACGCACCGGACCGCATTGGTGAGGGAGCGTTGGAGGACATCCAGTCGCGCCGTAATCAGCAATTCGGAGCTCACCCCCCTGCTCCTACATAAAACCGGTAGAAAACGTGTTTAAAAGAACACCATAATGTCTTGCATACCATTATGAGCAAAGTGGCCATTCTAAAGGGGTTCAACGATCATTTCGCGGAGTTCCTGACCGCGTTGCAGATCGTCTTTCCCGAAAACGAAGACCTAGCGGCTCTGGGTAGTTTCGCGAGCACGGTTCGAAAAGCGAACCCGCGATTAGCAATATCAGCTTGGCATGAGTGTGTTTGTGTGCCCTATGGCGCTCACATCGAAAGAGACGATGTGGCATATTTCCTTGAAAAGGACTACGATGGCGACTTAGAAGGGAGCGACTCAAAGGACTACATTATCCAGAGTATTGATAAGATACGAAAGCCGATTGCACTGCTGAGCGAGGCGGATAAGCAGAAGTCGATGCAATACATTAAGAACTTGACGAAACTAGCTAACGCGTACTCTTCGATGTAGCTTTGCGGTAAGTAGTATTTAAAAGTCCTGACACAGTTTGTGTATTGAGATGAGCGACGAGGATGAGGGCGGCGTGACGCCTTTCCACAAGATTGTGCGCGACTTCGTGCACGACATCGTGCGTGTTTTTCCAGAGCGCGCGGAGACGATGGACGGTGACCTGCGTATGATTGCTGTTGACGATCCAGAGGCATCGGCGGCGGCGGCTCGGGTGCGTGCCTATGTCATGGAAAGGATGCCGAAGAGTTTCTTTGACGTACTTTATCAGAACGACAAGGTCTTCGAGGAGGAGGATGCGGACGCGATGGAGCTTCTACCCGGATTAAGCTTCACGGAGCTTTGGAAGATTGAGGGGGTGAGTGACGCGACAAAGGAGACAATATGGAAGTACCTCCAGTTGATATTGTTTAATGTTGTTGGAGACTTGTCAGACAGGGAGTCGTTTGGCGACGCCGCCAATTTGTTTGAGGCGATAGACGAGGATGAGTTGCGACAGAAACTGGAAGAAACCGTGAGCCATATGCAGTCTGTGTTCGAAAGCCAGTCAGATGGGGATGGTTCTCACACTGACGGTTCAGGTGGCGACGGGTCGATGCCCGGCGGGCCTTCTGCAGCGGACGTGCACGGCCATATAACCGGGATGCTTGATGGGAAGTTGGGTGCCTTGGCCAAGGAAATAGCTAAGGATACGGCAGATGAACTCGGGTTGGACATTGACGGGGAAGGAGACGGGGAGACGTCTGTAAACCAGGTGTTTCAGAAGCTCTTCAAGAACCCCGGGAAGCTGATCTCATTGGTGAAGAAGATGGGGGGTAAGCTTGACAGTAAGATAAAGAGTGGCGAGATTAAGGAGAGTGAGCTCCTCGAGGAGGCTACGCAGTTCATGGGGAAGATGAAGTCGATGCCTGGAATGGAGAATATGCAGTCTATGTTGAGCAAGATGGGGATGGGTGGTGGTGGCGGTGGTGGCAAGAGCAAGGCGGGCATGGCGGCGTTTCAGAGCCATATGCAGCAGAATATTAAGCACGCTAAAACACGCGAACGCATGCAGGCTAAGCTGGAGGCTCGCAAGGCGACCCAAGAAGGGCCACCTAAGGAGAGTGTCTTCACTGTGGGAGAAGGGGCCGAGCGAACACCGCGGCCTGTATCGGGTACGCCTGCAATCGAGCGCCAGAAGAAGAAAAAGCGGAGACGTCACAAGAAGACAACCACTGAGGCCGATGGCTCGGCTGCCGTGCCAGACGAGTCGGCGTGAAGACATTAATTATTGTGTTCCATATATATAATGTCGACACCATTTTGGACTTCTGAGCCGGGAGTGTTGCTAGACAAAAAGCGCATAGGTGAGATATGGCCGAAAGAGAGCATGACGTCGGTTGAGAAGCTTAATGCGATTTCACGTTTGGTGGTTCTGCTGGCCATAGTGGGTTTCGCAGTCTCTCGGAGTATAAACGTGTTGATAACCGCAGCAATAACTCTAGGTGTCATCGTGCTGCTGCACACGGTGCGGAAGAGTGGGGCGCACGCCAAGGTGAAGAAGACGGTGACCGAGGCGTTTGCCAATCCCGAGGTATACGATGGCGCTAAGCATCTGTTCCAACCCCCGACGTTGAACAACCCGGTGATGAATGTCCTCCCCACCCAGATTATGGAGGACCCTCTACGCAAGCCAGCCGCGCCCGCATTTAACCCAGAGGTCGAGGTTGCGATAAACAAGTACGCCCAGGACAACACAGTGATTGGTTTGGCGGACGGGGATCCCGCGGCCGCGGCCGATTTAGATAAGAGGTTGTTCCAGGATTTAGGGGACCAGTTCCAGTTTGATCAGTCCATGCGTCCTTTCTACGCGACGGCGAACACGCAAATACCCAACGACCAGGGAGCATTTGCTAACTTTTGCTATGGCGACATGATATCGTGCAAGGAAAACAATGCAGTGGCGTGTATCCGCAACAACGCGCGGTACACGGACCCGTAATAATAATATGAGGATGTATATATACAGATGTCATCAGTCAGTAACTTCATGTTTGACGGCATGACCCGTGGGGGGCAGGATGAGTGCGCGATGAGCCAACAGAACATCCAGAACCTTAAGGCGGGGAACTATATGCTTGACCAGTTTCGTCCCGACTGCCCGATGGGTTCCGCGATGACTTTGGCATTGAACCAGCCCAATGTTTTCTACAAGGGCAGCCAGACCGTGGGGATAAACGGATGTAATGTGGATGACTATTCGGCGCTGATATCTGGTGATGTGAAGAGTCGTCCGAAGTGCAAGATCAGTCTGTTCCAGCGTCCTTTCGCTACCGTGCCGTACTTGGGCCGTGGTCCGAGCGACCCGGTGCTGGAGGCGCAGATTCAACAGGGCGACGTGGTGAGCAACCGCAAGAGTGTGAATACTCTTATGGAGCAGTCGTTTGCCGATCGTAAAAACTATCCGCTTATTCCGTCCCTCGAGGCGACCATCCAGAACCCTGCCAACTTGGTTGAGAGTTCCGCGGATAAGTCGTGGGTACGGGGCGGTCTACCTTCCCGCGAGTTGACCAAGGACACTGGGAGAAAGGCGGAGGACAAGACGGGATGGTTTTAAGTAGAAAAGAGTATGAGGTTTCCATTATATTTAACGTAATATCATGGAAGGGAGACGTTCTATTGGTGGATATGACGATACCCGCACGTGCATGTATAAGCAGTCGGGTAGTGCCCCGCCCGTTTCATATCAAGAGGACTTCCTCGGCATCTTTGGCCTCACAGATTGGGACAGCGAGCACATATCTGGAGTAGTGAGCCAAGTGGTGAGACATTTTGGGAAGGAAGACTGGTTCCATTCCGTAATCAGGAAGAGTCCGTTCTACGCAGACGGTGATATGGAGGCATCATTATCAGGAATGTTTAACTATGATCAACTGGATATTTTGCACGCGCTACTGTGCCGTGCCATCCAAGGAGAGTTTATGGAAAACGAGGGTGTTAAACAGTTGATCGAGAAGTTGCGGCTGTAAAAGGAAAATCCCACTAGTATATACGCATGGCTTCTACCAGAAACAACAACACACCTGGCAACTATTGCCTGCAGCAAAGGAGCTACACACATTCGATGGCTTACAACTCCTACGCCGGAGCCGGGAAGCCGGCTGAGAGCGCGATCCCGTGTCTCGGCATTACTCCCAGTCACATGCCAGCAAGCGTGTTTTCCCAGAACCCGGTAGATATCGAAAGCTCATTGCGTGGAACAGGATCGGTTAACTTGGTCGACCCTCAACCCAAGGTGGTCCCGGAGCTGAATAAACTGCCAGGGGTGGCCTTCTTCACAACGACGCCAGTGTTTATGCCGAAGCCTTTGGTGATTGAAGGCAATCAGCGTCCGTTCCCGGTTTAAGGGGAGTTTGTGTTTGGCGCGACGAGTGCTAGCCAATGTTATCTAATGTATCAATATACTAGATATCATGCCCCACGCTGTGAAAAGTTTTAACTGCGATGCGTGTAACGAGTGCACGGAAGATGCCGCCGATTACGAGACGTACTTTAGCGAGACATGGTGTATGCAAGACCCAGCGAGCGCGGCGGCTTGCTTCGACATATCCGGCGCTACACCGGTGCCTCAGGTCAGCGTAAGCAAGATAGAAATAAATACGAGCTGTTGCGGCCCAGTGTCTGTTGCCGTGCTCGGCGTGCAGCACGCGTTGGCCAAGTCGTACATATCGTTCTATGGGATTTACGAGTCCGCCACCGAGGCCCCACCGGCTTGTCCTTCTGATGCTTCTGCCGCGTATGTTGGGTTCCACGCCGTGTATCAGATCGATACCCATATCGTGGCCGGTAACGTGGCCACCCTTACTGTGACCCATTATGGAGGAACAGGCAACTTTAAGAGGTCAGCCTCACCGTCGTACGAGTGGTATCGTGTAACGTGCACTAACTTCCCCCCGTCTACGGCCGTCGGACCTGCGGAGCATCTGGGAACGCCAGGTGCGCGGACTTCTCAGGTTGCGGCCCGAACCCCGCTCTCGCTTGTTCATAACGCGCTGGTAGGGGCGGGCACTTCATACGATATGCTCGACAGTGTCTTTTTACCTGGCGGAGACGGGAGGGCCAACTCGCTTCCGCTCGAATGCACATCCTTCGTGTTCATGACAGTTACCGCGGATATGACAGCTATCACGGGGAACCCGGCTCAGAAAGTGTACGTGCCTTGCTATTTCAACCTCGAGTAAGAACGAAGGTTTAGACATAATGCCGCACATGGTACACTAAGATGCGATTGGTGTACGGAACGGATGAGACCGGCGGCGATACACTTACCACGGAAGACGGACGTCACCAAGTAATGATGGCGTGGGAAAAAGACTACATGGAAGCGTGCATCGGAACGCTGGAACCGAGTGGGAGAGTGTTGGAGATCGGGTACGGTCTGGGCTATTCCGCTCACAAGATTCGCGAGTACCGAGCCGTGACCGAACACGTGATAATAGAGTGTGCCCCCGTCGTGTGGGACAAAATGGAATCCTTCCTATCATCTAGCCCGCGCGCTTCGTTACTGAAGGGTAGATGGGAGGACGTACTCTGCATTGCAGGAACGTTTGACTGCGTATTCTTTGATGACTATGCTTTTGGGAGTCGCCCTGGCAGGTTCTACGAGTTCCTGGGTGAGTGCGGAGCGCATCATCTTAACGACGGAGGAAGATTAGCCTGCTACTCTACCCCTGGCAAGTTCCACGTGGTCGACGGCATGGTGCGGACAAGTCGTGCTTATCCTGTCGCAATCCCAGACCACTGTCGGTATGCAAAAGGGAGGAGTATGACGATATCTCTGTTCGGAAAGGTAGGTCCGGTTGACGAGAAGCAATGTCTCGCTGTAGCCAGAGAGATAGAACAGAGTGCCCGGTTACTCTCCGTGCCACATCCAGTCATCGGCTCCCAAGACGAGGGAGATTATGTAAGGCTAAGGAAGGTTTATGCCGAGAAGCGGAACGTCGAGGGGCGGAAAGAGTTGATGGAAAGAGCGGAAGCTTTCTTGCGCGAGCATCCGTCTAGCCGGCACAAGAGCATGGTGAGTTTTTTGCTCGGTTACTCGCTTTTCCGTTCTGACCCGGAACGAAGCAAAGCCGTTTTCTCAGAGCTCGCGGCGAATTGCGAAAGTCCGGATATCGTAGTGTGGTGCCAATCGAACATCCGGAGCCTCGAGTTCAACATCGCTGCACGCGACGCGCAGTACTGAGTGAACAAAGTGCGGGTTTTTTATCTTTCCGCTATACATACGTATGTCCTTCACGCGGTTTAATGACGATCCTTGCTGTATAGAGAAGCAACTTCAAGAGTCCACTGGGCCGGGTCGCTACATGTTGAACGTACCTGGCAACGGAGATAAGCCCTGCTTCATGGAGGACCCGTACATTCGGATGCAGCAGTGGGGGGCCAATCTCCGGACTAACCCCGTGTTGGTCGAAAGCGAGCTGATGGGTCTGAATCGGACAAACACAACACGTGATTGCAAGGTTGCCCCGGATCCTCTTTCCGCGAGCGAAGCGGTCGAGTATCCTTCGTGCCAGCCGTTCACGGAGCAACCTCGCGCGACGGACCCTGCATGGACGGCCCGAGATTTAGAGCAAGTCGACTGGTACACTCTTCCGCTGAACCCACAAGAGAATGTGTGCATACCGTTCCAGAACAATCTGGACACGCGCATGCTGGAGCGTGACTACTTTCTTGCGTGTCCGCCAGCGATCCACGATCAAGCAGACGGGACAATGCTCAGCACCCGGACCGAAGCAGAGAGATAAGCATCCTGCAAAATAATATACTTCTACATTATACATGGAACTCGCGATACCTGTACTGGCATTGGGGGGTTTATATATAATGTCCAATCAGAAGGAAGAAGAGGATACCTACTCGGCTGAGCCTGGCAGAGAGGGATTTCAAAACTCCGACGCCACCCTTCCGAATATGAATGTTCCGACCGTTAACTATCCGATAACTTCACTGAGTAGCGCGGGGGCTGTGAACGAATACCGTAACTCGAATCAGGCGACGGACAAGTACCACGATCAGACGGTGTACGAGGAAAACCTCGATAGAGATGGAACGAGGATGGAGAGCGTGTTGTCTATGACGGGTGAAGCTATGGAGCGGAAGAACTTCAGGCATAACAACATGGTCCCCTTCTTCGGTGCCAAGATTAAGGGTGCGGGCCCTTCTTCAAATGTGCACGAGGGAGTTCTCGACAACATGCAGGGAACTGGATCGCAACGGAACGAGAAGAGAGAACTAGCCCCGCTATTCGCGCCATCGGCAAACATGGAGTTCGTCGCTGGGGCGCCGAACAACAGTGACTTCTTCCAGTCTCGTGTTCAGCCCAGTCAGCGAGCTGCAAACGTGAAGCCGTGGGAAGAGGTGCATGTAGGGCCTGGGTTGGGACAAGGTTTCACAAGCGAGGGGACTGGTGGCTTCAACTCCGGTTACGAAGCACGGGATATGTGGCAACCAAGAACCGTCGATCAGCTGCGTACCGTGACCAATCCCAAAATCACATACACGCTCGATAATCTCGAGGGCGCGTTGAAGAGGCCCGTACAGAACCTGGGTGTCCTGGGGAAAGTGGAGAAGTATATGCCCGATACCTACTTTGAGAACAGTTCTGACAGGTGGCTCACGACGACCGGGGCAGGAGGAGAAAGTCAAACCGCGCAAAGCGCCCAAATGCTGGGAGACGTGAATCGGACCTTCACGACGCGCTCTTACTTTGGTGCGGCCGGCGATCCCGTTGACGGTGGGTATGTGGATGGAAAGCACACCGATCCAAAGCGACAGCCCTCATGCACGAAGCCGTTGCCGGCAGCGGCGGCAGCTGGTCAGTTCGCTCCAGGGAAAATGGACTACGGTCGCGACGGTTTTGAGATATTACCCAACAACCGCGACACTTCAAATGAAGGCTCTTTGGGCATAGTCGGTGGCATGATGCGTGCTGCGCTCGCCCCTCTTATGGATGTATTGCGGCCTTCGCGGAAAGAAGACGTAGTGGGGAACATATGTCCAAATGGCTACGTGGCCACCACCCATGTTGCCGCCCCCGTCCACAATCCCGCAGATAGAGCTCCTACCACGATACGTGAAATGACTGCGGGGCTCTTAGACAACAACCATCTGAATATGGAGAACCAAGCCGGAGCCGCCTATACCGTCGCTGCCCAGCAGGCTATCCGCAATCAGCGCGACAGCACGTCGGTGCAGTACGCCGGCGCCGCTGGGGGCGACATGAGCAGGGCCGGGAAAGCAAGCTACGCCGGCGCTTACAACCAGCACAATAATGGCAACAAGACCTACGCGAACCGCCCCCATCAGGGTGGAACCGCAATGATGATGAGTGGGCAGAACCTCGACATTGGGAAGGTCGAGGGTGACCGGTTCAACACGCGGGATTTGGTGAGGAGCGGCGGGCCGAGCGCGGTCCCTAGCGTTCAGACGCATGGATATATAGATGCCCAGCCGGCGCAGGGACAGAACGTGCACTCGGAGCGCATGCACTCGGATTACATAGCTGCCTTTAAAAGTAACCCATACACCCATTCGTTGCAGTCTTGGGCATAGGTCGAAACTGCCATTAGCGAAAGACCGGTTTAAACGTCGCGCGCTTCTTAATATAATCATATTGACTATGAGTCTGCACCAGTCCATAGTCAACGTTTTAAATGGATACGCTGATACAGCCAAGATACCTAACATACTCTTACATGGCCCGTCTGGCTCTGGTAAGAGAACGCTAATGAGCAACTATATCAATTACATTTACGGTGGCAACAGATCGACCATTGCCGAATATGTGCGATACGTCGAGTGCGCTCATGGGAAAGGTATCAAGTTTATAAGAGAGGAATTGAAGTTCTTCGCGAAAACAAACATCGGTCTGCGATCGGGCGTACCATGCAAGTGTGTAGTTTTGATGAACGCCGACAAGCTGACAATGGACGCGCAGTCGGCGCTGAGAAGGTGTTTGGAACTATTCACACACACGACTAGGTTTTTCATTATTGTCCAGAGCCTCTCAGGAATCTTGCGACCCATTTTGTCGCGGTTTTGCTCGATATACGTTCCTCTGCCACCCAGCGGCGACCTCCACAAGCAGGCATTGGCACAATCCTTCCGCTCGACCGCCAAGTCCGTCAAAGGATACGTACGACTTGCCGAGGAGCGAGCAGCGGGGTTGACATGCTTACTCGCCAAGACGGTGCCTAAACTGAACTGTGCGAACTTATTGTCCACAGCACGGAAAATGTACGAGAAGGGATACAGTGGACTTGATCTACTGTCTGAAGTGGAACGCCGATGTGAGGCGGGAGAGTGGACATATTCGCTGTGGATTGACATCCAAAAGATGAGGGTGGAAAGCCGCAGTGAGGTACTGTTCTTGGCATTTTCCCTGTATGCGATGTATTTACGTTGTGAAGACGATTAAGGAATGTGTCGTCAAAGAAATGGACGATTATTCGCTGGCGAGTCTGAACGAGTCTAAGAATGAGTGGTGCGCCAGACTCGTAAACATGCTAACTCCACTCGTGGCTGAGGGGCTCCGGTCTATATTCGACGAAGCGTGGCGCGTGTGCACGGCCAACGACGAGACAGAGAAGTATCTAGCCACGTTCCAGACGTTCTTAGGGCGAGTGCCCGGCTGGAATGCTACGATGATCACCGATGAGTGTAAGCGCATCACGGATCGGAGTGGGTGTTCTTATCTGCCTGACCTGATAACCTGCATCCATATCGTACAGTTGAAGGCGCTCAGTTGTGTGCGGGTAGGTACGCAGCAAAAGAAAGTCGATGTCAATGTGCCATCACTTGATGACTTTGTACACAGGGTCTACATCCAGTGTGCTAGAAAGGTATACACTAATGTTTATCTCTTCGAGAAGGGGATTCCGTCGTTGGAGGTCCAGAAGAGAAACAGAGAGCTCGAGCTCATCGTGCGGGAATGCATAATGATGGCAATAAGGGACGGTATCCCTATGGAGGAAATCCTTCGCGCGTACATGGAGGAGACGCAGGACAAGGATACGATCGTCGAGGAGAAGAATGAGATATTGGGGGAGGAGACAGTCGAGGAAGAGGTTGCCGTCGCAGACAGCGAGCCGAACTTGCCGATCCAACCCGACGCCGCCGATGCCGCCGCCAGCGTAGAAAAGGCACAGGTCCCTACTGTCGCGAGCGCCGCCGTCGCGCCGGAGATTGTTATTGAGACACGCACCCCACCACCTACCACCGCGGCCGAAACCCAGCAGCCCGCCATTTCTTTTTCGGACGACGACCACATAATGTCATCCTCTGGAAGGGAAGAGGTAGTGAGCGCACCCAAAACGCTGGAACGACTAGACCAAATCCAAAGGGAAAGGGAACAGTCGGAGGCCCAGTCCGGCGCGCCAGATGGCGACGGTCCATCACTGCATATCGGTTCGGCCGTCTCGCTAGCCCCATTAGACGTCACGGCTCTTTAGGCGCGTTGTAAACACTTGTCCATAATGTTATTTATGATTATGGACAGTATGTTCTGGACCGCGACGGCCGTAATGCTCGTCTTTGTGATATTCCGACTAATTGAGGGAAAGCTAACTTCAAAGGAAGCGCATCCCACAAAGGACATCATTAAGGACAGTGTCGTAGTTTACTTAAGCGCTCTAGGGGCGCTCTTCATCTTACAACAGCTAGGGAGAAGTGGGGGTGGTGGTGCGAAGATGGCTTCCGCCCAAGTAAGCACCACTGAGCCGGGCTTCTAGTCCACTATCGCTGTCACTATCACTATCACTATCACTGTCACCGTTAAAACACGTATGGTTTTAACTGTGATGTTTATGTTTCACCGGATTGTCTACGCGTAGACGGGGAGCGTGTCAATGTTCATGATCTTCTGCGATTTGTTGATGGTTTTCCTGCCCACCACATAGGCGTTGAACAGTGGACATTGGAGAACTTTCTCTGGCACATGCTCGTGTACCGTTCTTGCGATCATTTTATACAGCTTGAAGTCGGGATACCTCTCCTCTCCGTTGCTCTTGTACAGTACGTTACGTTTTTTGTCGTCTCGACACCATCCCAACACAAGCTTTATAATCGGCCACCAGTCTCCTTCTTCCTCCCCGTCATCCCCAACGACACAGTCGTAAAGGGACGTGGCAAACCTGCACAAATCAAAACTAAGATTGGGCTCTAGTCTCGGCTTTTCCGGTACGAGAAAGGGTTCACAATTATACTGGCCGCCCGCATCCCCGTCCGGGGCGAAGCTGTTGCTGCATACTTTCTGCCCTCGGAACCAATATATAGCCCTCCCGAAGTCAATGACCTTGTATATTTTCCCAAAAGTCGGGACCTTGTAGTGTCGCCCAACTACTTTGTAGTAGAGAAAAGGCTTCTGTGTCTGGATGTACATCACGTTATTAGTGTGTAGGTCGTTATGTGTCAGTTTGAAACACTTTTGATAGGCAATCAATGACATGAGCAGTTGAAGTATCATTGACTCCCATTCCCCTTCCGAGAGGTCGGTGTGCTCGTCGATGAGAAGGCTGTCGACCGTGCGTTCGCACTTTTCAAGAAAGGACAGTTGGACCGGATAGTCGTGCATACTCAGATACGCTACGGCATCTTCATCATACTCCGACATACTGTCCTCGGCGGAACCATCACCTTCATCATCGTCATCGTCTAGGTCGCTTGTTTCCGCTTCGGTATCAGATGATCTCGAAGAGCAGTACTCTGACTCATCGTCGTTGCACTGCAACACTGTTTCGCCGACGACAGTGTCGTCCGCCGCTGGCGTAAGCCGCATTATCTCTTCCATACCACTCGCGTCCTCCACGATGTTTTCCCTCAGTACAGTTAGCTCGTCAAGCTCGCCGATGTCGGCGACGTCTAGTGATATGGGTGTGCAGTCTTCTTTTATATCTAACGCCGGACGGTTAACGGCTGAATGTCGCATAACCTCACGGCGAATGCTGTCGTCCATGTGGAAGAGCTCTCCATGCTTATCATTGAAGTATTCCGACTCTTCTAGGCTCTCGATGTCGTCGATGGCGTTGTATAGGTAGTTTGACTGTTTACCTATGACCGCCCCGTAATAATCCAGTCCGTTGATAAACCCATGATGGTGTAGAAGCTGGCTTGTCAAATAGGTGAAAAACGTGTCCACGTATGGAATGTTGTCTTGATCCGATGTTGTCGGGTAGGAGACGGATTTGTCTCCCCAGACTGGAAGTGCTCGGCACACGTCAATGTCACCCGGACATTTGCCAGTAGCGAACTTCACCGGGTCTACTAGCGGAGATATCTTCATGAATGCGTCTCGCTTGTTCGTGCAGTCGTCCCCTTTGGCCACCACGCATCCTTGCAGTATGTTGCCACTGAGGTCACCCATGTCCTTTAATATCCATGCATTGTTGAAGGTCGCTACGTGACAGTTGCTCTCCCCGAGTACGAAGAACTTGTCATGGATTGGCGAGTACACCTGTGGGTCGGACAACCCAAGTGTCGGCGTGTCCGCCAGTGCCTCAAGAAGGGGACCGGGCGACCACTTCCTATAGGTGAAGGGGAACTCCATTAGTCTTAGGGCCACTTTATTTTCAAGCCCTGAACTTATCCACTTGCCGCGTATTTAGCAATAAGTTCTTTTATACTTCTACACCATCGATGACGCTGGAGCTCCGCAAGTTTGATATGAAGCACATTAGTTTTCGTCCCGAGGAGAACAAGGGACCTGTTGTAGTTCTAATTGGTCGTAGAGATACGGGTAAGAGCTTTTTAGTGCGTGACCTTCTCTATTACCACCAAGACATTCCAATTGGCACCGTTATCTCCGGCACGGAAGCCGGTAATGGTTTCTATAGCCAGCATGTGCCCAAGCTGTTTATACACGACGAATACTGTACGGCCATTATCGAAAACGTTCTTAAGAGGCAAAAGACTGTGCTAAAGCAGGTAAAGAAGGACATGGCAAGTTACGGCCGCTCGAGGATCGATCCCCGAACATTCGTCATCCTCGACGACTGTTTGTATGATGCGTCTTGGACAAAAGACAAGATGATGAGGCTACTGTTCATGAATGGCCGACATTGGAAGGTCATGTTGGTGATTACTATGCAGTACCCCCTAGGTGTACCTCCGAATCTCCGTACCAATATCGACTACGTTTTCATCCTAAGAGAGCCTTACATCGCCAATCGCAGGCGTATTTGGGAGAACTATGCGGGTATGTTCCCCACATTCGAGTCGTTCTGTCAGGTTATGGATCAGTGTACGGAGAACTACGAGTGTCTCGTTATTAATAACAACTCGAAGTCAAACAAGCTACAGGATCAAATATTCTGGTACAAGGCAGAACAGCACCCGGACTTCCGGCTGGGCTCGAAGGAGTTCTGGGCGATATCAAAGGATTTAGATAGCGACGATGATGAGGTGCAGTACGATCCTGCTGGTGCGAGGAAAAAAAGCGGCGGACAGAGAATTAGTGTTAAGAAGTCTAGGTGGTGACCGACATGATTGCATTTATTCATCGTCCCCGTCAGTGAAGGCGACTGTGAGGCCAGATTCCTCCTCAAGCTTGTCAAACGTCGCATTGAAGATGGTATCTGCCACCGCCGGTGGCATGGACCGGGTCTGTTCGTCCCTGTGCTGGAGCGCCCTCCAACAGAGGTACAACGAAGACCAGTTGAGAATCTTGTTCTCCAGCTGCTCTTCCGTGTCTTCTTCCGTTACCGACTCGCCATCCGTCCCACCGAACTGCGTTCCTAACCTGAGGCACTTGTGTCGTCGCCCGAGATTGACAATGTTCTGGGCAACTTCGATCCCCACAAATGACCCCTGTCCCCATTCTCCAGCGGCGAACGCGATCTTGCGATGTTGAGCGTCCGGGATGGTCAGTTCTAAGCGCTTGTTGTACGTCATCGCGCTTAGAGCGGCAGGGGGGATATTGAATGGGTGGTTGTCGCTTTGGGGTGCACTCCCGATCATCTATTGTCTGTGTTGCCTTACTGTATGTGGGTTGGCCGTTTCAATTTTCCCCTAGCTCGACCTTAACCCCGAGGGGGGCGTTATGGTGCACGACCCACCCCGTACCTGCGCTACTAGCGTGGGATTGGAGCAGCTGAATCACTTCCTTGTGCGGGCGTCTGTGGTGGGTGTAGCTCGTCGGGTCAACCTGCGACCACCTCGTTCCACAGCCACTATCGCGTTTTTTAATTGCGTTTAGTTCCTCTTCGGCCTTGTCCAGGCTCATGGCTTCCATTCCACCTCCTTCCCGAACCAGTTCACCCATTGGAGTGAGCTGCTTCCAATATAAAGACCATTGCTCGTCAATGTCGGACATATCGCGGGTTATCTTCTGTAGACATGCGAGCGCATAGAGAGTTTCTTCGTGCTTTTCCAGTGGGCGTTGTGTACTCGTGGGAGAGGATACAATTATCTGGATATACAACATAGTGATGGCACGCAGAAGAGGCGCAGCCTCACGCAGAAGCCGTTTGGCACGTAGAAGCCGTTTGGCACGTAGAAGCCGCTCGGCACGCAGAAGCCGTTTGGCACGCAGAAGCCGTTTGGCACGCAGACAAAAGATGACGACCCGAAGGAGAAAAGGTCGTCGTCATCAGAAGGGAGGCAAATCAAAAAGAGCGAAACCGGACGCCGAGACCCGCGCCCTTAGAAAGGCCTTCAGGACGTGTCGCTACGGCTCGAGGGCGGTTGACGCACCCAAGTATTGGCGCTGCATAACATGCGATGAACACGTAGAGGCGGGCGGGAACCCAGATATGGACGAACGGCCCACGCCTCGTAAGTAGAAGAGGGTGCACCAAGACCTCTAAGTCTCAACTACCTTGCTCGCAACACATTTCATGTTGCCAACTAGGGTGTCCATCTCCGCCAAATGATGAGAACGGAAGTCAAACGAACAAGTATGTTTCTCTGGCAAACGATGTTTCGGGCAAAATGTTCTCTCACATCGACATTTAATAGCCGTCAAACCAGTCTTTCGTTTGCACGGGCCGCACTTGGCGTCCATGTAGGCGCATCGACTAGAACGAGCGCTGATTCCTGTAGGGGCATTCGGTGGAGACGACATACGTATTGTTCCTATACATATGTAGGGATAATATTTAATCAATTTTACCTACGCTCATAACGTCCATTACTTGCCACCGTCGTCGCCGGGCGGCTTCGACGATATAATCGTGTTACCCAGCAGGCTCAGACCGTGATCACCATCCTTCTCCATCACCACGTTCTCGCCCTCGAACAACTCCCGACGAATGTCGGCAGTAGAAATTGCGTCGCCTCCCCCTCCTCCTCCCGACAAGGCAGTCTCCACAGTGCTTGCATTGGCCACACCCACCAAGTTCCCATCCGCATCAAGCCCTTGTGTAAGTTTGTTCCCACTAGCCTTCGCCTTTTCAATGTTGTCCTTAATCGCCTTTTCCCTCGCATCTCTGATACGCCCATCAAAGTCCTCCTTCGCCTTCGCCTCATTCTGTTGCTTCTCGCTCATTAGCTGATTAAGCTCAGCTTCCATGTATTCAACTCGACCGGTCTTGTACGCCTCAGGGTGCCAAGGCATCCACATGCCCACCGGTCCCACGAATATATCATGGTCAGGATCAGACTCACGCAGAAGCTTCGAACGCATCTCTGCTTCCTCTTGAGAGGGGAAAGACCCGCGCACCTTGATACCGCGGGTAGATGTCCGGAACTCATTTGCAGTCTCAAACGTAGACGTCAACTCCTCCTCCTTGCTGTCGAGAAAGGTCTTATAGTCGTCTCCAATGGTCGTCTCATTTAGCGTGCTGCTTTGATCTGCCACGAAGTCCTTCAGGTCTGCGGCCAGCTTGTCGAAGTCGACACTATACTTGTACGCGATAAAGTTGAGGAACTGGTTGTACTTCTCCATGGGCTTCGCGATCCCCCAGTGTTTCACGAACTCATTAAACAGGAAGACATCCCTATTCTTAAGGAGTTTCTCAGGCGAAACAAAAGAAATGCAGCAGAACTTCTGTCCGGCAATAGGCTTGTCCTCGGCGAGCAAATCGACATAGCGCGGATTGGGCGCACCGTCGCCCCCTTTAGGCAGGACGACTCCTTTAGGGGGATTCGTACCGCCACTCGACGTCCTCATCGCACTCATATGTATTAGTAATCTCCTCGAAAGGTTTAAGCCGCTTGCCCGCGATAATATTTTTTTCTTGCATCTAGTTATAATCGAATGCAGCTTGGCAATGTTTTGGATCTGAGTGAGCTTCTGCGGCGCGTGATCAAGTATCTGGTGGAAGGTCTTATGGTGGCTCTGGCGGCCTTCGCCATCCCCCAGAAGTCGCTGAAGCTGGATGAGATAGCTCTTATCGCGCTGACGGCGGCGGCGACCTTCAGTTTGATGGACACCTACATCCCGTCCATGGCGTCCACCGCGCGTTCGGGTGCTGGTTTCGGCATCGGCGCCAATCTGGTCGGCTTCCCTGCCTAAGAATATCAATCATGACTGCAGGCCAGACTGGAGCCCGTGGTGCTGCCAGCGGGGTGCGGGGCCAACGCTCACGCATATTCACGTAGTTATCATGTGACAATGTTATATAGTCCACATGATAAATAAAAGGTCTACTTACTTGCACATACCACCATACTGGGTCTTCAATTACGCATGGCCTCTGCTATACTTTAATGTTTACATAGTCGCCTACATCTAGCTAGGTGTGACGCATAATAATCTCATGTGTAAACAGCAAATGTCTAATGTCATTTCCATCGTATGGACGGTGCTCATACTTCTCGCATTGTCTCCATTGGCCGCGTTCCTCTCGTTTTCGTCCTCACGCTATTATTCCAGGCTCCCGACCGTCATGCTCCACCCGGACGACGAGCTGGAAGCGGCCGACATGAAACACATAGTCAGCTCGCGTGACGGGCAAACCACGAAGCTTTTTCATCTCGCTGATCGCGGTGGGGCTAGTGCCATTTTCAACGCAACGATGCCAGAGCACAGGGATACTACCCTCAGCCCGTCTGTAACGACGATAATGACGGCGATGGTGCTCTTTTTTAAGCTGCTATTTAATCGACGACGTCCTTACCAAACCGACCCTAACATGGGTCACATTGATACGCCGACATCCTATAGTCCATCGTTCCCTTCTGGACACGCACTCCAAGCTTACTTGCTCGCCCGAACCAAAGCCAAATACCATCCTGAGAAGGCCGACAAAATACTGGCGCTCGGCGAACGATGCGCTTTCCTTCGGGTAGACGGAGGCGTTCACTATCCGAGCGATTTGACCTTCGCAAGGAGGCTGGCCTATACCATCCCACATTGCTTGCTTTAGGTGTGTGGCGTCAGACGGTCGGAATAAACTCCCAGTTTAGGTCTTCACATATTTGCTTCCATATGGCGTCTTGCTCTATCCTTTTTCCCATATCCTTCAACATCGGGAAAAACGGTAGGAACTGGGTCTGCTCCAAGAGCTCACATAACTTATAGACGGTGTAGTAGTAGTTGAGGAAGTTCACCCGATTGTCCGGGATATATCTAGCATATGGTCCCTGGATATCCATGAATAGACTGCATAACGTCTCCTCGAGCTCTTGGCTCATGACGGGAGGCTTTATGCCGAGCTTATCCTTGATGAACGGTATGTGCTCATAGTACTTGTTGTAGCCGAGCTTTTTGAGTATTTCTTTCGCTTTCTTGTTGTTGAGTGTGGGCACTTCAATACGTTCCTTTTGGATTTGCCGACGTATATTGTCGAGCACCTCGTCTGGTATTTGCGTGGTCTCCTTAGCCTGGAATTGCGCTAGTATCTCGCGGAAGTGGTTGATCCTTTTGTAAGCGTAGAAGCATACTTCTTTGGGTGGCTCTTTGTAAGAGGGCTTCTCGTTTTCTATCAGAATTGGTATACTGCCTCCACACCAGTTGCACACAGACACACCCTCATGCTCTACACTTATCAACTCCCCCTTTCCACATTTCGGACACTGGTCGCTTGTGTACACGTAGTTACCCATGTCCAAAAAGTCCGTGTCCACGTTCGCCAGATACTTCTGAACCACGCTCGCTTCTGGACGTTCTCGCTGTTGGCCGCACGCGGGCTCCCCGCCGGCGCCATCGGCCATCTTGAAGAAAGACTTCACTGTCTTCGCTCCGGCACTAACCTCTTTTGGAGCGGTGTCTATTGCACCGATGCGTTTCTTTTCCTCGAAGTAGTCAAACACTAGCTCGGAATTGTCTAGAAAGTACTTCGTCTTTCGCTCCTTCAATGCTCCAATTTCTTTTGCGATGTCTCGTAGCCGATCACCACATTCCAGCACGATTATCGGGTCTGTATTGTCTAACACCCTTTGCTTCAGGACCTTTCTTTCGGCGCGGAGGATAACTAGTCGCGCGTCGTCTTCTTCGAAGGTCGCACAAATACTGGAGTGCTTACCGTCTAACGTCACGACACTCTTTGCATCCACCGTTATCTGCTTACTTGTCTTCGGTTTGAAGATCGGCATGCATACGGTTAGTGTGAAAGAGTTTTTAATTTCATGTGTGTCAACTTCTAGTTTTTTCTATCTTCTTATTGATGAATAATGGACATATCGATCGAACTCGGTGACCATAGTAGCATCAATGTGATAACTCTGCACAAAATGGCACTCGTGTACAATGCTGTACAGGATGGGTGGAACGTTAAGAAAAGAGGAGACAAGTACATATTCTCCAAGCCTCACCAGAATAAGAGGGAGGTGATGTGCGAGGGCTTTCTTAAGACGTTCTTACGCGACAGCGTCGACATCCGAAAGCTGATGCCCGATTATGTACCATGAATGGTGGCCAAGCGCTGATAACCGTTGTTAAGGAGTGTCTTATAAAGGTTTCTCCCACGATTTTTTTTCTTTAGCAATAGTATAACTATGGGTGGTGGACTTATGCAACTCGTCGCTTACGGCGCGCAGGACGTGTACCTGACCGGTAACCCGCAGATCACCTTCTGGAAGGTGACCTACCGTCGTCACACTAACTTCGCGATGGAGTCTATCGAGCAGACGTTCAATGGCCAGGCCGACTTCGGCCGGCGCGTTACGTGCACGATCAGCCGTAATGGTGATCTTGCGTACCGCACGTACCTGCAGGTTACCCTGCCCCAGATTGACCAGGCGATGGCGAACGCTTCGATAACCGGGCAGGATGGCGTGAACGGCGTGTTCGCGCGCTGGTTGGACTTCCCCGGCGAGCAGCTGATCTCCCAGGTGGAGGTCGAGATTGGCGGCCAGCGCATTGACCGCCAGTATGGTGACTGGATGCATATCTGGAACCAGCTGACCCTGTGCTGCAACGAGCGTGGCTACTACAAGATGGTGGGTAACACTACCCAGCTGACCTACATCACCGACCCGTCCTTCGCGGAGGTGGATGGCCCGTGCTCCAGCAGCGCGCCGACCCAGGTGTGCGCCCCGCGCCGCGCCCTGCCGGAGACGACCCTGTACGTCCCGCTCCAGTTCTGGTACTGCCGTAACCCCGGTCTGGCTCTGCCGCTGATCGCGCTCCAGTACCACGAGGTGAAGATCAACCTTGATCTGCGCCCGATTGACGAGTGCCTCTGGGCTGTGTCCAACTTGGACTGCAGCGGCAGCGCCTTCACCGCTACCAAGGTGTCGGCTGCGTACAACCAGTCCCTGGTGGCTGCGTCCCTGTACGTCGACTACGTGTTCTTGGATACTGATGAGCGTCGCCGGATGGCGCAGAACCCGCATGAGTACCTGATCGAGCAGCTGCAGTTCACCGGTGATGAGTCTGTCGGTTCGTCCTCGAACAAGATCAAGCTGAACTTCAACCATCCTTGCAAGGAGCTGATCTGGGTTGTGCAGCCTGACGCGAACGTCGACTACTGCTCGTCCCTCGAGTGCAACAACATCCTGTACGAGGTGCTGGGCGCGCAGCCGTTCAACTACACCGACGCCATCGATGCTCTGCCGAACGCGATCCACGCGTTCGCGGGTCCGGGCGCGGCGGGTGCGGGCGAGTTCATCGGCGATATCGCGGCTGGTGGTATGTTCGTGGACGCTGGTGCTGCCGACGCCTCCAACTCGACGGCCTGGGACGGCACCTACAGGGCGCCGAACTTCAACGGCCCGACCACCTCCACCGTGTCTGACGCGGGCACCTTCGTGCTGGCGGAGACCGCGCTGGACCTGCATTGCTGGGGCGAGAACCCGGTCGTGGTTGCCAAGCTGCAGCTCAACGGCCAGGACCGCTTCTCGGAGCGTGAGGGGACCTACTTCGACCTGGTGCAGCCCTACCAGCACCACACCCGGAACCCGGACACCGGTATCAACGTGTACTCGTTCGCGCTGCGCCCGGAGGAGCACCAGCCGTCTGGCTCGTGCAACTTCAGCCGCATCGACAACGCCACGCTCCAGCTGGTTCTGTCGAACGCGACCGTGTCTGGCACCAAGACCGCCAAGGTCCGCGTGTACGCCACCAACTACAACGTGCTGCGTGTGATGAGCGGTATGGGAGGCTTAGCGTATAGTAACTAGAAGAACACAACATTTCGAATATAGTTCGTCTTTTGAGCTTAAAGAGCTATCATCTTATAAGTGTATAACATGATGCAAGAAAGCGCTCCTGTCCCGACCATTAAACCAGGTAGGTACGTGCTTGTTTTTACTGTGAGCGCCGGACCGGCCGACGAGCGCAGGCGGACCCTCACCATTCATCCGCAAAACGACCCGACACGCCCGCATGCTGCTACCGTAATCCTATTGGATAAGGCGGACTATCTGGACTTGTTCCTCCTCCCCAAGAAGCTCAAGTATACGGACAGCAGTGAGTACCCCTTCTATCGAGAGAACGTACGGTCTATCACCATCATTGAGCACCTGTATGGATACGACCACGATAGTCATGTATTCCTTTTCAAAAATGGTAATAAGTACGATCTAACGAGAGGCAACGTGATGTGCCGCCCTATTATCTACCCGGACTTACTTGAGAAGCTCACAGTGATTGATTACGTACCCGGACATAGCAAAGCCATTGGTCAGCAAGCACATAAAATGAAAAACCCACTGTGGAGAACCCGAGAAGGCGAAGGCGAAGGCTTGGTGATGTATTGTGAGAAAGATACGCTGTGTAGGTTGTGCCCGGTATCCTATCAGAAAATACTTGACTACGAGAACGAGCACAATGGTGGGGAAAAGCTCACATTCTATAAGCAGTCCAATGGTTATATTTCAACCCACGCACTCAACGGTAGCTTATATATCCACCAAGTCATCACCGGATGCTATGGGAACGGCAAAGGGACGAAAACAATTAGTGTGGACCACATCGATCAGGATCCATTAAACAACACGTTTGACAACTTGCGAGTCGTATCTCAAGCGGTTCAAATGGGGAACTCTAAGGGTATCAAAGAAGGCACAAAAAGAGCGAGGAAGAAAGATGCCATCCCTCTTCCCGAAGGGATCACTGAAGACATGATCCCGAAATATGCGACTTACTACTTGGAACCGTATGGCACGGGTGGTAAGACAAGAAGCTTCTTTCGCGTAGAGAAACACCCGGCACTCGTGGGTCTTGGCAAACGGGATATTTGCACTTCTAAGTCAAACAAGGTCGCCGATCAAGACAAGCTTGCTCAAGCTGCGGAGATTGTAGAAGCTCTTGACGCGGGAACCTATGTAGAGAAGCAGTCACCTCTTCCCATGTATTTCTCAATGATCCATATGCGGGAGAAGCCACATCTTGTCTATGAACGCAGGCTAGAAGACGGAACGCGCCAAAACTTGAAGATGGTTCTGCCTGCAGAATATGACGTAGGCGAACAGTTAGAACGCATGCTGACGAAGCTCACGGCTAAATACGAAGATGTTTCCTTCGAGTAAGAAAGTTCATATTAGAAGTCTAATAATATGAACAATTATGACAAGATTAGTCTTAAGCACAGGAATATTTGTCGCCGCAACTATTGCGACCGGAGCATTCCCAGCTGATCTTACATGTGTCTGCTGCGCCTGCCCATACCCGCTTCGTCACAGCTTCCATCTAACATCGCTGCGAAGTTCCGGTAGATTGTACGGATTACAACAGTACGCGTCGCCCCCCCCGCCCCACCGTCCACCGTATTTACAGTGCTTAAAGCAACCGCGCTTGCCCTCCGGTGAGGTGAAAGAGCCAGTTGGGCAAAATCCGCCGCATTGAGCTGTACCCGCAGGCGTTAGCGGCTGTTCCGCCTTCTTTGCCCGCTGCTCATTCACCTCCTTCCATGTCATCGCCTCCCTCACAAACCCACTTCCAAAGTAGATCGCTAAAAGAACGACAATCGCGATTAACGCAAAATGAAAACCGTCGAGTTTCATTATACAATTACGCAAGATAAAAGCCAATCTACATCCTAATAGGCAGCCTGTTGTAAACTTCACCCACCAGCCATCCGCCCACAAACGCATCCAAGAACCCCAAGACCCCACACAACAGCTTTGAGAAAAGGCTCTCCTGACCGCAACCAATGTACAGCTTTGCCATTGCGCTAAAGAACGACAATCCGTAATTCTTGCCAGCGAACAAAGCTAGAAGTAACATGCAGCTTCCCCACACGATACCGAGAGTGACGCCAAGTCTAATAGGGTGCATCTCCATCTGGTATCTGGTGAGATAAAAACTGTCAACAGTCGGTCCTTCGCACCCATCATACCATATCCTCCTGGTTTATCTTACTTACCTCGTAGCATCTCTTCGATATCTTGCGCGTTCCTAGCCCTTCAATATCGTTCGTCAAGCATTTCACTATCTTAAACCATTTATCCTTCTCCCTGTCATGCCCGGTATCGAAGCACCGCGGATGCGCGGCCTCCCATATCTTTATCCCCTTCACCTGCGCATGGTTCACGTCTTGTATCAGCTTAGTCACCTCGCCACTTTCCTTACCCCATCCTTCTGCACCCTTCACATACATTGTCCCTCGTTTGACATCAGTACAATGAAGCGGACGCTTATACACGCCCAGCTCGTTTATCTGCTTCTCGATAATGTTGGCGATGCCGCTCGCTTTCCCATTCACGAGTGCGTAATCCACATCCTCCGTGTCGATTACCAAACCTCTCACGAAGTCCTGTATAGGTATCGCGTTCCCGCACCTCTCATTCAGAAACAAGTTGATGTTATTGTAATTGTTAACAACCCTAGGCTCCGCCACCGCGGTAAGCACGCCAGACTTAATCTGCTTCATCTCTCCTTTTAATAACTCGTTACACTCCTCCGCACTGTCCAACTTCCCCCTCAACAGCTCCAACACCTCCAGCACCTGTGTGTTGTTGACAGTGGGCGCAATCACAACGTTCTCTGCCTCTCCCCCGCCATGTAGGCAGGCTTTCTTGTGCCTCTTCAGATTACTGTTGCGTGTGAAGGTGGCGCCACAGTCACATGTATAGAGCTTGTGAGCAACCGGGAGCAATTTTGCAACCTTTGCAACTTTTGCAGTGAGGTTATTCACACCATCACACGCCTTTTTATGACGGTGTAGGCTCTGTTTGTGATTAAAAAGTCTACCACATGCGCATTCATGCTTACTCAGCGAAGCATTGGTAAGCATATTGTGTCTACCGGTTGACAAATGTTTGTCATAGCTACTCTTTCGTGACGTAACATAGTCACATACAACGCATGTGTATTTATGTGCGCAACTTTCTGCAACATCAATTGCTCCTAAATGCTCCATGTACAATAGAACAATATTTTATCCACCGAGTGGGCACATTTTTCATTATGGTAACAACCGTTGCGCGCAAAAACCGAAAACGAGACCATTATGCTCTAAAGTCATTTTTGAAAAAATCTGCGTTTCTATAAGTGGTCGGTCAAACAAAAGTTGGACATACTTTTCCATGTCCAACTTTATTATTTCTACCACCCTTTGAAAAGTGGTATTTTTGCACTTTTTGGATAAGCTCCCGGTTCGCTTACATCCATGGAAGGGAGGTGTCGGCGAGCTAGAGAGACACGTAGTGTGGTTCATCGTCGCCCGCGATACAGCATCCCATGCTGCAGTACTTGTCCCATACAGGTTTGTAACTGCCCGTTTTCCTGTCAAACGCGACACTGAACCCCGAGGGTCCGATCCCGCAGTGCTTGCAACAGTGACGTGTTAACTTGAACCTATTGAGTGCAGGGTCTTCACAAACCATAATATACTCTTAGAGGTTATTATGACTTCTCCATACTCATTTACAGCATCTTACCTATGATGTTCATCTGACTGACATGATATCTCTCATCTGACTGCATCGCGTATGCATGGCGGTACAAGGCTGTAGGTCCCAGTTTTCTCAGCCATTCCTCGTCTATTTCTAGGTCCCCAGTCCGTCTATTGGAGAGCTCTCCTAGATACCTAAGCATCTCATCATACGTGATCGTCATGTGCTCAGTGAGAAAATACATCGTATTCAAACCGAAGCCCACGGAAAAGGGCGTGCGACCACCACCCTCTAGCGCTCTATACTCTGTTATTTCATCGTCCGTATGCAAAGTGTACACATCGAGCCCTGCATACATGTAGACACCCGGACGCAGCTTTATAAGTACGGAGTTCCCTACTCGCACGTTACCGGAGCGCGTATCTCGGCGATCGTGTCCTACCCAGCATTTAGCGTATTCTGCGCACGTGGTAAGTTGGAACCAGCGCCCCCGTTTCTTGGCGTCACAGTAGTCTATATGGACGTAATGGGACTTCGACTCGGAGCGGATACGCAGAAGTTTACCGCCGAGAGCCGGTCGTATGAAGTCAAACTCATCATCCATCGTCTTATATTTAGCTCGATTAAAAGATCAGTATAGGTATAGAAATAATATCTCTATATCTACCATAATGGAGAACGGCAACGTAAACGACGACCCCTTCCAGGGTCTGGGCAAGGACGTAGGCAGTGAAGTAGGAGGTGACCTGGGTGCGCTGGCGGGGGAGGACGTCGCGGGCCCCGTTGGTGAGACTCTTGGACGTGAGATCGGCTCGGTAGCCGGCGGCTTCGCAGGCAACTGGGTGCAGGAGCACGTCTAGGTCATCCGAATATGAGCGTCCACGTTTTGCGTCCTACTACGTAGGAGATGCATACTTCTATAACACTGGTGATAACTCCTAGTGCTATATATTGATAATAGATATTGCGAAGATTGGCTGCTTTCGCGTTGCTGCATTTCTCCTCTGCGATGCATTGGTCGACTATGAACCTGATGCGCTCGGAGTAAGGGCCGATAGCAAAGACCGTGTAGCTGATGCTTACGGCCATTAATATGATGGCGAAAATGCCGGCCACGCGTGCATCCATTTCGAGTGATTTGACCCTAGTCATGTGGTAGAAGAGAAGTGCCGTGGTTATTGAGAAAAAACTCAAATTGAGCCAACCTGCCAACACCGACTCGGGGCCGTAGACACGCCCACTATATAGCAGATCGAGAGTGCCCTCCTTCGCCAATGAGGTAGAGTTTGCGGCCGCGACAGGTTTATGTTTTGGATGGGTGTCTGCTACCGCCGTCATGTGCGCCATGGATGAAATAAGGAGGGATAATTATATTGCCATTAGTTATAATCGATGGCTTCAGGTATGAGCGGTCTCTTCGCGTTGATGACTGGTGTGCTGGTCTTCATTCTGCTCTTGGCTGTACTGGGTTACTTGCCGTTCGCGAAGACGGCGCGCGCACCCAGCGTGGTGGTTATTCCACGGTCTGATCCCGAGGTCCGTTATGTGGGTGGCCCTCCGCTAGTGCTAGGGCCTCGTTTCATTGGTCCGCCTGGGCACCATCGTCCACGCCCACACCATGGGCCGCCGCACCCCGGCCCACCACCACCGGCGCCTCCTTCGCCACCTTCGCCACCTTCGCCACCTTCGCCACCTTCGCCACCTTCGCCACCTTCGCCACCTTCGCCTCCTCCGCCCCCCGCGCCCGGTCCGAAGCCGCCGGCACCTTCCCCGAAGCCGGCTGAAGGGAAGATGAAGGAAGGGTTCAGTCAGTACTAGATGGAGCGACTCTCTCACATGGGATAACAGTCGATCTCCGGATGCTGGTTCCCCGAAACATAGGGTTAAACGGTACAGCTTCGAATTGGATGCTAGACTTGCGAATAACAAAAAACGGTTTTCCACAGCCGTAAATCATGTCGTTGTCGTATAGGTATTGCACCCACTCGGCGGGCACACGATCACGCAACCGGCGCCCATTCTTCTTGAGGGTGCCGTGGTATAGAGCTCCTTTGTCGATATCAGCGGCGGTGACGGGAGCTGGCAGTCCGCAATGTGGGCAATGTACAACGATGTCCATGTACTAGTATGAATAGACAACTTTCTTCTGGATAGTGTCTTAAACTATTTAGAAATTGCTCACAGCGTTCTGTATACAGGAGATGCAGATATTCGTTAAGACCCTTACCGGCAAGACGATCACACTAGAAGTCGAGTCCAGTGACACTGTTGAGACCATAAAGCGAAAAATCCAGGACAAGGAGGGCATTCCTCCCGACCAGCAGCGACTTATCTTCGCAGGCAAGCAGCTGGAGGATGATCGTACTTTGGCTGATTACAATATCCAAAAAGAAAGCACTCTTCACCTTGTCCTTCGCCTCCGTTAAACTACTCCCCCCTGAACAGCTTCACCATATTTACAACCTCAGGTTGGTCATCTGACTTGTTAAACAGCAGATGTCCAACATCTCCGTCGCGCAAGCGAACGGTGTAGTCCCGGGTCGCTCCTGTCCGACCAACCCGCCCGATCGACTGGATAGCTTTATCTTGCGTGAGCCCCTTCAAATCCTTCCCCAGGAACGCGTGTCCGAATTGATAGTTGGTTCCATATATGTAGTCACTGCCAGCGATGAGTAGGAACAGCTTCTGTTCTTGCGCGAGCTGCTTCATTTTCTCAGTGTAGCGCGCCTCCATACCGTTGTCCAGCACGCCTACACCCATCAAGAGCAACAGTTTCCACACGTCGTCGGTTTCTCCAAGGCTCAAGATTTCCAACGTCTCCTTCTGACTGATGTTGCAGCAGAACGGTCGGTTTGCATCTTGGGGGGTAGTGCCTCGCGCGGTCCAGGTCTCGAGATGGGATTTGGTGTTGGGAATAAACATATCATGCAGTTGTGCACTTTGCAACATCGATCTTAACTGACGAATCATCCTAGCAGATTGTGAGGTGTCCTCCTTCTCCTTGGCCATCTGCCTCTCACCTTGTTGTGCTTCTTTGGTTTCGTCCGCTTGTTGTTTTTCCAGCTTGGCGATCTCGATCAATATCTTTTCGTTGTGGCTGATGCTTGCGTAGACGTCTGCGAGTGCGGCCCTCGGGATTTTGCTGTCTTGTAGGAGGAATCGCCCAACTTTTGTGACGTCCTTGGCTAGATAGATGGTAGGAGCGTTTGTCAAGGTATGTGCATCCACGGTGGTGAGCTGGGCAGTGTAAGGGCGATGCGAGCGGGATAGCTCACTTAGTCGCGGGCGCAGCTTGTCGAAGGCGACATGATCGACGTCGGCGAGCGTGTGCAGGTAGTGTTCCTTGATACTGCGTACGGAGAAGTCCCCTAGCCGTGCGAATGTATTGCTTATACTTCTCGGCTCGCGCAGCAGACCCATCGATGTGAGAAGTGTGATACATCGCACGCAGTCTTCGAGCGCCACGTATCTCAAGAGAGAGATGTTGCCCATCATGTGGCGAACGCCTGCGCGAAACTCGTCGTGCGTCTTCCACACCAGGTGCGGCAACACGTACTTACAGTCAGGGCTCAAAATACCCACGCTGCGGTCACAGTCTACACCTAAGATGTGATGGACTGCACCACCAAACCGATCCTGATAGTCACTTATTACAGGGTGCATATTTGCCTCCGAAGGTAAAGTGGCGGATGACAGCACAATGCTCGGTACGACATTCTTCGCCCACACATCGTGTATTGTTTCATGGAACGGATGCTCCTCCATATCCAGACTGATCGTAGGCTCGTCCCAGTAGAGAAGGAGTTTCTCGGGGTCATTGAAGGCCTTCATGTAGTATATGGCAGAGAGTGCGGACTTCAGATCGGAGATCATGAGCTCCACGTTGTCGCCAATCGCGTTGTCGACCTTCCGGATGCCGCCCGACCGCGTGTCCCGAATGCACTCTTTTGCGGCTGAGTAATGTAGCCGAATGTCTCCAGCACTCGAGCATCCGAAGGCAAATGCAATCTTCTTACCCATGGTGATGGCGGCCCTGGCTAGTGACAGTCCCACATGTCGCGCGGCACAGATAAAGATGATGCGATGCGTGCTGAGCAGACCGATCGGTGATATGGTTTTGCCAGTCCCGGTAGGCGCCCTGAGAGTAATGAGTTTGGGCCCGTCCCGAGCTGTCAATGTGAACAGCTCCTTCTGATGGTCATGAAGTTCCAACATACGCACACGTTCTGCGTAACTGTTGTCCAGCAAGAAGGCGCTTGCCGCCGTGAACGCTCGCTCCACATCAACCACTGCGTCCATTGCAGTCAGGAACCCGGCGACATGTGTAACCAGTATGGTGTTGAGCCTAGGCACTCCGCGTGCCAGTATGACATTGAGAGCGTAAATCGCACGATACCAAGGTCCCGTATTGGCACTACTATGGGATAATGCGCTAATCGCGTCAATGATGATGAACTCCACAATGGACTTGTCGCCATCGCCCAGCTGTTTCGTCGTGTTGTTAACGCGGATTATATCGGCCTTTTTAAGTGACGCAGCCAACTTGGCGTCGACGTGCGACGGCTGCCACCCGTTTAAGGCGAACGCCAACATGAGCTTTTCGCGCAAGAAGTGGCCGTATAGATGCTCATGTGCAGGCTGGCTCTCCTCGATTCGCGCATATGTGAGTAGCGAAGGGCATGTGGAAGCTTTAGCGTTTACGTCTCCGGCGCATCGCACAATCATGCCTAGGATTTTTCGCTCGGTATCGGGTAACGGCACTTCAATGCCATTCCACTCGTCGCGGCTCAGCTTCGATTGCTGGAGCAATGTCGATTGTTGGACCATACTCGTGTGTGTGTGTACCATAGTTAGCCAAAACACTTACAGATCAATTTTGACATAAATTGAACCCGACAAAGAAAAACACGCACTCTATACATACAAGTCTAGATGGCACAGCTCGCAGCCTTCAGTGGGGCGTTGTCTTGGGTGGCTCAAACACGCTCCATAATTGGTGCGGCTGCTGCTGCCGCGACGGCGGCCATAGGCTTCGGCGCATACATGTGGTACGCGCGCACCCCCTCGCCCGGCCGGCCTGCAATTGTGTCCATAGATGGGAATATTGGAGCGGGAAAGTCGACTTTTGTTGAGAAGCTCAAGACATACCTAGCGGACGACCCGCGATATGTCTTTATACAGGAGCCTGTACGGGAGTGGGAGGGTATCCAGAATGCTGATGGGCAGTCGATGATCGAGCTCTTCTACGCCGACAAAGAAAAGTACGCCTTCTCTTTCCAAATGATGGCATATATCTCGAGACTAGCCATCCTACGTGATGCGGTGCTGAAAGCCGAAAGGACCGGGGCCGAGTACATAATCTCAGAGAGATGTGTAGACACAGACAAACATGTGTTTGCGAAGATGCTCAACGATGACGGCCTGCTAGAGGACGTGCAGTATGCCATATACAACCGTTGGTACGACGTGTTTCTCAAGGAGCTTCCGGTGCACGCTCGTATATATATAGACGCGTGCGCGGCGACGTGTGGCGAGCGCATTGCGAAGAGAGGCCGTCCCGGTGAGAACATTCCCATCCCTTATCTAAAAAGATGCGGTGAGTATCATCACTCCTGGTTATCACAGAGCCGGAAGGCGGGAATCCCAGTACTCTATCTAGACGGAGAAGCGGATATCTACGACAAGGAAGCGACCTTTGCGTGTTGGCTCAAAGAGGTGAGCGGTTTTCTGGGAGACCCGAAACTAGTGAGAAAATTGACACAAAGGCACTCCGCGAACAAAAGATAGAGGCAATGGGTATCAGAAACGCTTTTGACGTGTTGATGCGGCGAGTGCCGGCGGTGGCTGCGAGATTATCTCCCCGTCCGATCATCAGACCGGTGGGCATCGCGGGCCGGACGACCAGTGAGCTGTCCCGTCCAGTCATCGGACAGGTGGGCACCGCGAGCTTGGCGACCAGTGAACTGTCGCGTGCGAAGACGACATATGTACTCATGTTTGACGGAGGGAGTAGAGGCAATCCTGGTGTATGCGGCGCAGGTGCTGTCATCTACATCGAGGGGATGGAAGCCTGGACAGCGAGCGAGTTAGTTTCAGCTTACAATACGAACAACTACGCGGAGTATTCGGCTTTGAACATAGGGCTCAAAGAGGCCGAGCGACTGGGAGTGACCGATCTGACAGTGTTCGGTGACTCACAGCTAATCGTAAATCAAATGACCGGGCGTGCGGTAACCAAGTCAAAGACCCTTCTACCGCTTTACCGAGAAGCCGTCGGCAGTGTGGGAGCCATTGGAAACGTAGACTTCCTCCATGTCAAGCGCCAGTTCAATAAGCGCGCCGACGAGTTGGCGAATCAAGCTATGGATGTTTATCTTCAATCATTGGGAGTCCATCACGCCTAGTGGGTTTGTACTTGAGTATGTCTAGTTCCTCCTGGGTGGTAGGGAAGTTATCACGTCCATATATGTCTTGGAGACACAGCCACTCAAACATACCGCCGGGGTATATCAAAACTGATGTGAAACCGAACGAGGTGAGCTGTTGATGCTTCGTATACACGCTATCATCGTTGCAGTTTGTTCCATACACAACAATGCGAGTGTTCGTGCCTCCCTTGGCCAAGCGGTTAATTATGTCCTCTTCACCCTTCGACGGAATGGTGCTGGGAAGAAGACACGACTGCAGATTATCAGGCATTGTGCTTATGATCATGGTGCCACGACTTACGCTCCCTGTGCAATACGTCTGCATGTCCTCAAATGATACTTTTGGAACGGAGATCCTGCCTCCCATTGAAAAGTATCATTCCTTTTTTCTAAGTGACCATCTAGACAAACTGAACCACGATTTCCACGTCCTCTCTGTGGATGCTCTTCGAAGCAAGAACTGATAGTTCTTCGCGACGTTTCCGCGTCTTAGTAGCTCCAGGTGCCGGCGCACCCGTCTGTCTTCGACGAGATGTGCTGTTCCGGGCCGTCATGTCTGCCTCGATCGCCGCATGGTTCCCCTGAATAAACCGGATCACTCCGTTTTCAATGGCCCACCAAAAGAAGTTCAGTTGACCAAGTGTGGTCTGAACGTGCTGCCCATCCTTATACGGGATCATTATTCTTTCATGGCGACAAAATGGATCAAAGCGTCTCTTAGAGTACGACCGAAGCCGCAGTTTGTAGTCGTCGTATACTTTGAACCGTACTCCTGCCGAGTTGGTAAGGACCGTATAGTGCATCTTTGCATAGTTAGTAGCGAACCAATCGACGGTACGCAACGAGACGCTAGAACTACCGTTTATGATCGCGAGCATGGTGTCTAGCTTCTCCATGTCGGCGTAGTACGTTAACAGTTTTTTCATAATGAGGCCGTTCTGTGTGCCATATGACATGGTTAAATCCTTAATGCTTGAATATTTAAGCTACACTGAGATCAATTACTATACGGCGGCGTGTGCTAGACGCTCGCAAATATTCCCACATCATAAGATATGTATGATTGTTGACATCGCCACCCTTCCCATATCCCGTAATGCTATTCTCGGTCTTCTCTCGCAATCACATCCATGCCCCACCATATCACCCGATCGTTTTCATTCCCTAGTCCTTCAGCTGCCGCCGAATCAGCGCATTTATGTAAGCAATGAAGATGGGAAAGAGATTGGTATCCTGTCTGTGCTCATCGAACAAAGACTGTCACACGGTGGCAATCAGGTGGCGCACATAACTGATTTGGAGGTTGACCCTAGTGCAGATGTGCAGCGAGTGGCGGGCGACCTTATTTCACACTGCCTCGAAGAAGCGCAAACAAGATTGTGCTGTCGGGTTGTGTCACCGATGAGAGAACAGTATAGAGAACTATTCAAGAACAGCGGTTTCACAGAAACGCAAGGTCTTCACGTTTTCACCATGTTTAATATAGGATCCCCGCGTCCATAATCGCTACCGTTTGACAATGATGGACTTCCCAAGCTTATATTTATCGGCAGACTGCCTTCTTCTTTTTAGGTTGCATTCGAGACACGCAATCACGGTGTTTTCGTCTGTGTGGCCCAGATCGTTGTCTAGCCGATCTAGGGTCCATTGATCCGGTTGCCGGACCTCGCGGTAAAGTATTGTGGTGCCTTTTTTGCAGTACCAACATTTCAGATTGCAGGCGATTAGTTTACCCGTACAAAGGTCTGGCGTTATTATGTCGGCGATACTGAATATTCCCTTCTTCTTATCCTGAGCCGCGTACCCTCTGTGCTTGCTCACGATCTCCTTCCTAACCAGCTCTATCCCCTTACATAGCGCTGGTTTATGTTGCGGCGCCGGCGTGGCCATGTAGATGTATCTTAGTGCTTCCAGTTCCGCGGCGGGGGACATCATTTCCGGAGGAACCGAAGTGAGCTCGTCTCTAACGGGCGTGTGCTCCGGGTTTTCCATACGTTTGACAGCATCCTTTGTTCTTTTGTTGCGCAGTACTATTTCTCGCGTGTGCGGCGCTACCATTCGTTATAGTTAAAATTGAATATTTGTTTAGATGGCCGTACGACTAATGTACATGACGCCTCTATCGGCATTGCGTGACGAGCTCGCGCGGATGCATGATGTTACACATCTCTTCGACGCCCCCCCACCGCTTCTTGATCCATCTGAACAAGTAGAACTAATGGAATGCGCCGCGATCCTCCTAGATGACAAAATACGGTCGGACCCACTTGCGTTTGCCCAGCCGAGGTTCCACGAGGGGCTATACGAAGAGGTGGCAAACGTATTGCTGGTTCAACTAGAAGGCACGCCGCTTGATGAGCTGGATTTACTCGAAGAGGAAGTGTATGCCGCTGTCGCGTGCGCGGCTAAGTTGGTGTTCACCGTGGTGGCGCCACGACGTTCGCATCGTCGCACTTTGATCCGGAAGCCCCCCAACGTGTCTGTTTTGCGCCGCAAGATAGAGCTTCTACGTTCCATACCACAGGAACCTCAGCGCACGCCCAAATGGCACGCTGACCGGTGGCAGCGGATGACGGCCGCGACCATGTATAAGTGTTTTGGCACTTTAGGTATGCGAAACCAAATTAGATACGATAAGTGCAAACCGATCGACGCGTCGAAGTTTGACCACGTGTCTACAGAGACCCCTATGCACCATGGGACTAAGTATGAACCCGTGTCTACTATGCTATATGAGCGAGAACACGATACGATTGTAGAGGAGTTCGGCTGCATACCCCATCAAACGTATGGATTCATCGGAGCGTCCCCCGACGGGATCAATGCAAAAGAGACGAGCTCTCGCTATGGACGAATGATTGAGATAAAGAACATTGTCAATCGCCCGATCACGGGCATTCCAAAGTTCGAATACTGGATTCAGATGCAAATCCAAATGGAGACGTGTGACTTAAACGAATGCGACTTTCTTGAGACGCGTTTCATCGAGTACGCATCGTATGGGGAGTTTCGCGAAGACGGGACTTTCACCCGCACTGGCAACGGGCAGCAAAAGGGGGCTATAATGTACTTTGTAGTCGACGGAAGGCCGTTCTATGCGTATTCCCCGCTTGATTTGGATCAAGAGGCTTTCGAAGAATGGGAAGGTAAGATGATGGAGACACATGCAGCGCACACATGGGTGAAGAACATTTACTGGAGGCTCGACCAATCGAGCTGTGTACTAGTGTTGAGGAATAAGCTTTGGTTCGAAGCGGCCTTGCCAGTCATAGAGGATACGTGGAATGATGTATTGAGAGGGCGCAAAGAAGGATACGATCAATATGCTCCACGCTCTGTCAAACGGCAGAAACAAATTGGTAAAGGCTCCGCGATGGACGTGGAGGGTGGTGCACCTGCCCCCGCGGTCAACGTTGTAAGTGTCGACACCAGCGCCGATGCTGCGATGAAGGACGCGTATCTTCAGTCGATCCTGGAAGAGCTTGAGAAGCACGCTGGATAAAGGATTTAAATCTGCGCCCTTTTCTTATGCATCGATGTCGATGGCAGATACAACCGGAGAGATGCGTGTCAAGAAACGCAATGGGGCGTATGAGGAGGTGGTATTTGATAAAATCCTCAAACGCGTTCGGACATTGGGTGCCGAGGCAAGCCTTGCTTTGAACTATACCCCATTGGCGATGAAGGTAATAGACCAGTTGCACGACGGCATTTCTACGAAGCAGATTGACGAGCTGACCGCGGAGCAGTGTGCATCGCTGGTGACGGTCCACCCCGACTATGGGACGCTGGCGTCTCGCGTTGTCGTGTCAAACCACCATAAAAACACGTTGTCATCTTTCGCAGACACTATAAGCAAGTTGTACAGCTTTACTGACGTGCACGGCACCCGGGCCCCTCTGGTCTCCGAGCATCTGCATATTATGGCACACAAGCACAAGTCGGAGATTGAGGATGCGATAGATTACGATCGGGACTACTTGATCGACTACTTCGGGTTCAAGACGTTGGAACGAGCCTATCTTATCCGATGCGATGGGGTCATGGTAGAGCGTCCACAGCACATGTGGATGCGGGTGGCGATCGGCATACATGGTGAAGATATTGCTGCTGCGTTGCAGACTTACGCGTTGATGTCGCAGAAATACTTCACACATGCTACGCCGACGTTGTTCAATGCCGGCACCGTGCGCCCGCAGCTAAGTTCGTGCTACTTGGTGGCTATGGAGAACGACAGCATAGACGGCATATACAACACGCTGAGAGAGTGTGCTCTAATTAGCAAGTGGGCGGGTGGTGTTGGTTTGCATATCCACAACGTCCGGGCGCTCGGAAGCCATATCCGCGGTACAAACGGGACCAGCAACGGTCTAGCGCCAATGTTGAAGGTCTTCAACGATACGGCCAGATATGTTGATCAGGGCGGTAACAAGCGCAATGGCTCTTTCGCCATCTACTTGGAGCCTTGGCACCGCGATATCGAGGCGTTTTTGGACTTGAAAAAGAACCATGGGGATGAAGAGCAACGGGCACGTGATTTGTTCTATGCCCTCTGGGTGCCGTCTCTCTTTATGGAGCGGGTGAAGTCAAACGGAAAGTGGACGCTTTTCTGCCCGGACGAGTACCCTGGCCTCGCCGACGTCCATAGTGATGCGTTTAGAGAGTTGTACGAGAAATACGAGCGAGAGGGTAGCGATGCGTGTCGAACAATCCAGGCTCGCGACCTGTGGATGAAAATCTTGGACAGCCAGATGGAAACAGGGACACCATACCTTGTGTTCAAGGACGCCGCCAATGCGAAGAGTAACCAGAAGAACCTAGGGACGATTAAGTCGAGCAATCTCTGTTCTGAGATTATCGAGTACTCGTCGAAAGACGAAACAGCGGTCTGCAATCTTGCCAGTATCGGTCTGAGCAGGTTCGTAAAAGACGACAAGACGTTTGATTACGAAAAGCTGCACGATGTGGTAGGTGTTGTAGCTGAGAACCTCAACAAGGTGATTGATGTTAACTATTATCCCACTCCTAAGACCCGGACGAGTAACCTTTTGCATCGCCCAATCGGGGTGGGTGTACAGGGATTGGCAGACGTGTTTATGCTCATGGATGTGCCTTACCACAGCAAAGAGGCGCTGGTGATAAACCGCACCATTTTCGACACTA